AAAGGACACGGTTTAGGTTTTATCATAGTTTTTACTCCAATCAATAGATAGTTATTTTATTCCAACATACTACTGAATACATTATTGTTATTACAAACTTCGTAAATTTTATCCCATTTACGAGCCTCATCCAGTTGTGGGCGCTCGTAGTCGTTATACATTTTTATCAATTCGTTTTGCGGGATTATTCGCTTACGACTTGAATTATTTTTCAAACATAACTCAATAGGGGCGTATATATAAATCATATAGTTTTCCGAGAACATATGACCAAACCAATTATATATTTCGTCCCTGTTGGAGATGGTCGGTGCGTTGGTGTCAATAATGATATCAACACTATCTCGAGAGGCTATTTCAATTGCACGATAAAACATCATCCACACGTCAAATTCGTGTTTGTGCATATTTTCATCGCCAAAAGTAGCATAATAAAAATTGTCAATATTAAGACAACGAAGATTATTTTTGTGAGCAAATTCTTTGGCAAAAGTGGTCTTACCTGAGCCACTAACGCCAGTCATCAAGTACAATTTACTCATCGCTGTTTCCGCCAATCCATACGCCCTTATCACTTTCCCAACTGTCATAAACCATTCCGTCGCTTCTAAAAATCAGATATCGACCTGTGGCATTTTGACAAGTGGTATCAAGACGAATAGAGAACTTACTGCCATTACGGGAACTGACAATATCTTTAAATTGACTAAGTTCAATCGTATTCTCATCAATCCATTCATTTATTTTTTCGTCTTCACCATAGTTGAGAGATTTAAAAGTAACTTGGTCAAAACCCATACGACAGAAGTTGTTTTTATTTAGAAAATTCAGTTCTTTGGTGAGAATAATTACCATACGAGAAATTGCACTGCCGTGATAGTTATTTATGCATTGCCAAGAAGAAAGGTATTCTCGTGCATTAGTGATAGAATAACTAACTACATCAACAAAATCGAGTTGTTCCATTCTCATTGAGAGGTTATGTGTCTGTATCTCTGTCCGTACTCCACACGATTTAGCGACCTCTGCAACTTTGCGTGCCCATCGCATATTCTGAGTAGGGTCGCATTCGCCCGTGATAATAACGGTGTCAATATTACAGGTTTTAATTGTTTGCTTTAGTGCGTTAAAATAATCTTGAGTAAGACCGTCTTTATAAATATCTTTAAAGTGATACTTATGCTTATGCCCACGAGCAACACAAAACGGACAATTATAAACACACTCTTGATGCGGAGCACAAACTTGAAGATTCATTGAGTATTTCTCCTTTTTAGTTTATGTTTCTATTATATTATACTATGTGCTGACTTTTCAACTAGACTATAACTCATATCAGGTTCTACGGATTCATAGTTCGTATTCGTCAAAACATCTCCGTAAGGACAAAAATCAGTATCGCGTGTAATAAACGGGGTGTGCCAACAGCCACAATCACAACGCTTGCTTTCGGGGTCCCGGTGTTTGCAATACTTACAGTAAACTACTTTCTCATACCCTAGTTGCACCGCCATACGCTTGAATTGGCTGCGGGTGGGACGGTCAACCTCTATTGTAGGCGCTGCATCGATAAGTTCAAGTACCTCTTCTTTACTAAGAAGCGTACAATTTCTACAATTTTGAAATGCGTCAACGCTTGTTTCCGGGATAGCTAATTTTAGGGCATCTGCGTCAGTGAGCCTCATTCTTCAATCACCTCAAGCCCATAAGCAACCGCTGCGTCATGTTCAATTCGACAGCCTCGAGCATTCTCCCAACCGGTGCAGAAATAAGCGGCATGACAGAGACTCATATTCTCTAGCGATTTTGCAAGAAAACAAAGCGGGATCTGAACAACGCCTCGCTCTGCCATCTTTTCGTGGCTGTACCACTCATCTGTAAAAAGTGTATTCACTACTTCATATCCACGTCGTTCCAGCTCAGCAATAGCACGATTTCGAGTTTCAATGATCTCTTTTTCCGTTTTTCCAGCCATAGGCTGTGACAGCATAGCTTTCTTTTTCATTTTTTCTTCTCCTTCATTTTCAAAATAGAAGACAACCGGATGTTCGTTTTCGACTACGTTTCCATAAACAAGTCCAACCTTGTATATGTAGTTGTCATGAAGCTTTTTTGGAATTTCTTGAATGTATCTTCGAAACGTTTCAAGGCTGTTAGCTCGTTTATAATGATTGCACATACGACATGACGGCATAAGGTTTGATATATCATCTGTCCCTGCGTCATCAATTCCCCACGCCCTCAATGGCATAAAATGGTCTACTTGCATATCTTTATAGGCCATTTTCCGCCCGCAGTATGCGCAGTGCCCTTCGTATTTCTTATATACATCTTCTCTAACCTTTTTACTTATTGGCACCTTCTATACCGCCATTCATTTTAAATTCGTCATGATACTTGCTAACAAACTCGTCAAAAACAAACGATCTACAGTCCAGGTTGCCATCATCGTCTCTACGGACATTTCCATAAGGGCACCCGTCGCATCCGCAAGGCATATCAAGATGACTTCCGCATAAGTCAGTCATAGCAAAATCAATTGCTTTCTTTATAAGGTCAAGTGTTGACATATTTTTCACCTTTCTTTAACAGCAGAAAATTGCTTTTCTGTCTGTCGAATAATTTTACCCCCGTAGGAATATCGACGCGTTAGCTTGAAAAACTCTTCAGGTGTCATCTCATCATTTTCGATGTCAATGTGATGCTGTCGGGCAAACTCTACCCGTCCTTTTTCACAACTTCCGGTGAGACGATTGTGCCACAAGGAAAAATCCGCCGCCGGACGCTTTACGCCAGGTTTAAACTCTTTACAGAAAGCTGCAATACGCTCCTCTGTCGACATACTGTTAAAGATCTTTTGAAGCAGTCCGTCCCGCGCCTTATGCAACGTGTCGCCGTATGCAAACTTGTTGCCCTGCTTACATACAAAGGTTGGGATAAGAGAGAAATCGGCATAAACAATAAAGCCCTTAGCAAAGTTCCCGATAATAGTTGTGAGTATTATCGGTACGCCCTCAATCATATCGACCGGATAACCGTTAAGGGATTTCAAACCTGAGTAGCTACTGTCGCCGTAGCCAGATCCGTCGCCGTAGCCATAGCCAGAGCCGTTGCCAAGGCCCGATCCTGACCCGTCTCTTCTGCTATTGCCATTACTGTATCCAGAGCGGTCAGCGTATCCGGAGCCCGACCCTTTGCCTAAGCCATATCCGGAATTGTTACCTAAGCCACAGCCCGACCCGTCCCCCAAACCAGAGCCGTCAAACTCCGTATGAAGGAATGCCTCCCTGGTCAGCACTTCCATTCGTGCACCGCCTTGATGCTCGCTTCAGCCTTCTCCGTGCAAGGGATAATTTCGATGGCATCAAGAATCGTAATCTCCTTCACCGGTGCCGGAAAATTGCAGTTGCCGGGCTTGCTTGTGCCATCAATAGCAAGCTGAGAAATGCTTGCTGCGCCTTCCCAATACCAAATCCGGCGGCAGTCAGTAAGCGAAACTTCCCGTTCCTCTCTAGCGGCAAGGGTTCCCGCAAACACGCCAGAACGGTCTCCGCGTACGATAACATACTTTCCAATATTTGTTTCTTTCATACTTTTATTACTCCTTTTATTCTGTTTACAAAGTATATTTAATAAGTGTCATGTCATATCCGCTACGGATAAATTCAATGGTTTTCGGGTGGTTTATACAATTCCCTAATTTTTGATATATGATTGCAACATCTTCTGGCGTAAATTCAGTTCCTAAAAAAGAATTTATCCCGTCAAGGTGATATTTATGGACCTCTTCGTTCTTTTTATCAGTTCGGTAATGTGTGCTCTTGTAAGCATCACGAGAAAGCCATTCAAGCACTTTTGCTTGAACATCTTCTTCAGAGTTACAGTTTAATAAACAGAAATAAGAATTAACTCGAGGGTTAACATCTGCAACAAATTCAAGAGAATGATTTATTACAGAATTGGGAAATGCTCTAAACAGCTTCTGAAGTACATCTGTTTCTACCATATGTGAAAACTCCATTATTCTTATATTAAACTGAGGAAGTGTAGTTGTTACATCTCCTCAGAAGTGATTTCCTTGTCGCCGTTCATCGGAACAATGCCAATAACAACTTCGTCCCAGAACCCGTCCTTGTACAGCGGCTTCTTGATAAAGTCTTCATGCTGTTTCATGTAAGCCGCCAACCCGATCTTAGCACCACGAAGGGTGGAGTACCCCTCATACAGAAACTGTCCAGACATCCAACCATTCTTTCCGATATAATGATAAAGTGTCATAGGACCTTCAGTGTTATAACGGGGGTTCGTGGATCTCATCGTATTCTGTACTTTAATGGCGTAGGTCGTCATCTGGAACAACTCCTTTATTTATTTTACACTCTTATTTTATAATAAGAGCTAACATAAATCAACTAATATCATACAGTAAGACCCTGTATGTATTTTCGAAGACTGTCGATGCTTCGTTCTTCTATCTTATCATCAATAATGTAATCACTGATTGCTCCCTTGTCATGAACTAATTCATCAACTCTCTGGTCAATGGTGTTATTGCTAATAAGATAATGAATAAAAACGGGCTTCTTTGAACCAATTCTGTGAATACGGTCTTCACATTGCTGACAATCTGCTGCCGTCCAGGGATTACTGACAAAGATTGCATGTGTTGCCCTGTTTAATGTAACACCCGTACCCATCTTACTAGTTGTACACAGCATAACCATGTGTTCATTGTCATTTTGAAATTTCTCAATGTTTTCATTTATGATAACATCTGGAACATCGCCTGTACAAAGTAGCGGTTTATACTGTTTAAGGTCTTCCTTTAGCGTATTCAAAGTATCTTTAAATGTACTGAATACAACAACTTTTTCGTCTCCGGACACAATCTGTTCTACGAGATCTTCTGCAACAGAAACTTTTTCAGATTTTATATTTTCTGTTGTAAGAACAGAGGGACATTCTGTAGCCTGTCGTAACCGAGCTACCATTGACAGAATATTGGCTGTAGACATATCTACTTTGTCTACCTGGTCAACAATTCCCGCCTGAATGTTAGAGTAGAATGTTTCCTGCGTAGGATTCATTTCTACAATCTGTGTAATTATTGTTTTTTCTGGAAGGTCAAGAAGATCTTTTGTTCTTCTTAATGAACACTCATTAAGTTGTTCCTTCAACGTATCAACATTTCTGTATCCTACAAAATCGTTATTGAAAAATCCCGTGTAGTTACAATAGTAATACTTAAAGTTACTAAAACTGCAATGTTCCTTGCCAATCCATTTCAAGGGAATATAGGCATCAAGAGGACTGTTAAGAAGTAACGTTCCCGTTAAAGCTACTCGATACTTTGCAGAAGTTAACTTTAGAAAATTCTTTGACTGGACAGCTGTAGGATTCTTACAACGATGAACTTCGTCAATGATGATAAGGTCAAACTTATTTGCGCCTTTATTGATTCCTTTTACAACATCTGCATCTCTTAAAGTTTCAATGTTGGTTACAACAAAGAATTCATCAATGGTTCTATTCAAGTCAGCAACTCTGTCATTAACACTTCCGATTGTGAATTTACCAGATTTTGTAATACGTTGCCCTAATATGTAACAACTTTCCTTGGTATGTTTTTCAATCTCTCTTTTCCAGTTGAATTTAAGGTTGTTAACACCACAAATGATAAGACAATGCTCAATCCCTTCACGCTTTTTCAGTTCAAGAGCTAAGTAAAGCATCTGTAACGTCTTGCCCAGGCCAGGTGCGTCCAGAAGTAGCCATTTATCGTGAGAGAGTCCAAATTTTATCCCATCAGCTTGATATGGAAACGGAGTTGTTTTAAACTCGCTAAGTTGAACATCTTTAACAGCGTGTTTCTTCTCGTCGGGCTTCAACTTTAACTCAATGTCGTCAAACACATTAACACTATTTATAATTGAAGCAAGGTCAGTAACAGGGACTTCCCATACCTTACTTTTCTTGTCATAGTTAGCTACAGTAACACTGTTTTTAAGTGCTTCTATAATGTCTTTGTTATAATCAAAGCTAACATACAAAGAAGAAGTGCCGGGAACCTTGCTATTTAATTTTTCTTCAATCGTTATCAAACAATTTATCTCCTTTTATAAGGGGTATATAAGAAAGGTAGCTGACAAAGGTAACCTGACCTTTCAAACAAGACAAAATGTCAGCTACCCCCGTTGCGTCGTCAAACATCAACTGATACGCCATTTATAGTCGTAATATTTCCGATGAAGGTTTCCTTTAGATTTAGTTTCTTCGAAATCAATTCTCCGAACACACTTATGAGACATCTTCTTGTGATAAGGGCTACCATAGTAATACTGCTTAAGATACTTTCTGTTGTAATAGTTATTCCACCAAACAGCAACAGACGGGGAATCACTAAGCAATCTTTTAAGTTTCTGCTGGTATACCTCTTCACGAAAACGACGGTATTCTGAAGTCCTATTCAAAAATATTACCCCTTTCTTTATTTTGGGACATGTTTTGCTATCCAACTTATACATCTGATACCAATAATAATCAGGCAGAGATAAGAAACAATTTCATTCTCCGCTATTGCCATCAGTATAATGAGAAGAAGGCTGGATAACATTTTAAACACCCCTTAAAAATAATGATATATCAATCTTCTGGGAGTAGAATTTTATCCGTGGCTAACATCGTTGTATAATCTTCGTTGAAATTATGATCTGTATCTTCTTTAGTACTAAAACTAATTTTTGCGCTTATTCTGAATGGAGTATCACAATAGTTACATGTATAACATTCTTCTGTGTCTATATCTGTTCCGTAAACTTCTAAAATCTTATGCGTGTCTCCAGACCTTTCAATATAGTTAGCCTTTCCAAAAAAAGCTGTAGGTAAATAGATTTCTTGTGCCAAATATTCTGCACCACAACGTGGGCAAGTTATAACTGTTCTTTTCATTCTATAGCTCCTGTTTTCTATACTAATATTCTATTATATATAGATGCTGAAATCAACTTGAAATTTCTTAATTTCAAAATATATAATTTAATACTATTATTTGTTAATTTTATATTGTTATTATTTGTCCTAACTTAGTTAAGAACAGGCTGTTAACTTAGTAAAGAACAAGCCGTTTACTTAGTTAAGAACTTATGTTTACTTTCTATACAACAAAATGAGGACATCTATTACAGATGCCCTCAAGTAGCGTGTGTATTTTAGTTATTCAATAACTCCGCCGTCAATAACTGACAGGTCAAGTGAGTCTTTTGAGAACCGAATTTTACTTTCTTCGGGAACTTTCCAACTCCCGTCGTTATCTAGTTGCGCCAACTTAAGGGTCTTTACAACACCTGAATGTTGTGCTGTGTATTCAAGGGCGTTGTCAATTACAAGGCCTGTGTAAAGATTATTGTCGTCTTGTCCCCACAGTTCGTGATATATAAGACCGTCGTCAGCTGTTGCTGAAACTAGCTCTATATGAGCATATACACTACCAGAGGTGTAGGTGGTTCCAAGCCCAATAGAACTTACAGGGTCTTCAATACTGAAGTAGTATCCAAACAGATTAAATTCCAGAGGTGCATCATCTGTTAGTACATCTACATCTGATATGACGAAACCTTCTAAATCAATCAGTCTGTTTGTAATACCAACAAGCGCCTGTTCTGACATCAGCTTAGCAAGAGGTTTACTCCCACCACGTCTTGTTGCTGGAAATACATTTATTTTACTTGAATTTATCGTTGCCATTTATTTCTCCTTAGCCCTCATCAGGGTTTGTCATTCTCATTTCCCATTCAATTATAGCATTTACACCAGGGACAATTCTTGACAACTGTTCTGCTGGAATTTCTAGTCTTGCCAAATCTCTTTTTCCTGTTTTATCCTCTGTGTCAGTCACTAGATATAGCATAAACACATCTGTGGAATCAACAGGAACAGCAGCGTATAACATATCGCTTGAGATGACCGCTGTAAAGTTAGCAACAAATCTTCCTTGATTGTCCACCTTCCAGCTTGCCCCTGTTAACGGAAGTCTGTTTATTGTTAGATAAGACAGGAAATCATCAGTAGTGCCCGGGACTATCTTTCTGACGTCAATGTACTTCGGAATATCACAATCTCCTCGATAGTTTCCACTCATTATTCTTGCAAAAGACTCAAACAAGGCAGGCAGTCCTTCATTGTGAGACTGGAAGGAGAATACTCGGTCCTTTATTTTTAACTTTACATTAACGTTTCCATTGTACCAAGTTTCAGTTAAATTTTTCACTTCGTTCTCCGATCTGGATCTTACAATCCGTAGGCTTGTAGTATATATCTTGCAAAATTACACTCTTCCCATACACCGTTTAACTGTAAGTAGTATTTTCCCTCACAGTATACTAGAGGAATCTGTGAGAGGCCTAGGTGTGCTTTTCGTTCAACTATTTTCTTACGAGAATTCCTTCTTGAACGAGGAATTGAAGGAAGAGTTCCCCTAAAATCAATTCTTCTAAATTCTAAGTTTCCATTCTCAGCATCTACTCCAGTTACAATAACAGGCTCGCCTCTACCGTTATCATCGTTTACTATTGCTACGGTATACAACTTTTCTGTGAGAGTGTTTATGTAATTTTCTGCATCTTCCAGTTTGGTATAGTACCCAGCAAATCTTGGGCTGTTGTAACTTGTTGTAGAAATGACTGGGGCAGTGTTCGCTGCACCTACACGGTATTTAGTTTCCGCATTTGACATTCCTTGAGGAGTTCCTCTTACTTCAGCGTTTAAGTTATCTGAAACAAAGATTAACTCTGCGGAATCTACATTATACAATACAATATCGGGAAGTTCGACATTCTTATCAAATTCTATGTAGTAATTTATACCGGCAGGTAGAATATAGCGAAAAATTTCTTCAAGTACTGTAATGTCAGGTCTTGTTGAAAATGAGTGTATTTTTACTACTAAGCTGTTGTTTTCTGGAAACTTTCCATTTGCTAATACACAAGGCATTTCTTCAGAAAAAGGTTTGCTGTATGGGGTTTTTAAGTAGTAAACTTCTAAATCAGAAGAAACGGAATACATTCTTAAGAATAAATATAATGTTTCCTTTATTGCCTTCAACGACCCTTTATTCTTTACTAGGATAGGAAAACATTCTAGGACTTTACGAAGTTTTTCGTCATCTATTTTCTTTTCGGTAAAGAAGCCTAATTTAGTTTGTAGTAGTTGTAATACACTAGTTCTACACTGTTGTGTGTCTATCAACTCTATAATTGAATCTGTATCGAATTTCATTCCGTTAAATACACAATCATATAAACGGGACAACAGCTGAAAGTCCCTTGACTCCTCAGTGTAGATCTGAGGAGTCATTTCTTGTACATTTATTATACTCATTATCTCTTACCTGCTATGTAGATTGAAGTTTTGTCGGAAGAGTCGAACTGACAGATTGTAAACTTGTTATAGATGTGATTCGTATTTAGGAAGGAAGCAGCTTCGAGAGGATTTGCAATCAACTCATCATCATCTACTTGATATGTGTAGTTGAATATGTTGTCTACATCGAATCTAGGAATCAATGTTAACATACGTTCAAAATACTCTTCGCTAATACTGTCAGGATGTGTATACAAGAACGGGTTTTGTAGCGTTATTGTAACTTCTTCTGTTGACATTGTTCTAGTAACGGTTAACTGATGATTACTCGTAATAGTATCGTCTGTAACTTCAAATGTTAAGTAATATGTACGTTGTCCCTTCAAATCAGTTTGTGTTGAGTTAAGGGAAGTGAGATTTTCTCCGTCAAACTGTATTGTCAACGAATCATTGTCAGGGAACTTATTTGTATTGCTGAACGGAATCAAATATCTTCCCTTAGGAAGAATGAACTGAATTGTAGCTGTTTTTCCGGAAGCTCCCGCAACCAATTTAATCTTAACATCGTCTTTTCCATATACAACAGTGTCTGTAGAAAGTTGTTTCTGGTAGACAAGCAGGTCCATATAACGTCTATTTCCTTCACTATCTACAATATAGGTAGGAAGTTTATCCGAGCTACCATCAGAATCAATAGACATTGAAGAGATAAGGGCTGTTTGATAATAGTTATTGGACTCTTTATCTGCGCCCGTTATTACGTAAGAAGAAAAGTCAGCAGCATTTGCTGTTTGGAATTCAATGGTCTGATTCGACAGAAGTACTCTTTCTGTGTCAGGACCAACCTTCAGATTTAACAATGACTGAGCATTCCAAGAGACAACATTCCCACTACTATTCTGGAGTTCCATCTGAGGCAGAAATACCCAAGCGTTATCTTCTGGGCTCTGGTACCCGATTGTAAATCCTTGTAATGTCAACGAAGTTGGGTCAGTTGTATTCTCTGCGTAAGTGTATGTAACAACGACAGTTGCGCCATTTGGAACAACACCCTGGTCAATTGTGCAGGTTTGAGCTCCTTGATTGAAAGTGTAGTTAGTAACTGTTACAGCACCTTCTCCCGTTGTCGTATAAACAACAGACACAATTCCTGTAACGCTTGTTTGAGCAAATGTTATTGTATTACTTGTTCCATCAACCCAGGAATTAACAGTTTTAGATGTTGTGTGTGGAGTTACATTTGATCCTGACTTTACGCCACCTCTATTGAACACTCGAGACCAAGATGCAAGATTGTCATTCACAAGCCTAAACTTTGTTCCTGCATTCAATGTGTATATCTTATTTTCTGTCAGCTCTACATATCCATTTGTTGGAATTTCTTTCCAGTAGTTGGCAAGAGCAGATGCGCCAGAGTTTAAGACAACAGAAGAATCAAGAACTTTAACTCTCCACATATTTATTTCTGTATTAGGCTCTACAACGTGTACTCTTGTTCCGGAACCCAGAATTGACATTTCACTTAGGTCAGCATTTGAATAGATAAAATATTCTCCGGCATCTAATAGCCTGTCGTGTGTCGTATCATTTCCGTGGTTTACGGGGAATTCATAATACTGTAAATCTTCAGTTGTCTCATTTAGTATCCAGTAACAATAACAACCATCAGAAGAGTTAATAGTAACTTCATTTATTTTCTTAATAACAACAGTTTTTGTACCCGACAAGATATTTGCAGCAGAATTTAAGTTGAGACCAACTGCGCTTGAAAGATCTGCTAGATATCCCATGTTGTCCGTACTAGTGTAATTATTCGGGCTTAAGTCTGTTTCTGACTGTAAGAAAGCTCCTCCAACAGACGTATTACTAGAAGTTAGTTCAAATGTGGGACAAACGATATGACCTTTACCATAACTAGCAAATCTGTAATAAGCATCTTTATTATCGCTGTCTTTCCAATATAGGAACAGATATTCATTCGGGAGTAGCTGATAGTTTGTATTAGCGTTTATTACTTTACTAGAAGCATTTGGTGTGTAGAACTCAAACTTAACATAATTTGAATAACTTGTTGCATCTATCAAGTTAGGTGAGTAGAACTGAATGCTTTCATTATCTCTGAGTGTATACTCATTTGAAGTGTTACTCACAGCTATGTCAACGTTAGTTCTGACATATTTAACATCGTTTACTTCATATTTGTCCTGTGCTTCATTGTTTGGACGGTTGCTGTTGTAAGTCTGGTCAAAACGATGTGTGTATTTATTTCCTGAAATAATTAACGGAGTTTTTCCAGCAAGTATAGACTTAGCATAGATTTCATCTTCAAACTGTGTCTTGTAAGAAATACGTGCTGTAATCTTGTCACCGGTTACAATATTTGATCCTTCAGTCGACCAATAAGTAATGACAACAGGAACTCCGGTAGATGACGGGGACGGTAAAGTAACAACTTTATTACTAAAGATTGATCCTGACAACTCGACTCTACTACGGGTGACACTCTCTATACGATTTACTGCGTGAGCTACAGTGAACTGTGTTTGATTTGCTGTTGCAATAAATGTCTCTTCATATTTGAAGTAGATACCATAATCTGTTAAATTAACATTTGTTGTATTTAGTTTCCAGTTTGGACTACTATAAACAAACGTAATAGGCTCGTAGTTTGTTTCGCCTGCTTTCCGCATAAACACTTGAGGGTCAGCAATAGGAACAGACTCGTTCGTAAACTGATATGATATATCAACTTTATCTTCCGGAGTATTGATTGCTACTTCAACAAATGGGTATCCCGTATCAACTAAATTCTTATCGTAATACACAGCATATGTAGTAAACTCTATATTTGCCATGTTTACATCTTTTATTCTTGCATCAGAAGCTTGAATAATTTCTTTTACTTTTTCTAGTGTTACTTCTGCACCAAAATCAAGTTCCTTTGAACTCAACTTATTATACAGGGCGGATTTTATTGTGCCCATCATGTCAGAAGCTTCAACAGAACTTAATGGGTACTGTGTTGTAATACGACAATCAATCGGAAACTTATTCTTGAAAAAGCAGAAGTGAGATGATACGCTAGTGGGCGATTCAAGATTTTTGAAATCGTGTTGCAAAGACTTGACATCTTGCAAGTAATCTTTAACAGTGTCTTGTTGATTGTTACTTAACATATTAAATGTTAAACTGTGCGCAGCAGCTGTTGTAACTGCAGGCATATACTGTAAAAGATATAACTTTAATGAAAAGGCATCAAAGTTTGGTGTTGAAGAAACTTCGTCAAATGTTCCTTTAACAAGATTGTATACTTTGCCAGAGTAAAGGTCATAGCAATAAGATGTTCCTATCTGCTCCGCTGTATATGCGTTGTAGTATATTGTTCCTACTTTTCCCGCATAAAATGTTGTTCCTGACAAATACCCAGGAATAGCATCTTTCTCAATAACATGAACAGATGATAGAATACTATCTTTAAGTGTAACTATGTTGTAAGTATTTTGTAAATCGTTTGTTCTGTCGCAAACAAAGCCGTTAGAAACAAGCTCAGAATTGAGCAGGTAATTCAGATAATCCCTTAATGTTACAAGGGTATCAAATGTTCCTATAGTTTTCTTGTAATGTTTGTATCCATCCTCAATGGTTTCTGGGTCTTTCCCGTCAACTGCACTGTAGATATTCATTACCTTTACTCTGTCTGCGTTGATTGTTACAGAGGTGTCTTCAACAGGGGCAAATGAATAATAGAAGTCAGTAAGTACATTTGCTGCAACGTTTCCCGCAAGGCCGTCTGTTCTGAGATATGTTATATTGACACCGTTTTTAAATAGTAGCTCTGCATCCTCAGGGAATTCTAGGTAGCAATATGCACCATCTGACGTTGTTCCGAAACGATAGATAGTCTGTCCCGGTTCTTCTACTAACAGATTATCCTTCTTTACCCACTCATTGTAATTGGTGTTGTCAGAATTTGTTATAAAGATTCCGTTCTCCGCTATCATGTTGGTGTCAAAATACAGTCTATTCTTTGTATCCAGATGTGAAACATTGATGTTTGTTTCGCCATTTATTGAATAAGTTGTAGCAACACCTTCCATAACAACTGCAGAAGAAATTGTTCCGTCAGTTAAAAGATGAACATCGCTAACGCTCCGGTCGATTTCTTGAGTGCCAGACGTTCCGATAATGGAATAAATGATTTCACGTTCACTGTCTGTCACCATAGTAAACTTAGGAATTGTATAAGACGGTACTTCTGTTGTATCTCCTATATACTTCATAGATATAATGGTGGAAGCAGAACGGTACCATTTCATGAAATAGCCTAACTGCGCAAACAGTTGTCGGGCATTGGACAACTGCGAAACAGTTTCTGGGAAACATTCAAGAATGTTGTTGTCGATGTTATAGTTTATCTTATCTGCTATTAAAGCATTCAGTTTAAGCAGAATAACCCCGGGGTCAGATTCATTTGACACCGAGGGGTCCCACTTATATGTTAATTTCTTAACTAGATCTAGTAACTCTACGTATACACTTTCAAAATCTTTGTTTGTGTAACTAAGAGGTCCTAATGGATTTTGTATACTCATCTACATTCTCCAATTCTACTGCTTAGATTTCTTCTGTGTCTGTCAGTTGTATTCTATATAAATCTAAAGTATAATCAGTTGCACTAACAGCTTTTATTTCAGCATACAACTTATCATCTTCAGCAATAATCGAAATGTCTTTTCTTTCAACAAGCAGTTGCGGCATATAAGTTTTAATTGCCGTGTATATTTCGTCAATAACTAAGTCTCTTAATACAAAATCATTCTGAGAATATATTGTTTGCATAAGTCTTGTTCCGTATCCAGGGTCGCCGAATAAAGAAGTAGCTTCCGTTGCAAGTAGGAGCTTTAGATTTGTTAATGTAGCTTGTTTATCTTTGTATAAGTTAACGCTTTCACTAGAAAACATATTAGGAAAAGCTAAAGAATATAATGCCATAAGTACACTCCTAATATACTATTGTTGTTTATTGATACAATGTTTTGCTATCCACATCGTTTCCAGGTTCCATTTACATTCAACCAGATAGTTACTCTCTTCCATGTTCCATTAACATTAAGCCAAGGCTGTACTCGTTTCCATGTTCCACTCACATTCAACCAGGTTCCGCCAACAGGCGTATATGTGTATGTTATCTGAATCGTGTCGATTGAACAAGCAAAGAAATAATGAGCATACCCGTCCAGTACGTAGTTTTCTATACGAAGGAACATATTGTTTCCGCCGGAGCCACTATTAAAATTGTTAATGGTGTGTTCCCGACCCCACTCCCACCAGTTGGCTCCTCCACCGGTGTTTCCCATGTCCATGTTTAATAGAGTAGTGCCATTTATTGTATAACCTCCGCCTGTCCACATACGTAGGTTTTGTCCGGACTGCCACTGAGTAGAACAGTACTGACAATATACGTGTAGAGAAGTTACAATACGGTTTGCAGGAATCCATATACTCAAGTCAGCAAACCAGTAATTACCTTGTCCGTTCCATTCCGTTGCAACACCATTTCGATACCCAACAAGGTATGCACTTTCTTGTCTTGAGGTAGGGTTGATAAAGTTTCTCATGTATCCGCCATTAGGCGCGCTTATTGTAAAAGTTGCAGTGTCTGTAGCCATGATAGCACCTCTTTAAGAATACTGAAAATACAATTTTCCGCTCGACCAACCAGAGGGCTCAGCTGTACCACAACTATTAGACAAATAATTGTTGTCTAAGAAGAATCCACCCTCCCCTGCATAGAAATACTTCGCGAACATTGACCCGTCAGTTCCCATACGAATTGATATTTCTGTCTTATTGTTTCCCGCATTGAAGTTTTCGTCTGTTGCGAAACTGAAATAATAGTCATTGCCAAGTGTTCCTACATCCCAGGTTCCTATATTACATTTACAAGATGTTACAGGCCAGAAACACTGAGCTGCAGCATCAAAACTTGCATTTCTTACAAGCGCCTGGTCACGTGCACCTATCCACGAAGAAGCTCCTCCACTTCTAACAACACCGTTCCCACCAGTTGATTCAAGTTGTAGCCGTTGTGCGTATACCCAAGATCCCGCTCTAACATCTCCTCTTGCAAACACGGCACCATTACGACAATCTATACCGGCAGCAACACCTGACCCACCGTATCCGTCAACAAATCCAATGCCAAACCAGGATTTAATAGCAATATTACAAACACCATTAGCCCCCATTGTCAGACCGTCGCCGTTTCCTTTATATATACCATTGCCAGATCCCCAAGCATCTCCTGAAGCCAGAAGAAGAGCACCGTCAGCATTGTACTGTGCAAATCCTAAGTTTGTGGGTGAGTTTACACCCACTCTTCCGAAGACAGTTAACTCTTTGTCAGTTGACGAAAGTCCGAAGAATGCAGCTCCAAGGCCATTGGACTTTAAATTAAGAGTTGCGGCAACACTTGTATTTGTTAAAGTACGTGTTTGCGTAGAAGATTGCGAAAAAGTGTCTATAGCAAATACTTCGATTAAGTAAGACGATGTTGTTGCAATGTTTCCGCCACCTTGAGGAGCTGATTTTACATTGTTCTCTACGTCTATATAACTGCTATAAGTTCCTCCAAAAACTTGCCAACGAGTTTTTATTAAAAGACCATTATTTCCATCGTATGAAGTGTGCGAAACTGATGGAATTACTGCATAGTAAGTTCCCGAAGATGATTCGTTACCTGAAGCGTCGCACCGTATTACAGAGAGGCTGTTAAATGATGGAGGGTAGTACGCTTTACCGACAATCGTTTTAGTGTACGTTGTGCTCAACCCTCGAGAGTCATATGCTGTTACAGTTACGATGTTGTTACCGGTAATTGCTTTTCCAAGATTGAATGTTCCTGATGTAATTACGCTAGTATTGAATGAGTTACAGCTTACTCTAACTTCTTTCAATTTTGATCCATAGTTACAGGTTATTTTACTTATATCTAGTGTAGCCTTTACCTCACTAAATCCCGCTACACAGTTTCCTGCTTTGACCTCATAACTGGCAGAAGCCCAGCCGTCAGTACATGTAGGAGCTCGGTTGTTAGTCGGGATGCTCAACGTGAACTCCGAAGAAGTTTCTCCCACTTTAGCACCGCTACTATTATAAGAATCTACATATATCTTGAACGATCCTGAAATAGTATTCGGTATGTTGCTTGCGAGAGGGTCCGAGGGGGCAGTATACCACATAGTCCCACCCGTAACTTTTTCGCCGATTAACTCCGCTCCGCCATGATGTACAAAGGAGTACCAAACATCATACTTGTAATCTGATCTGGACGGATTCCATACAATCTGAAACCGCTGGTCCATATACAGCGTTGTAGAAACACTGATAGAAGTTGCAGGAGTTTCAGGCTTAACTTCACTTACTGCGCATGAGATGTTTGTTGATCCTCTCATAAACGGATCTAGTGGGGAGCCGCTGTCTGTTGACAAGAATAAATAATATGTTCCAGAGGTAGTGATGTTGACATCTACACCTACTAAAATGTTGGATGTTCCAGAGTCACCATTGATATAAGTATAAGCAGATCCGCGCCATGTATAATTTGCAGGAGCAGTGTTGTTTGAAAAGGAGCCCGTAGGGTCATAAGAATAAATAACCGCATAGACATTTGTATTATCAAATGCACGTCTAGAAGAAATATTTCCTATGTTGAAGGTTAGTTTTTGTATTACATAACCAGCGGTTATTGAAACTGGCATTTGATACACAACACCTTGGTCATAATAACTGTCATTATTGTAACCCATAAGTGTTGGGTTTGTTGAAGCGTCGTACCAGGATGTTTGCTGTCTTGCTTTATAGAAAGATAATGAAACAGTACTCATAAGTCATATCCTTTTCGCATTAGATCAGAGATGTTTGATGATTAAGCCCGATGACGAATCAAATGTTATAACCCACTGTTCGTCTAGAGATAATTTGTTATTCACCGTAGCATTGTTTATATACAATTCTTGGTTAGAAATGTATGCTACCTCAGTAGAACCTTCCATGAAACTGTTCTTTGTAGGGGACATTTGTTGTTTAAAGTTACCTTTTCCAAGAGTCATTGTGCTATTCTGTACGTCGAACTGCATAAATGAATCTATGTTTTCTTTATAGGGCGTGAAGGTAACTGTATCTAGCTTTGCAGCCAACACACCGTCTATAGCAGTTAATGTTTGCTGGACATGTTGTATATTTTCTGCATTCTGGTGTGTACCGTCTAGCGCGTCATTTGCAGTATTCTGTGCATTGTCAGCAGAGGATTGGGCGTTGTCAGCAGCATCTTTTGCTTCTTGAGCTCTTAACCAACTTACTACACCAGCATCAAATGCAGCAGATCTCTCAACAGTTCCTGCAGTACAGCTATTGTCAGAAAAGATAATCATCTGGAAAGTATAGCACAATTTACTGACTGTACTGCTATTTACTACAGGAGCGGAATCTTGCCAAGTAAACGACACGGTTACTTCTTCCGTATCACCAACTTTATGTTTGTACTCACCTGTAGGAACAACAGAAGAGTCATTTTCATCATATACAACCGTAGGAGCTGAAACGAAAGTTACATTGTCAACAGTTAACATGTACCAACTCTTTAATGAGCTAGCATCGTTCAGATCTTTAATTGTAACTTCGGATAGTGCTAATGTTTTTGAAGACGATACAACTTTACAGATTATTACAACCTGACCTCTAACATCAGTCCTGGTTACTGTAACTTTATCCGACGTAGATGTAAGATATTGAATTAGGATTATACTTTCATTTGCAGGGGCTGTGTTAAATTTGATTGTATCTTTATCAACAACTGTAAATTCTGTAGTAGTAGTTCCGTTTATTGTAATTTCTACTTTGGGACTTGTCGTTGCATTTAAAATGTCAAGACCTAGATCAAATGTTGTTGATGTTCCATTTCCAGTAAACCGTTCTTTAGCAAACCAGTTTAACTGTCCAATTGTTGTAGCCCCATCTTTTACAACACCCGTAGCACTTACTGTTAACTGTTTAACCCCGAGGTAAACATCTGCGCTCAATGTTGTAGACGTAGCTTTAGCATTGAATAACGTTCCGTTATCTGCTTGTATTTCTACAGACAGAACGCTATCTCCATATACGCCGATGATTAGCGCATCTGTTACTGAACCAGACGTGTCGCCGTTTGTATAAGTTATTACAGAATAGTTCCACAAGTATCTGTTGGTGGCATCCATTGACGGAAGGTTTGTAGACCATCCTGTTGTCGGACGAGTTGTTGTAGTACTAAGCGCATAATACTCAACAATGCTAGTTATTCCAACACCGGCAGAACCCTGTTCGCCCTGTGTACCATAAGTGCCGATGATACACGGATCTGTATATGTTGATAAAGTGTTGCTATACTTAACTTCTTCATAATTCCAAAGATAAGGTTTTTCTGGACTTATTGTCTGAATATCTGTTGTCCAGCCTTCTGTTTGTCTTGTTACGTCTGTACTTAGGTTAGTTGCTAAGTAATAATTTATAACTGCTGTAATGCTCACACCGTCGGTTCCGTCTGTGCCGTCTTGACCATTCTGTGCTAGAATTACAGGAGTTGCCCATTCGTCTGGAGTAATTGTGTCTGTATTTTCTGCAGATGCTGCTGTTGCAGCTGTAACATATAACGGGTCTGTTCCAGAGGGGATTGTAGAACTCCATCCTGAAGGAACTGTGACAAGTTTCTTTGTCGTAAAGTTGTAAGTTAAGGTAGTAGTCCAGTCAATAGTTGCAGCAGCTGCGTCACGTTTGTACAAGTATACAATAGCAGTATTAACGCCATTAGTACCATCTGTACCGTCTTTACCATCTGTGCCATTTTGGCCCGGTGCGCCGTCTTCAACAAGTTTAATTATCTCACTCCACTCAGAAGGTTCGATAATATCTGTGCTACTTGTTCCAATAGCAGTAGCCTGTATCATGAAACAAGGATTACCATCAGATCCTGGAATGGTTTGCGACCATCCAGCCAATGTTCCAGACAAGACACCTGTTTCAAACGTGTATGTCAGATTTGTTGTAGGCTTTGTTATAGAGCTAGAATCTGCACCACGTTTGTATAGAAATACTGTTGCTGCACTAGAGCCAGACGTTCCTGGATCGCCAGGCTTACCATCTTGACCGTCTGTGCCGTTCTTTGCTAAAAGTATAGGGGCTGCCCACTCATCTTTTGTAATTGTATCCGTAAGTGTTATTGAACTAGCTGTAGCGGCTGTCATATAGATAGGGTCAGTTCCGTCCGGAATACTTTCATGCCAACCTGTTGGAACACTTTGTAATTTATTTGTTGTAAAACTATATGTGAGTGTTTGTGTCCAGTTTATTGTTGCTGCACTAGGTGAACGTTTGTAAAGATACACAATAGCTGTGTTTAGTCCATTTGTTCCGTCAGTGCCGTCAGTACCGTCCTTGCCGGGAGCACCGTCTTCAACTAATTTAACAATTGAACTCCACTCAGAAGGAAGTATTGTATCAGTAGCTTCAGAACTTACAGCTGTTGCTTGAATTGAAAAGCATGGATTTCCATCAGATGCTGGGATTGTTCTTGACCATCCTGCAAGATTTCCTGATATTTCTCCTGTAGCAAAAGTATACGTTAAATTGGCTGTAGGTTTGGTCAATCCCGTATCTGTAGCAGCTCTCTTATAAAGAAATATAGAAGCAGTATTCAGACCATTTGTGCCATCAGTTCCTGGTGCACCATCTTGACCATTCTGCCCATTTTGTGCAAGTATAACAGGTGTTGCCCACTCAGACGAGGGAATTGAATCGTTACTGGTGTTGGAAGACGCAGTAGCTGCTGTTACAAAAATCGGAGCTGTGCCAGACGGTATTTCTTCATACCAACCTTTAGGAACATTGGTTATTGACTTTGTGTCAAAGTTGTATATTAAATCGTTTGTCCAGTCAATAGTTGCGGATTCAGCTCTCTTGTAAAGATATACAACAGCAGAGTTTCTACCGTCAGTTCCGTCCTTACCGTCAATACCATTAGTACCATTTCGGCTTACTGAGTATGAGGCAGAGCTTGTATCGTCTGTATATTCAATGACTGTTCGTGTCCATAAGTATTGACCCGACCCCGTGGCATCAATTGTGTCCTTCCACCCTGTTTGTGGAATGTCAGTTCCACTATCCGAAACAACATATGAAATTGTTGTCTGTTTGATGCCTACACCATCAGCGCCCGGATTACCGTCAACACCATTTACGCCATTCTTACTTACAGAATAAGAAACAGAAGATGTGTTATTTGTATACTCAATGGTTGTTCTTGTCCACAGGAACTTACCTTGAGCAACTTCTGGGATGTCTTCCTGCCAACCTGATTGAGGAAACTGAACACCATTGTCGGAAACAGCATACTCGATGGTAGTTGTTTTAATTCCAATGCCTGCTTCGCCATCTTTACCGTCTGTACCATTTTTACCATCTGAAACTAGCTCGGTAATACTGCTCCACTCAGACGGAGAAATTGTATCCGTCTCGCCTGTGCCAATGGCTGTAGCCTGTATAACAAAACAAGGATTTCCGTTAGAGGCAGGAATTGATTGTTTCCAACTGCCAAGTTGCCCTGTTAACGCTCCCGTTGCGAATGTATATGTTAATGTTCCTGTAGGCTTTGTAATACTACTAGCAGATGCAGCTCGCTGGTAAAGAAAAACAGCAGCTGCACTTAATCCAGGAGCACCCTCCTCACCAGGTGCAGAATACATCGAGATTACTGTAGGAGTTGTTTCTTTACTGTCTCCTGTTGTATAGTGAATAATCTCATACTTCCACAAATACTTATTCTGTGCTGTAGGAGTAATAGGGATATCTCCCCAAACTGCCGAACCTTTGGCAGGAGGATTTTCAGGGTCATTGTTCAAGGCAAACTTGTCTTCTACGTCTTGAATACCTTTTCCCGTTTCTGCAAAGGTTGTTATGATATGAGGACTTGTTTTTATATATCCGGATATAGTATAATGTGTAACCTCTGCATTCCACAAGTATTTATTGCTTGCAGAAAGTTCAAGAGAACTCATATCCTGAGTCCAGCCAAGACCCGTCCACTCGGTTTCTACTTCAATGTCCGCTGTAGGAGATGTTGGAATGTTAGTATTGTTTGTTACAATATACCAATCTACCACAGGCTGGTCAATATAATCAGAGTTACCATCTTTAGCTAACACTGTCGGAGCGGACCAAGCATTCTTTTGAATCGTATAAGTTTCTCCATATCCGATAGCTGTTGCTTGTGTCACATAACAAGGATTACCATCTGTAGTAGGAATTGTTAATGACCAGCCGTCGGGAGCGGCAGGTTGAATAGCCCCGGTACTGAATGTATAGGTCACTGCAGTTGAAGGAGTTGCAGGAGAACTTCCGTAACGCTTGTACAAGAGAACTGTTTTGGAATTAAGACCACTGGTACTGAATAGGGTAGGAACTGACCATTCTGCCGGAGGAATAGTCGCTTGAGCTGTTATAGAGCTTGCAGTTGCCGCTGTAACGTATAAAGGCTCTGAACCAGAAGGAATTTCTTCACTCCAGCCTGCTGGGGCTGCGGTTAATTTTTTGTTGTCAAAATCATATGTAAGATTCTCCGTCCAATCAATTGCTGTAATCTCATTGGTGGAACGTTTATATAGATATACTATTGCTGAGTTTGTACTTACACGGGAAACACCAAATGCGCTATTTGTTTTACCATCTGAAAATCTAGTGTATGTCCATGACCATAAGTAAGGGTTAACGTCTGTTGTTTTAGGCGGATTAGGAAACCATATTCCGCTTTGTGTAATATCCGGAGGAGTTGTGCCATTACTACTTATAGCATATTTAACATAGGTTTCTTCAATTGTAGCACCTGAACCTGCAGAACCTTGTGCTCCTTGTATGCAGGTCATACTACGCATGATAGTTCCATCTTCATATGTGACAGTGGTTCTTTGCCACATAAACTTTCCTGGCCAATACTGTGGTGCTTGCTCTGACCAATTACTAAAACTGTCGTAGTGGTCTTGATAGTTAGAGAGCGAGTATTGAATTGAAATTGCTTTTACGTTGTTGGAATACTTGTCGTTTAGCTTTTTCAGAGAGTCAGGAGTGACTTCACCTATTAGCGTATTTTCAGATAGATTTGTATTTACATTTACTACAAGAGAGTCTGCTGTGATATCTGTTGACCCTTGAGGCATATGTTCACGATAAAGTAATCCAATTATGATTGGGAATGAAAGATCATCATTCTCAAAGTCAACAATAACAACATCGCCCTCTTGATAGTTAGGGCTACAACCGGGTAAGGTTTGGATTGTAGCTGTGTACAATTCATTTGTAGGGGTAGCTGTAGGGTCGGACTTTACTTTATTGTATACTGGTATCCGAACCTTCATGGAATACTTATCTAATTTCTTTTCAATAATTGCTTTCTGTAACATCTATGCTAGCCCTCTCTTTAAAATGTCCTTACTTTAATTGTGTTACTGTTAATAAAGAAGGTTCCCGTTCCTATTGAAACTTTTCCGTAGTAAGTGTTTATCTGTTGACATGCTGTGTCAGAACTTAACTGCCCTGCAAATCTTGTCAGATTTGAATCAAAGTAATACGGAGTGAAAGCAGGGCAGTATACATAATCTATTATTTTATTCTTATTTTGAAGTATTGTTGTAATACGTTGCGTATTTATAACTTTTACGCTCAACTAAATCACCTCTTAGTTGGAAGTGGTAAAGGTTAAGGTATTGTCACCTGTAACTCTTGTTAGCGAAAGAATTGTTCTGTAACCACTTGCATCTACAATATCTTGTTGCTTTGTTATTACATACAATCCGCTAGATACGTGACGTTGGCCATAGAATAAAGAGTTTATTCTAACATAGCTCATTAACATAGCAGGACGTAACAGCCCTTTAAGTGTTAACTTTGCTGTGACGGGAAACTGTGTCATCTGTGTCCACCAGGTTTTCTGTGCCTGCGTAGTTTTATGATATCTGCTGGAAGTTGTTGAGTTAGGTGAGTATTGCGTTGTAACATTTCCTGCGTTGTCTATGTTGTACACATAATCTTCTGTAGGAATCTGTTGAGAATATTTATATAGTAGGCTCCATGAATCATCATTTTCTATCTGAAAATTCATAACATAGTTGCTTGGTGTGTCTCCTACATATCCAGAATATCCAACATCTACTTCATATACATCAGAGCCACTTAACGATTCAGCAGAAGCATCTGCTGTAACTTTTACAACTCTAAAATATGGTCCATTGTATTCGTTTGTTATATCATCAACAATGGTTAGGTGATATGTAGACTTTCCTAAAGACGTAGTCTGGTCACCTGAGGGAGACATTTCCGATACAAGATAGTTTAGGTATGTTATTGGGCTCATTCCCTCTTTAGGTTCCAGATGTGTCTCTCTGTCGTCACCAGCTATAAGTCTTCTAGCAATCGTCTTATTCTTCATTCCAGTAAAGACTTGTCGTAAGCCATATTTTTCTGAGAACAAGATTTCAATTATCTTGTCACTAGGCTTACAAACAACTCCCGGGAAGTTATAAGAACGGGACGCTAATTGTAAAGCATTACTAGTACAGAACAGAGTATATGTTATTCTCGAAGAAGAAAAATCAATGTTTGAAGTCAGTTTAGTTATGATAGCTTCTTCTTCTCTGAATATGAATGATGGAGAACTGTAATCACCATAGCTTATTTTTATTTTACCATAGCCAACACTACTGAATATCTTGTCCAGTAAATTTGGGTCTTGACCAGGTTCAATCTGATAGACCATATTGATTGTATACTGATTTACTGTGCCGTTTACTTTTACTATATTGATGCTTTGCATATAGTTAGGATAATCAACCTTAACGGTATTTTCAGACTTTCTATATTTATATGTACCAAATGTGTAGTTTCCTATTTGTAAAGTGATAAACGGACTTTCAACAAACGTACCTACACTTAGTAGTCCTGTAGAACGCTGTGTCGAAATGTTTGTAGGAGTTTCATTTATTGTAACTCTTCTCACAACTTCTGCTTCGTCTACAGGTCCCGCACTTCTTAACCTACGTTGTGCTTCAACATACTCTGCATAAGAAGAGTATTTTTTATTTAAATCAGTGTCATTATCAAATTGTTGTTTACTTACAATGTTGGAGATTGTTTTCTTCCAGTTGTCAATAGTTCCGCTTATTGCGTTGCCTAACTTATTAACACCCTCATTGAAAGCATTTTCAAGTGACGAACTTGTTGACTCAGAATTTTCTGGTCCTATAACTCCTGTAGCTGCATCTCTGTAACGAAGAACAACTTGCCAAGAACATTCTCTGTAGTAATTTCTAGTTGCTATTCCAGTTGGAGTACATTCGACCATTCTGCCATTGCCAATAAACATTGCAGTATGTCCGTTAGCTCCTGCACCAGATGTGCCAGTAGCGTTCCAGACAAGGACGTCTCCGGCTCGCATTCCATTTCCATTATCAATGTTTACCATGGAACGAACATCAGTGAACCCATTCGCTACAAAACAACGTTTCATGTCGCCTGTATAAGAAGCGCCTGTTTGAACGCCTGCTTTGTTCCATGCAGAAATAATAAATGCGGAGCAGTCATATGAGGTGGGCCCCCATCTGTTTGTCATGCTATATGTGTAACCCTTGTTACACTGAGCAACTGCCCACTGGATTGCTTTGTCTGTTGCAGTTGGCTGACTTGTTCCATATAATGAATTTGTTGAAGATGTATATGGAGCAGTGTATCCGCTGTACTTATTGTAAAAAGCATAAGCATGAGCTCTTCGAGTGTCGTAATTATAAACAGCAGGACGTTCATATTGCTCAAGGACTAAGTCACAAGCAGCACGAACGTCCGTAGCTCTCTTTAATTGATTTCCCCAAGATGCATTGCTGAAAGCATTGTCAGCGAAGGTTAACTGTGTGTCAAGATTTCCAACTGAAGTACCACGTTGTTTTGCAAGCTCATAAAGGTCTCTTTTATATGTCCACCAAGTCCATTGAGCAAGTCCGTATCCTATAGAATCGTGAACAAATCTGTCTTTAGAGTATGCTCCACTATCTACCTGTTGAGTATAGTCAGCATCAGACCAACCGTATCCGTTTTGAACATTGTTTGCAATAAGTGCACTTTCTGCTTGGAAGTTGCCCATGATACCGGCGATGCCTTCTGAGCTGTATCCTTTAGACCGGAAGAATGACCATATCTGTTGTTCAACTGTTTGATTTGTTCTGTTTACAGCGTTAGCTCTTAGTCCGCCGCCCTCAATGTCTTGATATACTTGCATAGGCTAATCCTCACTGAAATTCAATACTCGACAGAATTGGAATATTTAATGTACTTCCTTCAACAGGCTTTTTAAATGGGTCCGATATGTTATTGAAATCACATATTGCCCAAAAGTATACAGGAGAGTTATAAAAAGCAAGAGATAGAGAGTCATATGTGTCATTCTTTTTTACAACATATGCTGTATATGGAGTTGTTTTGTCAAGGTGTCTTGTCGTTCCGTAGATATATTTTCCGTCTGACTTGTTATAGTAATAAGGAAATGAGCTATATCTAGAAACTCTTTTATAACTCTTATACGTTTTGTTAGTTAATTTATCCATAAACCGCTACCTCATCTCGGGTTAGAATAAGCAGAAAAGGGCTGTGCTGCTACGTACAGATTTCTTGCAAGAGATGTGTTTAGCCCTCTGGAGCTGCCCATTTGTGCAGCTATAAGGGCATCGTAGGGTTCTGTTTCAGTTACTCCAAATGCGACATCAACTAATGCATACTTACCATCGCTTAGAATTGGATAACGATAAGTAACACCTACAGAGCCTGTTATAACACCTTTTATAAACAAATCTTGACCCAGTCTTAAAGCAACCTGAGGAGGATTTACCATCTTCTTTGCTACTTCATATGTAGGAAGGGCGGCTGCTTGAATATACTTAATCAAAAGGTCTGTATAGTCGTCATTGCTGTTATTTTCAATCATCGCTGTGCTAACACCGTAGTTGATCTGCTTCATCATATCTCTGTGTAGATTGAATGATACCTGTAAGGTACGAGGACCTGAACTGGAATAAGAATAGATTGGGGCAGACCTTGCAAGGGGTGTAGACGAGTTGAAGTTAACATTCTGGGTATCAGTTACTGAGTCAGCGTAAGCTGGCAGCAAAATACATACACCCATTGTTCCTTTGTTATTTGGCACATGATATAGATACAGATAGTTGTCTGGCATGACATATCTACTATATCGATTATTATATGTTACAGCCATTACATGTATCCTTTCATTATTGCATTTTCGACATCTTTATCAACATATCCGGTGATGTCAATTTTTCTTGTGTGTTTACTTAAAAGATAGTCTCTATAAACAGCTCTTCGTAGATTATTATCCCAAACACCTGTTTGTGTCATTCTATTTCGTTGAGCAATCTTTATGTCGAGAGAACATTCATCTCTTGGAGTAATCACATTGTTGAGGAGATACTCAATCAGCCTGTTTGAAAATGGACGCTGCTCCTTATTACTAAATTGTAGTAAATCGAGTTCTGTCAGCATCATCTTGTCCAATTCCGGAGGAGAAATATCATTCTTTTCCTGCTTTACTTTATCGTCATACGACACGTCTAACACGGGTTCGAAGTTGTAAATTTCATTACAAGAAAGGGTTGTGTAATCTCCTTCAAGCACCATCAGGCTAGTCTCCACAGTAGACATAAACTGAATTAGAAGGTACAAGAATTTTTCATTACGTTGATGAACTTTTGCGTTCCTGTCTCCTTCATGATTCTTGACCTCTATAGTGAATGGACGTTTGAAAGAGCAAGACAACTCTTTGTGAACATTAACGTACTCATTACGAGAACAAAGGTCGCTGGTCAAGTCAAATGAAACTGAACCCGACCAAGCAGGGACAAGCTGATTATTTTCTTGATATATTGGTGCAATCATTACAGCAGAGCTAGAGTCAGCTGCGATTGTATATTTTCGGTTAAACTTTATCGGGACCATTGCCACTTTATATGACGAGTTATCACCTTGTACAACTCCTGTTGAGTCAATATAGTAATTAGAAATGTACTGTTTTCCCCAACAGTTATAAAACGGCATTAAGTCTATGTTAAAACAATCTCGAATAGTTCGTAGATAATTCCCCAATTGACGATGTGTTTTTACATCATAGTACAGGTTGTCTGATTTGAAACGCTCTGTAAACTTTGGATAATAATCTCCAAAAGAGTAGTGCTGTAATACTTGAACTTCCGCATCTTCAGAGAATCGCCCGCTCTTTGTACACTTAAATATGTTACATCTGTTTATGTAGATAAAGGGAGAAAGAATATAATCTCCCTCCCGTACTGTGTCACAAATCGGAAGAGGAGTATTACTGAGTAAGTTTTTTATCAGTTTACTCTCAATAGTGTTAGTATAGTACTCACTCATAATTATAATCTCCTAACTGTGTCAAGTATCTGCATCATGTAGGTTGCACTGTTGTCATTTGTTGGAATTGTGTTTTGAATCTGTTGTAAGAGGATCTTCATTCCTTCGGGGTCTAGTTGAAGTATTAAGTTACTGAGCTGGTCGAATGAAGATTTTTCTAGTTCTGCCAACTTTACTCTAATCGGATTTGATTGTGTTTCAAATAGCTCTTTGTAAATGTCATTGGCACCTGTATTTATCTGCTCGCTCATTCCTGTAATTGCTGTTGTTGCATTTGCAAGGTTTGTAGCGTTAGTTACCAAGTTATTTATTGTGCTACTTGCTCCTGTTGTATTGTAGTAAGCACTTGAGCTAAGTCCTTCTACAACAGGTGCTTCATATCCGAATGTAGACCCAGTAATGACAACATCATTATAACTCTGTTGTGCAGATCTGTAGCTACCGGTTAATCCTCCAACACCTCCGGAGTATGTAACTCCTCTAATACCTTGTGTATAGTCGGTTCCTCTCATTGTGAACGGATCCCAGTCAAATCCCATAAGAGATTTATTCTGGCCTGCCATCGTGTCAAACATATTACCGACAGCCGAACCTAATGCACTGGCAATATTAAACGGAAGAGTTAATATATTTCCTAAAGAGCCGAGGACACCCATTATGCCTCCGCCGCTCGTGTTGAAAGCAAAGCTAGTATTAGAAATATCACCAAGGGTTTCAGACAAGCTCGAAAGCATCGGTAGAGCACTGATAACCTTAGTAATCATACCAACTGTACTATTCTGTAATCCTACAGCACCCAACAGTTGATCTACAAACTGTGTGGCGTACCAGGTCATGTATTGGGCATCATTCTGTGCCATGTTCATTCCCCAGTTAAACATGAAGTTGTCTGCCATGGTTTGTACTCTTTCAGAGGCAGCAGTTCTTCCTACTACTGTTTGAAGTTGATTTTTCGTTTCATTTATCGACTGGTCATATGTAGTATTTGACCTGTATATAGCAGAAATATCGTTGTTTGTAAGGTTACTAACAGCTCTTAAATCTGTTAATGTTATTCCTAAAACATCAGACCACTGTGAACGTAATACCTGATTGTCTGTTGTATTTTCTGCAATTGTTCCTAAATAGTCAACCATCGAACGCATTAAATCATTAACATTGGAAGCATTCAATCCCTGAGTTAACAAATCAGAATATGACAGACCAGCATTCGTCGCTGACATATTCATTAAAACTGATAGTGGTTGATTGCCATTTAAGGTATTTATATTACCTGATGCAAGCGCGTTGATGCCGGATGCAATCGAGGCAACAGCCTGGTCTGATAATCCTACACTATACAAAGATGCAAGCCATTTTTGCACCGCGTATGTAAATGATGTAGCATTATTCTTATCCATGCTTGAGATGGAATCTGTTAAAGCAGCTAACACGCTGTCATACATCGTGTTAAGATAAGATGTATCTTCAAATTGGCTGTTTAAGAATTTTGTTAACTGAGCTTCTGAACCCAACTGTGACATTGTAAGGTCTGCTTGTTGAATTCGAATCATACGTTGCAAAGTATTGTCAAGAACATCAAAGGTTGTCACCATTTTGTCTGACAACGTAGCTAACATAGCTCTTTGTTCTATGTTGTAAGCAATGCCATTTTCAGTTAACTTTGCAACATTTTGTAGTAACTCTTTCTGAGAAACAAATCTACTTGCACCAATTGTATTCTGAACATCATCTGTTATTTGTTTAAAGAATCCTGTTTGAGCTTCTTCACTTTGTAACCGAGCATCAACTTTACCCATATACTGGTTCTGGAAGTTTGCTGCTTGAGTAAAGTTTTGTGACATTTTTTTGCTGATACCTGAAACAACATCAAGAATCTTACCAAAGGTAGAAAGTCCTTCTGCGGAACTTGCAGATGAGAACCCAGACTCTGCTAATGCTGATGCATTTCGGTTATCGTTGTCCTTTTGTTCTTGAGCAATACGTTTCCTGGCAGCAGCTCTTTCTTCTTCAGTACTAGCAGTGTCCTCAATAATTGCTTGGTTTTCACGAAGGATACGCTGATGGAGTTTCTGATTTTCTTTCTGTTTTTCTACAAACTTGTTAGCTCTTTGCTGTGCATTAGCAAAGCGTTCAGCTCTTGTTGCATTTTCCTCTGCGCCTTTTGCTATATGTTCGTCTATTCTTACTTGACGTGACTTTGCATTTTCAAGTAGTATTTGTGTATTAAGAGACTCTTGTCCTAAAAGTTTTAGTTTCTCATTTATTTCAATACGTTGGTTTTCATCTTCTACTTGGTCTCTTTGTAACCTTAACATGTACTCTTTTTGCTGTTGCTGTTTCTGTTGGTTCTGTAAGTATTCTATATTCTGTTTATTTATTGCAGCCTGTTGATTTAGCTCAAGGTTTGCCATCTGATAACGTTGACGAGCTCTAACAGCACGCTCTATTTCAAACTTCTGAGTATCAGTCAACGTTTTACCAATCTGTTCTTGTAGCTTTGCCTGTTCTGCCAACGCCTCGTTAATCACTTGTTGTGTCTTAGCTTCTGATGCAAAATCAGCAGCTTTTCGTTGATTGGAGGCTTCTACTTGAGCCATCAAATCGTCTACACTAAAGGCCATCTATTTACCACCTGCCGTTGCTAACGTTTATTCTTGCTTGCGGCTTCTCGTTTATGTTTCTCAATCAATTCTTGTTGCTGTTGTAAATCTTGAATAATCAGTTGTAACAGAATTTCTCTTTCTGTAGGTGTTATGTCTCGTGTGTCGTTATAAGAAGTGTGTGTATTCTTTGAAATCAGATAACGTTCATTTACGATGTCTCTAAATCTTACTGGGGCATATAACTTATTCTCCTTTTCAGATATCCAGAGAGGGTCGAAAAAACTCTCTGTCAGCTCGTAAGCTGACGTTATAATCAAGGCCGCATACATCGCACATACAATGAAGTGTGTTGTCTACACCAAATGAGCTGTTTGCTTTATCTGCGTATACAAGTATCGTATTAGTGTCCGCCATCGGAAGAGTCTTCACCCATTCAGTAATCTTTACGGGGTTTACGGGAGACCCATCAATACTCTTTATCAACTCTTGAATTGTAAACACCGTTGTGTAGTCAACTGTTTGTCCGCTCTTCTTCCGATACTCTTTTGCGTTATACTGAGCACTGTCTACCATACGAGGGGTCTGTAGATATATTTCAATCTTACTTTTCGTCATTGGAAGTTCAAACGAAAGGTACTTTGAAACCTCTTCTTGGGTGTATGCTTTCAATGGTAATTTTGTAAGGTCTATCGTATCTACATTACCACAGCCACAATAAGGGCAAGTTGTGCTTAGCTTATAGTTATTTCCATATGTAACTACACGAAGCATATACAACAAAAATCGGTAGTCCGCAAGACACATATCGCGACTTGAAATGTTACAAGGAGAAATAATACAGTCGTCGATAATCTCACAAATGTTCTTATATGGCATATCAGAAGGAGAGAGTCGTTTCATCTCCTCTTGTGTTGTCATAGAACGAAGTGTGATGTCTGGGCCTACCAGTTCACTATATATTTTACCTTCACTAGGAAGAGTAAAAGTCTGATGAATTGTGTAATCTTTTTGATTCATTTGACCATTCTCCATATAAAATAATATTTAGTTAAATAAATTATCTTATATATCAGTAATGTCAAATGTTATCTTAACAATCTATAACGTTATCTTGATATATAAAATAATAGGTAATCCACTAAGGAAATCATTTTCATGACTGTCCCTATTACTTTATACAATTTAATTAGATGTCCGCGTCCAACTTAGCGTGGTCATACTGAATTGTTGCAGAAACTTTACGAGCGGAGTTGCCATTGTCGCTGTCAAAGTCGTCTTCTGACAAACCACTAATCCAGCAACCATAAAGTGTCCAGCTTCTAACAACTTGATAATCAGGGCTATACTCAATAAGCGTACAATTCTTCTTGTAGTCTTGAACCAGGCCAACCTTTTCTGTAATTACATTGTAGGAAAGGTTCTGCCATGCCATCAAGTAGTCTTTTGTTCCAGCTCCGATATAGTCGTTTACAATCAGGCTTCCTTCTCCGAATGTCGGGACTCCTGCGTACTTCAGGAGGTTGTTGCCTCTACGAACCTGAATTACTTCTTGAGTGAAGTGAGGAACAGATGCTCTAGTAACTGACATACGAATAATCTCTTGACCCTTTTGCAGCTTCGTCATGTTACTGTCGTTACTGCTAGCAGGTTGAAGGTTGTCAAAATCAGAGATTAAAAACTCGAAGTTATTAGAACGAGCAATTTCGTATAGGTTCGGATTGTCTGCAAGATTGTAAGTACCGATAGCAAAATTGGAGCTAACATCAACTGTACTGGGATTGTATTTGATACTCATATTATTCTATCCTCCTTATCCCGTTACGCCACAGTCACGTCATCGTCGGTCATGTAAACCGTGATATCAAAGCTCTCAACAGCGTAAATCGGATAAATGCGAATCGATGCGCTAATCTTCGTCGGACTGTCGGAAGTATTACGGATAATTCTATATCCCGAAATTCCACTACCAGAAACCATCTGGTCAAGCAGCGGAGTCAGATAAGACTTAAAGTTTGTCCACAGTGTAGCGGTATTCTGCTCGTACAGAAGATTGATGCAAGCAGTGTAAATCTGCTTCTTAACATCACACGTAAGGTTACGAAGATTCAGATAAGACATTGCCTGAAGGCCTAATGTACCGTTCTGTCTGAGAGTTCGGTTACCCCAGATGCAATATCCGTAAGGCTTAATACGAGTGATGGCGTTAACATAAATTCCGTTAAGAGATGTGCTAGTACCAAAATTCTGATAGCCATCTGCAATAGCATTTGTCAACACTTCATTTGTATGTAGTTCTTTAAGTCCCGGAACAAGTCCTCTGCTAACACCCGCCACAACATTCCAGTTATAATTGGTTTGAAGTGATTGAGCAAGAGATGTCAGGTAAGCAAAAGAGCCCGGCAGACTTACTGCGGAATAGTTGTCGTTCGTGTAAACTGCTTGTGGATAAATCGCCCAAGGAGTAAACATTGCTCCGAATGCACCGTTAGTAAAGCTATTTGAGTAGGTATTATTCAATGCGTAAACAACAGAAGTTGTTGCTGATGCACTTAGTGCTCTTCCGGGATTATCCGTATGGTCAATGAGAGCAACAGCATCTCCACGAGTGGCACAGATACTTAGCATATCGATAACAATACTGTTAGTCTCGTACTCGAATACGGGGTATCCACCTGAGGTCAGATACTTGAAATCAAAGTCGCCTTTACTGATTAGGTTTGTTGTAGCAGCTGCGTACAGTGTTGACAGTTGAGCATAAAGGTCTTTTGCAGTTCCTGTAAATTTACCATTTTCATTGATCTGCTCATCTGTATTTATCTTACAATAGACAACCTGTAATCCCTGAGACAGCAGCTTGGCTGCATAAATCCAAGACGGATCAGGTTCATCTGCATCAAATAGATTACCTTCTGCGGGAACAGCGTTTGTTGCAAAACCTTTTGAGTCGCCAAACACATCATAAGCAGACGCTGCATTAAACAACACCGGGAAAGAACCGAAGGCGGTGTAGAACTCTGAAAGCGTGCTGCAGGCAACAGGAGCATACTGTTCAACGGTTTTTACAGAAGACAATCCAGGGATAAAAACAATGTCTGTATTAGAAAGGGCTTCAACCGATTGTGTTAAGTCCTTTTCAGAAATATTTATTCTGAGAGCCATTTATTGTCTCCTTAATCTATATTGATTGTTTCTTTAATAAAAGTTTTCTCGTCCGGGTTTCTTACGTACAACATATTTTCATCTTCAATTGTGAGGTTATTTGCTACACGAAGATCCCACAGATAAGCGTCGTCTATATTTACTGTAACAGATAATCTAGTAAACTGTCCGTTGAATAAACGAATAGAAGTATTAGATGTATCCATTACGTCCGAGTTAATTCGTATGTTGGCGTTATGTTTGAAATTTATGTCCCTATACGGAATGATAATACTTAGGGTGGGGTAGTTGATAATATTAAATACAAGATTTCTCATGTACATATCAGCTTCTTTTTGATACCGAGTATATACATCAAATTGATACTGAATGTTTATTGGGACCTGAGCTAACATAGAAGCTGTCTTTTCTCCTTGAACAACTTTTATGCCGTTATACGTTGTAGGCTTCTTGTTTGTATTTGATATTGTATACCCCTTAGGTCTGGTTACTGTAAGTATTGGAAGTTTTATAGGGCTGTCCTTAGTCTCATCTGCAACAACTTGAAAAAGGTCTCGAATTTCATCAACACCATATACGTGGAGGTTTGTTTTTTCTGTCCAATACTTTATCTTACTTAGTAAAGCATCGTCATACAGATATACGCTCATTTTCCCTCCTCGTTAAATGTTGGGTATTCAAACATTGAATCATTCTCCTGGTTCAGAAGATTGAAACTTGAATCGGAATAATCTTCAATTTCAGTCTTTACTAGTGTATCTTCATATTCCGGAGCTATTTCACAAGCTACAGAGGAAGGAAAAATCATAATGTTTGAAATCTTTATTACTCTAAACAATCTGCCTTCGCTGTTGTCAAGTCCTCCAGGAACAACAAATAAAGCTCCTTGTTGTAAATCCGGCAAGTCATATCTAACATGAATAATAGAGCTTGTATCTTGTAATTCAGATACCCAACCTAATTTCTTCAATGTTTGTTGCGATGGGTGGTCTTCAAAGATGCAATATTCCAACATAGGCTTCTGGTAATTACTTTCTATTTCAGCATATGTTGTATAGTGTTTATCTTTAGCAGGAGCTCTATAGATAACACGTATTCCAAGAAGTTTTGCCATTTCCTTGAAATACATACGATGTAGTGTTGTATTAGAATTAACTAATAACCCATAATTTTCATCATACGGGGTCATCTATAACACCTACCTTACTAAATTAAAATCTCTCCGTAAATAGTTAACGTCACTTAGAATTGGCGCCCGTTTTTCTCTTGGAGTCAGGAGACCGTTGACCTTCACCCGCAAGAATAAAATCATACACATATTTCAAAGCTGCGTAATGATTCTTCTTTGCTTTAAGAACCTGAAGGAACTGCTGTGCCTTTGCGCCACCTTTATCAGCAAGAATGTCCTGGCAAGCCTTTATCAGCTCTTCTTTAGAAGCTGCACCGTCAATTGCTTCCTTGTTATCAAGAAGAAGCTTATTGATGCTGTTTCCTTTTTCAGACAGGTTAACTTCTTGAGCTTCTGTAAGAGAATTAGTTTTTAAAGTCCCGTAAATTCTAGTTGATTTACCAGCTTCGTTCTTTGTCATATAGTTGTAATTAAATCTTTCGGTAATGAATGATTTATTCTCGTTAAGTGTACCTGTAAGGGTAAATGCTTTACGACCTCTGGTAATGTTCTTATTCTCGCCAATGAAACGTAACTTGTTATTCTTTGTTGCGGTTTTTGCTTCAAAGACAAACTTTGTAGGCTTCATCTTTCCAGAGTTGAACTTAATCAGGCCTTCAACAACTAATGTATTTCCTTGTGAAGAAACGTCGGTTGTTTTATATGAGCTAACGTTTTCATAAACTGCTTTAAGATAAGCTTCGCCTAACTCATCAAAAGAATCTGAATCAAAATCTTCAACATCGTAGTCAACTTCATCTTCAGGCCAAGGACTTTCCTCAGTTTCCTCAATCGTATCCGCTACTTCTGTTGGAACAGGAGCAAGAACTTCTGCTTCTTCTTCAGTATCCTTAACAGGTTCAGCTTCAATTGTAAGTTTTCCGTCATCATCAGCATCTAACGTAACCTTCTGGTCTTCAGTAGCGACTTCTACGGTTTCAAATTCTTCTGTGAGTTCTTCGTCAACATGTTCTTCAGGCACTTTTTCTTCTTCAGAAGAATCTTCCTTCTCATCTTCCTGTTCGTCTTCTTCGTCTTTTCCCTCTTCGAACGGGCTTACAATACCAATTACTTTAAAGCCCTCAGAAGTGTAACAGTAGGGGCATTCTTCACCAACATTGACAAGCTCTTCTACGTCGTCCTTAACAATATCCTCCAGCTTCTTGTATACCATGGAGTTACAAACAGGGCAGTGAAGAATTACTTTTCCAATATAAGTATCTTGTAATTCATCCTCAGTTTCCGCCTCTGGATCAATTACGTCTTGGGCGGGAGTACCAGGGTCTGCTAAAAGTTGCCCCATGTCGTCAATGGAGTCAGTATTATATAGCGAAAAGTCCTCTTCCGTAAGAAAGTCTAATTTCTTGAAAGCTTCGCTCAGATAATTCATTTATTAAATCTCCTCGTCTATTTATCCGAATAATTATCCGACGTCATCAATCAACCGCATTGTAGAAAAGGGCTGTGTTTGACGACAACGTTTGTCTTAACTCTTGTAGCTCGGAGGTTCCTTCAGCCAGAATGTCTCTACCGTCTTGCGTCCATATTGCATTTGACTGTGTATACCTGCTACGAACTCTTCCTGCTACAATCTTTGTTTTAGCTACAGCCATCCGTATCAAAACATCCGTCCAATAATCTGAAGTGATTTCAGACACATCTTGATAGATTGGTATATACTCTACAGTTATATTACTTGGAGCATTACTTGCAACATTTATATACAATTTTTGTGAGTCCCTGTCGTATATATATGCCAGATCCGTACTAGTCGTATTTCGCATCTGAAGAATCGTGTTATACGACATATAATTCAGCATATAATCTTGAAAGCCTCTCATGTTACCTGTTCCCGAGATTAACTGCCACTGTGCTGCTTGCATCGGATCTACAGCTTTTGTTAACGATGTACTAGCCTCTCCGTACCCTTCTGTACGATAAACTCTAAATACATTACTAACGTATATCTTCTGGTCGTTAGTTTGCTTTGGATCTGATAAGTCAATGCAACGACTAAAAGGAATGGTTACAATCTTTGTACTTGTTATGTAGCGTTGTAATTCTCGTAGAGAGCTAGTTATGATGCTATCTACAGTAGTTGGTGTCAATTCTAATTCAAGTAGTTGACCTGTGAGCATCAATGTGACTTCGTCACGAACTTGATCCTGTGTCATTGATTATACTCACCTCACATCTTAACATATACGCTTATAGGGGCAAGGTATAACACTTGCCCCTTTGATATGTCTATTTTAAGTATTGATGTCAGTTCCTTCTACTTGAATATGAACCTTATCTGTGTTGTCTTTATAGATGGATACATCGGGAGTTCCGGAAGTTGGCATCTGGCTATTCTGGAACATAATGTTCAAGCACTCAACTTCAACGCCGCTCACTAATTTCTTTCCCTCATATATAAACATATTTCAAATACCTCTTATAATTCTATTTTGTATTATCAGGGTTCTGCGGCAGCTGTCACAGTAAATGTAACATCAACAGAATCATTGTCATCTGAAACAGTGTAAATCCATGTGCCAGCCGTTGCACTGGCTGGTGCGGTTACAGTGATTTCATTACCACTGATGGTTTTACTTAACCCTACAGCCGTTGATCCTTCAGCTTTCTTAACACACTTTAGCTTCCCCGTCACATTACTTGCTGTAAGTTTAACAGGACTACCTCCGATTGTAATATTTGCTGTTGTAGGAGTAACTTCGAGAGCTCCGTTAGTGTCTATAGCCTTACTCCCGATTAAAATTTCAACTTTACCAGATTCCTTTGTGATAGTAATATCAGGATTCGATAAATCTAAATTTTCTTGTGCTCCTTGTTCTAAGATGAACTTTAAGGCGCCGTCTTTTTCATATATAAGCATTTAGGTTTCCCCTCTTTTCAGAAGAGCATCAATTTCATTGTTTGCTCTGTCAATTTTAGATTTTGAATTTTGATTTGCATCATCATAATACTTCTTTAAGGAATCAATTCGACGTTCGTATTCTGATTTTAGCTTATTTATTTTAGCATCTTGTTCTGCTTGTGAATTGTCTACGAACTGTTGCGCCCGTTTTCTTCTCTGTAAAATATCTTTCATGTTACGAACATCTTTTGTCATTTGCTGGTTATCAGCTATGCGTTCACGACGTTGATATTTCATACCATTCCAGTACTCGTCATTATTGACTTGGTGTTCTCTTTCATAATCAGGGGCAGGAGCAAAGTAGTCACCCTCAAACCGATTAGCGTTTTCACCGCGTTCTGGACGTTTTCTTGCGCGATCTGCATAATTTATTCTGTCAGAACGTCTATAAATATCTCCTGTTTTTGAATCTACTCTAGGTACTTCATCGTCTTTATTAAAGATATATACGTTATTAGTCGGAATGTCACGTCTTACTGATCCAATATTCTTTGTATACGTGTCTCTTCCCAAGTCGTATTTCTGTAATACTTCTTTCTCCTCAGGAGTTAGAGCTGCGTTACCTCTTACTTGTGTTTTTCTATAGATCTGTTTCAGAATGTCAGAATCGTGTTTGTCTTCAGCTGACATTTCTGCTTCATTTAGAGAGTTTAGTTTTTCTTCAATGGCACGTCTAAGAGATTCTTTTCTTAGTAGCTTGTTAATTCTGCTGGTTGCATCAGCTATACCCTGCTGACCTCTTTCAGACTCTTTCTGTCTCTGTTCATCAGCATATGCCATTGCATCATCGAATCTCTTACGAGCATCAGCAACATTTCTTGCATAATTCAAATTGACATTATCAAGGTCCTTCTGATTTTCTTTTCTAGATGCTAAGGCAGCTTTCATATCTCTTACTGGCTGAGACATCTGTTTATTTACTGCAACACGATCCTTTTCAACATCGGTTAAATCCGAATTACGTAGGCCGCTTCCTGCAAGTGTAGCAGCTTTGTTATACTTCTTATCCCAATGATCTTGACCAAATCTCCCGGTGTTATCATGAGTAAATGTAGTGTCTCCAAAATTGTCAACATCATCTACTCTTGCATACTTATCTACTTGACGGTATGGACGATCTTGAGCAGGCCCTTTTTCTTTACGCTTTCTAATAAAGTCAGCTATATTAGTTTCTGCTTTCTGTTGGACAAGGTCTCGTGCTAAGCTACGGGACTCTCTGTTTTTTCCATACCCTTTATCATAATCAACATCATTATCTTTGATATGAGTGATTTCTTTGCTGCCGTCCCACTTCGTAGTTCTTTGTGGGAGTGTTAGATTATATTTGTCTGCAATATCTAATTCTTGAGGTGTCCACTTAAGAGATCTTCGTCTGTCGTAACTAGCATCACTAGCTTTTGAAAGTATCTGACGAAGCAGTTCATTGTCTCGTCTGTCCTCGTCAGACATAGTAGCTTCATTGAGTGTATTCAAGATAGAAGTTATCTGATTAACTACGCTTTCTTGAAGGACGTTGAATTGGCTTAATTCAAATCCTTCGTTTAGAAATTTTAAACTCATGAATAACTTTCTCCATTTAATTTAATACGGTAGAAATTACTTTGTAATATTATATACAATATATCTTATAGATCCGCTGTTACATACCACGCCATTATGTAATAACGTTGACCTTTTGTTAGCCCTCCGTCATAATTCATTGTCACTTTTCCGTCACTATTCAGGTTTCCTAACGCAACAAATTTGAGTGTGTTAAGATGCCAGAACATTACTCTCACTTGACCTGTAACAGGTGAGGGACAACCCGTAATGACTTCGTCTACATCGCTTAAATCTTTTGATACTTCTATATATGCAAGTAAATGTACAAACATGCCCGCCTGTGCTGCATTGTTTCCTCCCCACGGGAAAGTACACGCCCCCGCGGCAGGCTGTAAGGGCACTTGTTTCCAAGGTGTAAATACTCTGTCATGAACAAATTGTGTTGTCGCAATTCTGGTCCCAGTATTCGTGCGGTCAGGCGTTGGGGCAGTAGGTTCCCCGGACAACTGTGCGTTTCCTTGATATCCTGTTGGTGTTATTGCGCCTACAAGCTGTCGAGAGGTGTTAAATTCACTTCGATTCTGATAGAAATTCCATAACGCATCATATTCATAGAAGTCAACAGTATTTTTCGACGGAGAAGACATATCAATTCCATGATAGTATACATCTGCATCACCTTCACCCCTAATCTTGTCTATGTGCGTAAAATCTGGGGATCCGCTAAGTACTATTGCTCCATTATCTGTAAGAGAAGCACATTTCGTAAAGGTAATCGTATCTCCAGTTTGTGAGAATTGAATACGTTGATTTCCGGCTTCCCATACTTTCCGAATAGTGTCAAACACAGAAATGTCACCAAACTGCCACGCATACACTCCTCCTCCACCTGTAAGCATCACTGTAACAGACCAACCGTCCGAAAGTGCTGCAAAATCTGTTTGAGAAAGTGTGTGTGTTACACTTTGTGAACACCATACTAGTAATGTTTTACCATTGTTTGCTTCAATAAATATGTTATCGCTTTGACCCCAGCCTACAAACGTAGTGTTTAATGCGGTGCCATTTAATTTTGCTTTAGTTACAACACCGTCAGCCATGTTATTCGTACCAACAGAACCCGCAGCAGACGAGATAGCCCCAACATCTGCCGCGCCAAGGCTTACTTCGCCGGTTTTCCCATTTACACTTGTGACAGGAGCAGACTGTAATGCAGTGTCCGCTTTTCCAAGGGACGCTTGAACTGCATCTGATAAATCAGTTTTCGGAATTCCAGCCGCGGGCTTTGAATAAGTTCCGGTGTTTTTTGTAAACCCTTTCGCAGCAACATCTTCTTCAAGTGTGGCTTTATCCTGTTTTCCACTTATATCTTGATGTTGAGTAAGAAAGCCAGAGTCATTCTGTAACTCGCTTGTCTTTGAAGGAATCGTGGGCTTATCACTTAAATCAGTATAACTTCCACTAAAATTTGATGTTCCTGCACCGATTGCAGCTCGAGCATCTGCAGCAGTAGTTGCCCCTGTTCCCCCAGAGTCAAGAGGAAGTGGAGTTGTTTTAAAGGCTGCCCTAATAAATGTTTCAATTTTTGACTTTATTTCTGACCAAAGAGTCTTCTTTGTTACTCCTGCACTTTTATCAAACTGTACAAGATAATCATTATCTTGTAATTCAGTTGTGATTGGGGCATACTGAATCTTATTTTCTTTATCAGACAAGTCTGTATAGACTACGGGGTCGTAATCTGAAGATCTTTTACCTAAATATTTCATTTAACTTTTCACTCCATATATAAGGCAGTACCAATAAGTTCCTCTAAACGAGATAGACCCTGTCGCATTAACCACTCCATTTTCAACATTTATGTATGAATTACTTTCTGTATCCGATTCGATGATCCACACATCTCGTCTGACACCACCAGCTGATGCAACAGGTGCCGCATTACTGAAATACCCGAACGATTTTTTAGAAGTAAAAAACAACTGCTGAATACTAGCAGGAATATCTTCCCGAACATTCCAGTAATTTGTACACAGGAGATATCCTGCCAGTATATTATCTGATTTAGGCAGTGTCCATGTTGTAGCTGAGGTATTGAACGTTACGGTTCCAGTAAGTATCTCCGTGAAGGGTGCTACATCTGCAACATTCAAGGAAAAGATCTCTTGTGGCATCTGATTCAATGTCATTGTAGAAGTTTTTCCGGACTTACTACGTATTGCATCAGCAACGGACGTTAATTTACTGTCGAATGCTGTTGAATCTATTGCTTTGTCAATTGCCATTAGTAGTTACCCCCCGTGTATACTGGTAAGCTATTTAGCATTGCTTGTTGTACTGCTGCGGGTGTTTGTACGGGTCCGATTATTATAACTCTGAATTCTCCTGCGGGAATATTCGTACCGGAAGGGGCTCGAAAAGCATATGTGGAGATGCTCATATCATAATACAACCCAACAGTAACACTGTAGTCAGTGGGGGAAACTTTTACGTCACCTAGTACCTGTTCCCCTGTTGACTTATAAATAGAAACTACTATCTTGTTCGAGCTGAACCCATGGTCAGCTGCAGGGATTGTCCAGGTAAAATAACCATAGTCGTCTCCAAAAGTTTCAGGATTCTCCGCAGAATATACAGTACAAGGAACCAACGTACCCGTAATTATTTCCCCCTTTGCATTATGTGCTGTTGTTCCTACTAGTAGTGTTTCAGGAGTTACTGTGTCAGACGTTAAATCTAACACAGTGTCACTCCCTAGAACCACTTTGTTTATTAGTTTTACAGGTGTCGGTTCAACCGGACCGCCAGACGAAATATTTGTTGCATTCTTCTGAAGAAATGTTAAAAAGTCCCCTGTGGCAGGTTCGTCAAGCTCAATTGTACGATATGCAGGATCCTCCCAAGAAGTTGAAAACGCTAATATGTCCTTCACAGACTCTACGTCGTACATCATCCCAGGAAAGGCACGCGGTAGTACAATTCCGATACAACGTTGCTCCCGGGTAACAAAGCCAATATCAAACCGAACATCATTCGCCGGCATAAGACCCGTTAACGTCTCATTGAAATACCACTTTTCAGACAAGCGTCATCACGCTCCGATCTTAACTGTTTGTCCTCCGGCTTCATTATCGGTGTAGGTAACAGGAATTGCATTAACTGTGACAGATGACAGGTAGTTGTAGTCAGGACTGTCGGGTGTAACCTCTTGAGCTTCAAATGTTGGGGTTACAGTTTTTGCTTGAGGCTTTGCGTCTTCTGTTCCTGACATTGTACCCGTTACACCAAGGATTGCAATACCGTCACGAATATTTTCAGGAATGATCTTTGCAGCTTCTGTCGGGTCAATCTGAGCCTTGCCAGAGCCATCGTGGAAGCCCATCGGAATTGTTACAGGCGTTGCCTTCTTTGTTATGTTAAGTGTCTTAGCGCCGTTGTTCGGCATCGTACCGGTAATTTTTGCACCGGCCTTGTAAGCTGTCTTTCCTAAAAGAATTTCAGCAGCAGTAGCAGTTGCGTCTTTTGTGTCAGCGTCAAATGTACTAGTACCTACAATAGGTGCGCCCGACTTATCGTGAGCCTTTATACCTTTTGCAAGTTTTTCAGGTGTAATATCGTCTTGCGTAAGGTCAAACTTTACCTCTTCGCCAACAATAAGTTTATTGACATATGTATTCGGCATATTAGTCTACTCCTAATATAAGTGTTTTTCCTCCAGCGTCATTTCCGACTTCATACTGGGGAATCTTTAATACAGTTATGTCATCTTTAGGAACTGTTCCCTTTGTTGGTAATTCGATGTCTTGATATAACTTAGGTGTTACTTCATATGGACCTTTGTAAGGTAACCCTGTACCGGTTACTAATGCAGCTTGAAACTCAAAATCTACTGGGTTTATTGGTGTTGCTTCAAACGATATCTTCGGCGTATTTATCTCAAAAGAGACAACAGGTCTCATATAATCTCCTTAGACAACGATACGTCAACATCTATTTTTTGAGTAGGAGTTTTAAACACATCGCCATTCTCAAACTTTATTCGAGCCTGAGCCTCTACAATTCTAGGAAGCGAAAACGTCTCTTCCTGTGTTACAGGGAAGAAAAACGTACCGTCCGAAAACGAAACTTCATCCGGATACATCCGTGTTGTGTCGTGCAATGTAAATTCAATCTTTTCAACATTTGAAACATCTAGTGGTTCATCGTTGAATTTAATTGTCATTGCAATACTATATTGGTCTCCCTGAGAAATTCTACCGGACATCGCATCACCTCCTTAATGTTATATTACTTCATCGTAAAGCAACACAGTTATTTCTTCTTGTCCCACTTCTTGTCATACCAAGAAGGAGCTTCATAATCAATTAGCCCTGATTTCAATAACGCGATTTCTGTTACTGTTTTTCCGCCGATACTGAATTGAACAAGAATGCCGTCATAGCCTTGTTCTCTAGCTATCTTATGATAAAATACTTGTAAATCATCCAGCCCTGTAGACATTCTATAGAAAGAGTCTTTGTATTTAATATATACAAAATTTCCGTCTTTAGTACGTTCACGAGCAATTACTTTTGTTCCAAGAATGTTATTAAGGTCATTTCCTAAATAAACACTGGTCACATCAGGCTGTTTTCCAAGGTCTATAAGATTGACTTTATCCAGATCTATTACAGAGGTTAACAGGGCTCCTTCGTCATCTGTACCGTCTTGCCAGTACGAGGTAGCTTCATCCTTGGAAACAGTCCACCACTCTGCTCTTCCGTCTCCTTCTACATTCGGCTGTAGACCTTTAATAACCCCTCTGTAAACTGGAATTTTTTCTTCACGTAGTAAAAATCTCATCCGGCGTTCTCCGAATCTGAAATTAGATTATCAAAATCAATCTGTCGTTTCATCGGCTTGTTCTGCTTTTGGAATCTGTACTCGTTACCCTTCTGGAACTGCGTCTTAGTTCTTGCCCACTTGTTGGCAACATTAAGTAAATCTTTATCTGCGCTAACTGAGATATCCGGCTTTTGTTCTTCGGGTTCCTCTTCAGGAGGCTGTAGTTGTAGCTGAACATCACCAGTATACTCACGTTGATATATCGCAGGGTATATTACATCTGCATACATGTTAGGATAATGTTGTTCCATGTATCTAATATAATTAAATATTACAGAAGCTACTTTAGTTAGCCAGCTATTATTTGACAAGACTAGCAGTATATGTTTGCAACCCCTGCCCTTGGTGTCATTGGGGTTTGTAATATTAGAAGGCCTAGTTTCCTTGTCTCCTACAATAATGTCATGCACGCTTAGATAATAGCCAAATCTATACTGAAAATCGGGACAACTGCATCTAACGTAAACATTCTCCCCGTTAAAGGAGCTTACAAGAGCTCTAATAACACACCTAAGGTTCAATACGTCATTGTTTGCTGCTAGTTGTTTGTGTATTTGGTCAAGTACTTCTCCAAAACTGATTCGAACAATATAATCGTTAGTTTCTCCTCTTACTTTTACGTCTACGTCAAGAATGTTATTCTGGAAAAACTTATTCATATCAATGGAATTCATTTCTCTTACAGAATTAGCAACCCTGCTGTGTAGACGTCTTTCATAACGATTCTTTCCACGAAACTGATTTTCAGGAGCATAATTATCTGCGTGTTTTGAGTTTGAAATCAGCTCTTGTCTCTTATCTTCTAAAAGTTTGTTCACAGAATAATTATACCTCCTTCTTTAATTATTTTCTAGCTACAATTAGTTTTCCTTTTACTTCAACATTATCTTGACCAAACACTTCGCCAATCTCTTCAGCGTAGTCTTCGAGCTTCATAAATGTTTGATACTTATCTCCGCCAGTAGGTCTTCCTTGACCGGTACCTGCACCCGCACCAGAACCAACATACACATCAAAATAAGCAGTTCCGCCGGGCTTCAAGATTGAGTAAATATTTGCTATAATTTCATTTACTCTAATGTCTTTTTCTTTTACAACATTCAGAACATTGGCGCAAGTTGCTGTGTCAGTGTGCCCGCCGACTTCGTCGAGTTTATCAAGCGAAGCACTCTGCTCTTCAGCAGTTTGATTGTACTTATCAAACCCAATATAGTCTACGCCCTTTTCAGCTAAGAAATTAGCAATCTGCGCCTGAGTTGTTGCTTCTCCACAACCATAATCAAAATTAACAGTTCCGGGCTTCCAGTTACGAACATTCTTAAACAGTGCAGGGACTCTTCCCATGCCTTTATTTGCTACTCCATTACCATGAGCAGTTGACTTGGAAGTAAACTCCTGTTCCTTGTCATAAGAAAATCTGCCTTCTTCTAGCGCCTTTAGCTTGTCGAAGGCTTCACTAATAATATAGTTCATTTCTTACCTCACACGATAACAATCAAGAATTATAAAATAGTCTACGTAGCTGTGCCTTAACAAGGGCAGTAACAAGCTGGTCAGCAACTGAAAATTGGTCATTATAATCTGCTGTGTCATAATCTTCTTTGGCCCACTTTGCGTCATATTCACGCACCAGCGTCTGAATGTCTTCAGGGTCAACATAAAGTCCGGGGCTGTCAAGGAATTCCGAAACCTGGTCTTCATAAAAGTCTTCAAGAATGCTGTAAACCTTATTACGAGCTTGTCTGTAATCCTTTTCCTGCTCCTCGGCTTCATTCAGCTTACGAAAAGATTCGTTCAGTAATGCTTTATTCATATTATTTACTCCTCAAATAGATTTATAAACTTCCCTGTGTATATGTATGATTCTAATGATAACTTAGAAGATATACATTTATTTAGAGCATCTTTCAACTTTGAAAGGTAGCCTTTATCTCTTAACGTCTTGAAAATTTCATTTCCTTTACCATATTCGCCTTCAATAGCAATTGAATTTTTTCGCATAAGATAAAGTTTATCTAATACACTAGCAAGGTCTTCATAAACTCCCGTGCTAACTGCATAATCAATTTTTTCTTGCCAGGAGGCAACAGCTTCCGTAACATCGTTTTTAGGCACATCTGTAATCTTATGAGGTTCCTTTAACCAACGATTTTCGCAAACAGAATATATTCCGTTTGACACAACTGTTGACTTCAAATCTTCAACATACAGCTCAACAGGAATACCTTTTATGCTAATACTGTATTCTTTGTTAAATGCAGTTTTCTTCATGTTGAACAAAATCTTCAAAAAGTCTTCGGGAATGTCTTCCATCAAATCTGTGTTTACAATCAAGTGAATATCTAAATCAGAATGCTCTGTATAGTTATAAGAAGCATTACTTCCGACAATAACTATATCCGATATATGAACAGGAATTTCCAGATATTCTTCAAAATTTGAAACAATCTCAATTACTTTCTCTCTTACCGCCGGAATAAGCACATTATCTTTCCATAGTTTCGGATTTAATACATCGTGTACTTGAAATTCTTCTATCAAATTTCTCATCACATTTCTCCAAATAAATCTAGTTGTTCTTCACTTGGAATAGAATAATTCAAAGTAACTTGATTTGGTATAAAAAATAGATTTTTCTCGGGATCATAATCTAGCTTAGAAGAACCCATTGTATCTCTCCAAACATCAAGAGAGATTGATTGAATAATTCCGTTATTGATTAAATACTCTCTACATCTTTTATTTATTTCTCTAGTAATATCCGTGTGCAGCTTGTCGGGAATAACTGCCAGATTGTACTGACTATTATCCGTGTGTATTGAATTGATATGATGTAAAGAATAGTTGTCTACGTTAACATCAGGATATTTACGGCTGACAGGTTCCTTCCATAATTTACCTTGTCCGGCAGGCCCCTTTTCCGATAATTCTACTTCTTCTAGTAATTTAAATCTCATTCTTTGAATACTCACACCCACAATAATTCTGTTGATATAAATTATACTTCTCGCACAGTTGCAATGATCTGGGGAACAGATATCCGAAATCAAACGGCATATACATAACTCCTACAGACCCACCAACAGCGGTTCCAATACTGTTTATAACAGCAGAATCTTTATAAGGACTAATTGTTAATGTAGTTGAAAAATATCCGAACCCGTTGTTTCTTGCATAAGTTGCTGCACCTTTCAATCTCTGACCAATACACACCTTGCATCTCTTCCCGCCCTCGGGTTCATTACTTAAAGAGGAACACGCGTTGTAATATTCTTCAGGATAAAAATCTACAACAACTACCGGTACATTATAAAGTTTACCGAGTCGGATAAGCTCATCGGATCTTTTATAGTACTCAGTTTCATCTGTAATACAAGGATTGTAATAATACAATGTTATATCAAAATACTTTGAGTACTCATCAATAACAGCACTACTACAGGGTGCGCAACAAGCATGAAGTAATAATTTATCCATCTGTTCAGTTCCTCCGAATAATAATTTTAGATAACATGTACTCTGATATTTAATACAATCTTTAACAAAAAAATATGGAGAAGGGAGCTAAAGTCCCCTCCCCATAATATATTATAAGGTAAGATTGAAGTATAAACAACTATTTTATACAATTATGCGGAAATTCTGTTTCTTTGATTGGAGTTTAAACTCAGGCCTTGATCTTACCAGCTACCAGGAGGCAAGCATTGAGAAGCTTCAGGTCGTACATCGTACTCCAGCCTTGTGTAGTTCCACCATCGGCGAACTGAAGCAGCTGAGTAGGAACAACGCTCATGTAAGGAGCATAAACAGCAGCAGAGCTCATCAGATCGCTACCGTTGACACCAACGATGAACTTACCAGCTTCAAGAGCAGGAGAAACGAACACCTTAAGAGAACCGAGAGTACCGGCGAAGTAAGGACCATTAACATCACTCACAGGAGCAGGAGTCCAATCACGAATGAATGCAAACACCGGGAGAAGGTCGCTGGCGCAAATCATGTAGTTAGGAACAAATTTCTTTGTACGGTCATACACTACGCGCTTAGCATCTTCAACAGTTTCCATGAATCCCTGATAGTGCTCTGTTTTGGAAACACCTACATTAGGAGTCTTGCTCCATTCAAGGATTGTGTCTGTCGGGGCATTGTCGATAAGAAGCTGAACAACTTCTGTGTCGATTTCATATTCGAGCTGACCAACAGCCTTCTCTGCAAGCTGGTCACCAAGGTCGAAGCCGTAGTCGGTCTTAGCCTGGAAAGCAGCAATCTGAGAGTAGTAAACAGCGATACGACGGGCCTTAGCAACAAGAGCGATATTCTTCATCTCTGCCTTGAGCATCGGAAGGTCGTTCTGAGGAACAACTACGTTGTCGTAGTAATAAGCTACACGGTCAGTGGCAACAAGAGTTGTGGTAATTGTCTTACCATCATCACCAACATTCACATAAGTGGGGTCGCCAGTTGCGTGAGTAACCTTAACGTCGTACTTAACGCCGTCCTTCTCAAACGCGCCCTTAACAACAGGAGTCCAAGAAAGAGCAAGAGAAGCACCGGCTGTCGGAGTTTCAACAACACGATCACCAGTGTAATCAGCATCTACGTCACCAAGAGCGAACGGGCTGTTCAGAAGCTTACCAGCAGTGGTCTGACCCTTGGTCTTCGCAGCAGTATACTCAATGTAAGTAATAAACCCAGACATACTAGACATCTTTTACATTACGAATGTGTCGTTTCCACACATTCTCTCACCGTCGCCGGGAGAATAGACTATATCATCATCCTATTCACTAAATATATGTTTAGGATGCCTCGCACTTCGGAACTACTTAGTTCCTACTCTACTCAGTTACTTTATGCTTGTATTTCAACAAACATATACCCTTTCGATAGTCGTTGAACCTTCTCCTTGTAGGGAGCTTGGCTGCTGGTTGTCTTAAACACGTATGTCAAATGTGTAAGGTTTTCCAGCAATTCACGAGGTTTTCTCTATTAGAAATATTATTTAAAAATTGTTAGTGTGGGATATATGACTCGGAAGTTTAAATTGTTCATTCTCAATGTTTTTAATTTCAATGGGTCAACTTCGGTCCACCACTTAATTATATTCCAGTATCTACTGTTGCAGCCTTTTTCTTCAGCCTTGGCAGTAAGAGCTTCTAGCTCTTTCAGATCTTCCAATGATTCTGAATTATAAGGGCGACCATTATGTTCAATTGTTCCATTGTACTCTATGAACAAATCTTCTGACGGAATGTAAAAATCACAGCGGAAAGGATAACGTTCGTCTACGTACTGTTTCAATACGTTTTCAGATCCATATTCGTTGCACAAAGAACGGAATAACTCTTCTTCAGGTCGTGAGGTATTAAACGTTCCATTTCTTTTCTTTGTTTCGTATTCACGTTGTTTTGCTAACTCCCAGTCTTTAACGAAACATTCATGCCCAAGTAATTTCTTACTACAGCATAAAACAGAAACAGAAGTGTCTTTAGTTAGACCTTTATTGTAAGGAACACGACCTTTCATCGCATCCGATTGTTTCTTTTTCTGTGTTTCTGAAGCTGGAACACCTTTATTATGTGCTACCCTACCCTTAGTGGATTGAGAGATTTTCTTTCCTACATTTTCTAATATAGGAGAAGTTTCCTTTGTTAAACCTTTATTCCAAGGAACGTAACTCTCATTTGCAATTCGTGTAGCACGTGTAGCTTCTCCATTAGCGCGAACACGTTCGTCTGTTTCAGCAGTCAATCCTTTATTCCAAGTATTAACATGAAAGGTTCTTCCAAGAGTAAAACCTTCAGGAATAATATCTCCTGCTTCGACATCACGTTTTATTGTTTTTACACCGTCAGTATAAAACTTCTTTGCCATCTTGATCTCCATACCAATCAATATGTACTCAACCCTTTACAATAATCTTGACGTATGGTTCAAGAAACGGTAGCTACTCCGCTGTCTTATAAAAGGAATATAAAAATGTATCTAATAGATTTCAGTAACTATTACTAATTACTGCCCCTAGTAGTTAAGGGTGGACAATTACTAGCTCATTAGCAATTAAGTTAGGAAGAGCAACAGTTGTAAGGTTCAGGCAGAACTTCTTATAGAGTCCGAGATCTGAACGCTGTGTGCCAGAAGCAGCATCAAAAGCTTCAGAGAGGAACTTTGAAGTATTGTCAAGCACCTTAGCAATAACTAACTTCTTGTGGTTATCCATCTTTTCGCCGTTGTGAGTTCTGCCGTAAACGGATTCAGAAACTGCAAGACGACCTTTGTATTGTTCTAGAAGATTCATTATATTTACCTCTTTATATATTATTTAAGTCGTGCCAGAGACAGTAAGTCATCGTCTACTAAATCGTCTTGAACGAGAGGGATTATTTCCTTCTTAGGAGACGTAATCTTAGCACTTAACTTTTCCTGTAGTTGCATTGACTGAAATGGTAACTTACTTAAGTTAAGATTTACAGACTGTAGACTTTCGCATACAGAATCAATATCGTCAAATGTGTAACTATCAGGCAATCTATTTAGAATTTCATTCTTCGATACACCAAGTCTTACTGATTGTGATTCAACATAACGGTTAACCGCACCAGCGGCTATCTTCTTGTACTTTTCAACAAGATTGTTTGAAGCAGTTAACTTCTTAGTGTATTCTGTCTTCTTCTGAGCTAAGTCTTTTTGAACTGTCGAAAGTTTTTCAGTTAAAGAAGTGATTTCTTTACTGCTATTTTCATTAGCAATCTTCAGCTGTTCGGTTAGTTCCGCAACTTTACTTCTGCTTGAAGTGACTGATTCAGCTAACGCATTGGAACGTTCAGTTAAACTATTCTTAGACTTAATAGCTTCATCTTTAGCGGAAGCTAACTGTTCGTTTAACTGACTAACTTGCTGCTCATAATTACTTAACTTTTCTTGTAGAGAAACAACTTTCTTCGCTTCCTCTGACAACTTCAGAATCGCTTGTTTGTACTTAGCCATCTTTTCGTTACATGACGCTTCTTTAGTATAACTAACTGACAACTTCTCTTGTAACTCAAGTAGCTGCTGTTCTTTCTCTTTGTTTTCTTTCAAGGAGGCTTGAAGCTGTTCTAACAAATCTGCTTCGGTAGTATCGACTGCAACGCCTTCGTTAACAACTTCTTTATAGTTAACAGAAGAAGGTTTTTCTACATTTTCTTCTTCTGGAGTATATTCAATCTTGAGAGTATTTAATGTCTCCTGCATAATTTTTCGGTCAGACGCAGATGCTTTTTCTAGAGATTCCTGTAATGCCTTTTTCAACGGAATACTAGAATTTCCAACGGACTCTGTAACATATTCCATACGAGCAGCCTTTACTGCGGGCAGAAGAACAACGTCAAAGCAACTAAAATCATATGTGTCTTCGTCTACAGATTCATTTCCATCAATGTCTGTTGACACATCTCCTGAACCTCTAGAGGAGATTCCCATCTTATATCCATAATCGCAAAGGGTTTTTAAAATGCGACCATTCGGAGTATCAAGAATGTCAAAAGAGCTAATCAGCTGCCCTTTATTATTCTTCTGGGGAGGATTGGGCATACAAATAGCAATCTTCTCCATGTCAATCTCTTGACGGTCAGCAGGGTGACCAAGTTCTCCGAAATATCCGCCGTTTTCAAATGTTTCCTGAGCTATGGGACTGTTAAAAACATTCTCCCAAAGCTGCTCAGAATACTTTCTTCCATTACGAGTAGGATTTATAATGTCAGCAACTGGTCCGGACAGACGACCTAATATAGGGCTGCCTTTTTCGCTGACTAGAGCTGATCTGTCAAAGGTCAACTCTTCGTTTGACTTTCTATCCATCTATATTCCTTTCAACACATCATTTCTAATCTAACACGAACATTCTGTAGCTGCCCTATCTACAGCTGTTTTCACCGGAATCAATTTGTATTGACTGTATAAATTTAGCACTAAAGTTTTGATAAAATAAGTTTTTCTACAAATTACTTAAAAAACAATCTTATCGTCAATCTTAGGCGGGTCATTTTTAATCTCTTTTCTGGTAATAGCTGTATATGCAGGCTTTGCTGCTGCATTTACATAAGTTTCAGAAACGGGATAAAAATCTCTATAACCTCTTGCCCACGTCTGTTTGACAATTTCTCTTGCTAAATCAGTTCTGCCCTTTGCATACTGCAAAAGATGTTCTAGTCTCATCTTCCATTGGGTGACATTTATTGATTTATACAATTTTTGATCCACTAAATAATTGTTTACATATTCAGCAAGATCTGTATCAGAGATAAGTTCAAAAGTTAAATCAGTACACTGTTCTAAATTAGATTTCTTCTTTGGCTTTGTATCTATTTGTTTCGTTTCATTTTCTAAAAGATTAGATACTTTTCCTGAATTGCTAATAAACGGTGTAGCTGTTAAAACTATATTGTTATTTTTATTTGTTAATTTTATATTGTTATTATTTGTCTTTACTGAGTTAAGATCTTGTTCTTTACTTTCTTTACTACTTGTTGTTAACTCAGTTAAATCCTTACCACAAGTTTCTTTACTACTTGTTGAGTCTGGGTTGTTATTAGTGTCTTCATCGTCTTCAAGCAATATAGCGTAGAACTGTTCTTCATTGATGCGAAAGTATCTTTTAGCAGGCATTCCTGCTACTTTGACATCAAGTATTTTCAATTCTACAAGATGCTTGATAATTGAACGTTGTTGATAATCGGACAACGTTGTAGACTCCATTACATTTTCAACAGTGCTATAGAAATAGCCGTCATCTGTTAGGCTGTGCATTTTATTCCAGTAGTCATATTCTGAAATAATTTCGCCAAGAAAAATACTCTCGTGGAGTCCTATCTTCTTGGCGAGTGTTTTATTATACAGCCCGTAATTGTTACTGGCGAATTGTGTTAGCAATTTCTTTTCTCTGATTGAAAGCCCCATAATCTGTTCTCCTTAGTGTGCAATATTATCTCATGTTGTTACGGCGTTCGTCAACGTACTGCTTAAGCATCTCAAGTGTTTCTGGAGTATTCTTGAAAATGAAGTCACAGTAACGAGGATTTTGAACGTTTACTTTCTTTCCCTCACAACGTATTCCCGCATTGACCAATCTGTCAGCGAGTTTAAGACTATGAATGTATAGATATTCTGATTCAATATGATCCATTTGGATTACATACCTCCGTAATTTTATATTTTATATTATAGTTAATTCTTGGTGAGTATTCAACTTTGTTCTCTGTAGCACGTTTCAAGAACTTTTATGTCCGCCTTTATCATGGACAATAGCTTTATACAAGGAGTTAAGTCATATGTTTTTGTGTAGTAATACAAACACTGATATACTTCTTGTAGCCTTGAGAATCTATAAAACATCTGTTTATTCTGAAGTTGTTCAGAAAACAGTGTTGCCTGTAACGAGTAAGAATTCAAGGTGGATAAAACTTTGTTTATATTTTCAGGGTCGGGGTCTTTCATTAAGTTTATATACAATGTTGATTTCTTGTTATTGTAACTCTTGCGTAGCTTTTCGTAGAACATTGCTAAATCAAGAGGTCTATTGTCGTTTATAAATTTCAGTACCTCTAAATTAGGTCCAGAAGATCTCAACAATGTTTTTACTTCATTCGAGCAATCAATACCCGATTCTTGAAGTTCATTCAGTAGTATTAAACAATCTGTTTTTGATATTGCCATACTTTGTCCTTTCCAATATTATTGGCTAATTTATAGGTTTGCTGTGTCTGTCATGTCAATTCCTAAATCTGCGGGGGAGGGTAGAGGAGCAATAGTTTCTTCCTCTGCGGGAGCGGGAGGCATTTCGTCTGAAGAATTGTCAGTAGGAATGGGAATTTCTACATCACTTGCGCGCCCTCCGGATCGAGGCATTTTAACATTTACATCAATGTCCCTGTCATCGGGTTCATTACCACCTTCTTCTGCCATGGCTCCTTCTTCGTCCAATTTATCAATTTCTTCTTGAATAACATTTATTACTTCTGGATTATCAATAATCTCAGCGAGTAAGATCTTAAGAATACGAAGCTTCTGAGACGGGTCTTCTACATCAGACAGTAAGTTCATAACATCTTGTGTAATTCCCACCTTGGATGACAGATTGTCTCTTCTATCAATTTCTTCTTGAGTTGTTGGAGGTTGCATCTTAATAGTAAATTTGTTTACATAAGAAACCAGTCCCTTATCAAGAAGCAGAAGATTAATTAGGTCAGTAACTAACTGAATAAGTGTGTTCTGAACACGTTTAATTGTTTTTGCGTATCTAGCAGAAATCAATGATAGAGAAGCTCCACCATTGAAGCCGGCTCCGTCCTCAGTGTCTCCCATATACTGTTTCGGAATTTTTAACCCGCCGAAAAGTTTATTCTTAAAGTAGTCTATGTCAGTAAGACCCTTTACATCAACGTCTCCCCCGATCTGCTGAGGAGTTATGCTTCCTATTCCGTTGTGCATCGGAACATATATACAGTTTTCCATCGGTCCTGGATTTGTATACTCTGACATAATATTGCCAGTGTCAAGAGACGCTTTTCGTTCAAATAGTGCCTTTATGCCCATCATATGTTTTCCAACATTCTCTTGAGGCATATCGCCTACTTCAACATTGATAACTCTTAATACAGAACTCTTAGTAAGACGATTCAGAAGTAGCGAGTTTTCAAGTAGCGTAAGAGTTCTCCAAAGTTTATATACGGAGTATAGAATTGATTGCCCATGTCGAACAGTGTAACTTAACTTATTTGTGTCATCAGAGCTGTTCATGTCGTTGTTGAGAAAGATGTCTACTAATTCAGGAAAACGTTGAAAATCATCTTCTAAAGAAGCGTGAACAAAAGCAGTTGCATCGTACAAAGTGACATCAGAACGATTGAACCGATACCTCCAAGAAGGAATATCAATTGAAGATTGCTTCTGTTGTAACCCTGATCTAACCGGAGCTTTGATGTAGGCATATGTTTTGCCGAATTTAGTTAACTCAAACATTTCAGCAGGATTAGACACCATCTCTACATACTGAGCATAACGGTCATCTTTTGAATTGGCATGTACCATAACTGATTCGTCTAGTTTAGAGTTATCTCTGTTTTCGTGAATTTTGTCCAGTTCTTCTTTAAGATACTTTTTCTTGTCAGAAACATCGTCAGAATTGAATAATCCGTCTTCTATGTCAGAGTTACGGTACATACGAAGATAAACGTCTCCGTACTTACACAAACAGTAAGCCCATTTAAATATGTTCTTATCCACATTCAAAACATCCAACAGATATGTTATATACTTTAAAACATCTTCGTCGTCTGATTGGCACCAAACAATGCGACCATTCTCAGAAAGCTCTGTTGAATCTTCTGTGTATATTTCAAGAGCCGAAGCTATCGTAGTGTCTTCACACATAGTGTCAATGACTTCATAAAGAAGTTCTCTATTCTGTGAAACTTGAGTAAAGGATTCTAACTTACTGATGTCCATCATACTGGACTTAACACCATTTATCAGAGCGTCATAAAACTCTCCGTCAGTGTCTATGCCAATATTTCTTTTCGGAGTAGGTACGGGGTTTAATTTTGTTCCGTACAGATCCGTTGCATCCGCAAATACAGACTCACTATTTTTTAAATCGTTTGTCATATTTACTCCTTTGTAAAACTATTTATAAAACAATACCATTTGCAAGATAGCTGGAATACAGTTCGCTTGCTCTTCCCATTCCAAAATCGAGAAATGTGGATTTGTTAGGTTGTATTGCGTCCAATTTTTTAAGCTCTTCTTCAAAGTTTAATACAATTTGTGCTCGGTCTACTTCCGTTGTTGCTTGGCTTACATCAATTGTTGTTTGTATCGTTTCTCCCCAGTCAAAGGAAAATTCCTCTGCGTTTTGTGAAGCATTATAAAGAGCTCCGCACACACCGTCTGCCGCGTCTTTTCTGCCCATAGGGGTGTGGTCAATTTTTCCGTTTCCGTCTTTTTCAAGATCGAGAAGTTCCTCTACTAGTTCCGTTGTAGGATACATATCAAAACGTTCTTCGTATATTGCATTCTTAAACGTTAGATAAGGTAAGCACACTTTCTGCTCTCTATCTACTCGGTCGACAGATATAATTGAAGTGTTAAAATGTTCTCCCCTTAACACTTGTAGTAAATCGTATGACTGGAAGGTATCTGCGGACACACCCTTAATGTTAAAGCCTTCTTGACGTAGCCAACGAATGAAGTTTCTGTTCTTTTCAAATGATACTTGACAACCTTTAGGAGCTTTTATACTCACATGAAATGCCAAGGTGTAATACAAATCTTTTGACGGGTCTTCTCCTGGCTTTGTTGGTTTCTTCCCGTTAATCCAAACTCCTCCAATACCTGTAGCGTCTCCCGACACTGACATATCAAGGTGTATGTACAACGGACGAGATTTTAGTTTTGGATCTATACGAGTTTTATCAATAAAGTCAGAATATTGTGTCTTGTCGTCTGCCCCGTCTCCGACAGATATGATTTCTTTTGTAAATAGATTTTTGCGTTTTTCATTTCTGACAGCAGCAATTCTAGTTCCTGCAAAATATTTAGTTGTCCCTGAAGTAGAGATACCCGCAATATCTGTCAATGCAATATTGATATCATCTATAAAGTTTTCGTAGTATCCCATTGGAACATCTATAAGAGTGTATCCTCGGTCTCTATATGCTTGTAACTCTGCTTCTGTAGAATTCAGCGGAACTACTTCACTATTAAGAAATTTATTACCTACAGCTACTTTGAATTTTACTGCGCTGTCTTTATCGGTTCTTATCACCCACTGAGGCTCATCAACTATATATGTTGTTTTACTGTCGTTATTCTTTTTTCCTTCAATGAATGTTTCCATGTAAGACTGTTCAGTTCGTTTTGACGATGCAAGAATAAGCAACGTAGGATTGTGTTCTCCATGCATAAAACGAGATTGCATACGAGCACTTGCTGTGTTAACAAGGTCTTTTGCTTTCTTTTTCTGCATCTCTACATCTTGTGTTGGTACAAAAGAGACCTCGTCACAGAACACAGAGAACACAGCTCTACCAATTATGTGTCTTGGTAATGAACCGTAAAGCAGGTCAATACCTTTTGGAGGAACCCAGACAATGTTTGTGCTGCCTGACAAAGCACCATTCTTCATAAACCACGGGGAATTTTGTAATAACTCTTGACATTTCTGCCAGCCTACACCAGCAGCTGTATCCATCGTTATGTTAATGAATGCAAAAGTAATCTTATCAATAGGCTGCAACCCATAGTGTAAGTAAGGGTCTTTAAGACACATCATTCTATATAATTGATAAAGGATGCAAAGAACAGCCATAAAAGATTTACCAATACCAATTGAACCAGTCAATGCAAGAGTATTGTATGCTGTGTCAACATTTGTGGGAAAAATCTTCTTTAGTGTCTCAACCCAGTATGGGTATACAGTTTTCCTGCCTTCTGCATCTATAAGACTTTTTCCTAGATAGTATTCATTGTACAGAAATGTTTCTATATCTACAGGAATTTCTTCGTAGTCTTGATATACTAACTCTTGATACACATCTGAAGATCCTGATTGTGAATACTGTTTTAGTATTTCAAGGGCAACTTTCTTTTCATCCTCTGTTAGGTTGTTTAGTTCTTTCTGAATGTCTGAACTCATGAAACTTAAAGTGTCAGGCACAGTCTGCTCACCCCTTTTATCTTACCATATTCTGTTACTGTAATCGTCCTCTATAACATAAAAGTCTTTTCTGTTTGTAACTGTTTTTAATACAAGATTACCAGAGCTGTCTTTTACTTTGACTCTTATCTGATATTTATATTGTCCTGGAAAGATTTTCATTGTATCTTCCTCAGTTAGTGTTACAATAATATTTCCTTTATCGTCAATACTATTGACTACTTTCGTAGTAGAAGCTTTATCATTACTAAACTCTGTAATAACATTCCCGTCAGTGCCGAATGTCTTTTTCATTACAAATTCATAGTTAATGGAATTAGGAATGAAAATATAGAAAAACAGCATACAACCGTCGTTTTTCTCAAACTTGTATGCTGTTTCACTATTGTCGACATAAACAGGAAATGTATAACTGAAATCGTCTCCACGACTCAAATATATATTCTTGTGTTGGTCAACTCTATACATGTTACACCTTAATCTTCATTTGGAAGATCCTTTAGAATTTCGTCCGCCTCTTCCATACTATACCCTTCGGGAATGTAAATGGTGCAAGCAAAGGCGTGATTCTTATTCCGAGTGCTTCCAAGACCAACTTTGAACTTAAGACCATATGCTTCAGCAACATTTATTGCATTCTGAAGTTTGTCTTTTACAGGAGCGTATACAGTAATGTTGCCATCTGCGTCGGTTGACAAGTAATCGTATGTGTATCTTTGAGAAGCTTTCTTATTCACACGATTTTTAGATCCGTCAGTATCTTTCTCTAGTTCATTGTAAATAATTCCCCATAATGAACTATTCATTTCATCTTCGTCACGTTTCTGTTCAGGGGTCAGAACTTCTCTATTCTTACGACCGTCTTCATTTAGAGCTTCTTCAACCTTTTCATCAACAACGGAGTCCATAATGTGTTCCTTGATCTCGTTAATGCCCTGGATAGCGTCTTCATATGTATTGTACTTTTGCATGAAGATTCTTTGTGGATTGGGGTTACCTGTATCTTCTGTAACATCAACCCAGATGTAATCAGGAGTTTCAACAGATCCTCTAGGAGAAATTGCGAAGGTATACTGTTTGTTGTTAAAATCGCGAATGGTGTGCAGGGCGGTCTTTCTGTTTTTAATTTTCTCTACAAGATCTGCAGGATCAAACTCTTCAAGTGTTCCGTTGGTAAATACGAATTGTCCCGCTTCAGTAAGCTGCTCGTCCATCACGTCCATATCTGCTAGTTCCTCTGCGCAGTCAATTAAATCGTCTGCAAGTTCTTTCACAAGTACAGCAAGCTCGCCATATGTGTCGATACCATGAGTAGCATAACTTCCACGAACACAATTATCAATCTCATACTTAAGATCGGAAAGTTTTTCTAAAACCTGAACCAGGTCAGAGTCTTCTAGCTCCCAACCATCACTTTCAAATGCTTCGGTAAGATCTTTATTCTCCTTAATCTTATCGTCCTTTGTACCTAGAACGGGCTTTTCCATAGGTTCGGTTTCTTTCTCGAATTTCTTTTGCGTCTTCTTTGATACCGCAACAGCATCTCCCATAATCGGATTTAACGCAGTAACTTTATTTTCTGCATTATCAAAGTTGTTAATATTTTCGGTAAGTTTTCTAATTTTCATTACACGTTCCCCTTAAGAAAAATACATATTATATTCATTTCGAGGAGTTTTTCCTCCTTCATACACGCTGTAAACGAACATGCTATTCTCTACTCTTACTCCATCTAACTCCCAAGGAACTGTCCAGCTCTTGGCTCCAGGAGCATAATCTTGCGGAGGTCCCATGACAGTAACGTCAACACCTTCGTCAGCAAGTTCTCCAAACATCTTTCCAATGGCAGCAGGCTCTTGCCAACCGTTGTATCGGTTAACAATAGAATTCAGTTTACGACGAATACGTTCATTTATTTTGCCCGTACGCTCTAAAGTGTATTGCTCCTTCTCAGTAAGCTCTTCATTTACAACATTTAACTGTTGAACTGCTTCAGACTCTCCTGCTGCAATATTCTCTACATTAGGGGAAAGCATAGCAAGAGCAGCTTGAAGTTTACCAATATGATTGTTAATGTCGGCAACAATGTCTTTTGCCAGGTTAGCAATATTGGGCTGATTATTTGCATCAGCATTTACAATAAGGTCAGTGTAGGCGCTGTTCATGCCCCAATTCTGAATAATCAGATTGTTAATAAGACCTGCTACGCCTGCATCTGGACCTGCTGTAACAGTTTCTTTGCTAGGCTCTACATCTGCAACAATTTCAATTTCTTCAGACGGGAGAACATCGTTGATGTCTTCCTGTAGAAATGCATTAGCAGTAATCTTCATAGTAACTTTATCAGCAGTCTTTTTTGTGCAAGTTCCAGTTAAAGGACCAACTTTAAAGCGTTCACCAACATCGGGAACATCAGTCATCCCGTCAGTTGAGAATTGTACTTCTTCTCCTGGCTTTTTTGTAAACTGGGTGTCGCCTTCCTTTAAGGAAGTGTTAACGCATTCGTCAAGGTCTTCATCTTCAAAACCGGTATAGTTATTGTACCACTCCGTTGCTTCGTCATTAGTGTCACAAGTCCAGTCAGCATTGTATGGATCGGGTCCGTATACATCTTCATCACCGAATATAAAGAAATAATTATCCTCATCGGGATTATAATACATCGTATAGTCCGTATAAAATCCGTCACTGTCCATTACTTGTTTAGAAATTATTCTTTGATACTTACCTGTATCGAACGTTTCGTTCAAAATCATTTCTGTTGTTCCTCCCACGCTTTAATAGCTGCGTCAAATGTAGTTTCTAGCTTTTCGTACAAACGAATAAATTCGTCTGTTTCCCAATCTTCAAGTCTCGGGGCAAGACGTTTGTCAACTTCGTATAGACGTTTATAGTCAGACAGAAGATTCTGTGCGCTTTCAACGGAATCAACAGACACTGAGAACTGAGTGTCATCCATCCAATCTTCCCAGTTCTGATAAATATATCCTTCAGGAAAATCCCACTCCATGGAATTTGCAAAGTCAAGGAACTCTATCACTGCCTGCTTCAGCTTGTTAAACAACTGGTCTGTATAATCTTCTTTAAGACTCTCGTCCTTTTGTTTGTACTTTCCATTAAGATAAGCGGAAATAATCTCGGGGTCATTTGTAGAATTTACTACTTTACGAAGTTCCTCTTTCTCATCCGGCGTCATATTAGGAGTGACCGCTTCAAAAAGATTTCTTAGGTCAAGATAATTTCCGTTGTCCAAACAAGCTTCATCCATACGACTTAACTTCTGTCTTACTGTAAGGCTTTCCTCATATGTCTCATCAGGAATATCGTATTCAGCATCATATGCTTTCTGCTCAGCTTGTCTATTACGAGTCTCAGCAAACTCACGCATTACATCTTCAATGTCAGCAGCATCTTGAAGTCTGTTAGCAATACGGAAAAGCTGCTGATCCGTATATTTATCAAAGTCATAGTTTTTGCCGAAAGATTTAATCTTCTGAATAAGATTTGTTCTGTCAGCATTTTCAGTATTTGCTTCACATATATTTTTACGACTGTAATTTTCGTTCATCATTCCGTCCACCGCATTTACATATTTTCTGCCGGAAGTTTCATCAGGGAAATACAAAAACAGACCCGTTGGCGTGTTCTCTGCAACAAGATGCGCACCAAACATTTCGTATTCAACTGCGTCTTCTTTTCCCTTATATACAGGCCCAATCTTCTGACCGACCTCTGTCATGTAGTATTGTGGGTCGTATTCGTTGTTACGGTCGAGCATGACAACAAGGTCGTCCATATTCCGGACACGAAGTCTACGTGCAATACGAGCAAATAGTTTCAAATCAGCATCCAGTTGGTCTTCCGACGTATTTGCCATAAGGTCGTCTAACATATCAGACATGTATCGAACGTCTTTATGTGCCCAATCTTCTGACATTGTAGTAACATTTACATCGTCTGCTGTTGAGTTGTTAAATCGTTCTGCGTTCTTTTCGGGGTCTCCTGTATCAAGTGTTGCAAAATAACTTAACGCGCCTTTCTTTTTCTTAACGTTCATTTGTGGCTCCTTACTCAAATAAAGTCTTTATATGACATTCCTGACCCGTTGTCATCACCATAGTCCGCTTCTTCCGTATAGGCATCTACTGCATCATCATAAAAGAAGTCATACGCATCTTCGTCGAACAAATCGGTGTTTTCTGCGACACTTTGAACTAGTTCAGAAAATTTTTCTTCCGAGGTTAGTTCGTCATATCCTTCTGGGAGTCCGTCTACATCTCTTAAAGCATCTTCTAGCTCTGCAACATATCCTTTGTCATAGTAGTCGTTTACTAAATATTTTGCAAAACGATAATTATCTTTGATAGAAGGTTCAAATTCATATTCTACTTCACCAGCACCGTCCCAAGAAGGAAACAGTGTGTAGTGAATAGTTGTTAAGTTTTCGTTCAGTTTAAATTTCATATTTCAATACCTCTTACTTATGTATACAATATGTTATAATTTAGCAGAAAATAATACAATATTCAACTGTTATTTAATTTTATTAAATTAAAAACGCCCTCTAATACAGAGAGCGTTCTAATCAGAATAACACGATATTACTCTGTCTTGAGCTGTTTATGAAGTTTAAGTACTTCAGCTTCAATCATGTTTTCAAGAGTTTCCATGTCAACTGTGAGACCTTGCTTCTTAAGCATTTCGGTCAGATAGTTAACAACATACTCTTTCTTTGCTTTACCTTCATCAGTAGCAAATAACTGGTCTGCAGCATGTACAGCAATTTCTACATAGGTCATTACTTTGTTTAGCTTCTCTTGACCAAACTTTTGTTTAAGTAGGGGAATAACGAATGTTGCTACAAGGGCAGAAAGTAGCAGAATTACAAGCTGAAAAATGTTGGTGATGTCCATGATGTTTTCTTCTCCTTAATTTATTATATATGTTTTCCTTGATACTTAGGACGTTGCTGATTAAATTCATTACATTGCTCTTCTATAAGCATTTTTATCTCTAGGTCTGTAATAACGATACTCTTGTTTGTTAAAATCTCTTTTATGGATTCAACTGCTTTTGCGTATTTCTCTGGGCCTAACATTTCTGGGTAGAGTTGTTCTACAGCTCTTACGCAAGTTTTAACAGTATCTCTTTTTTGTTTTTCTTGACAGTTTTTCTGATACTTTTTTCCAATCCATGCTCCAACAGCTGTTATAATACCTGTTAGTATGGTGTAAAGTATCTGGTTACCATATAATACAAGAAATTGCATACTCTGTCCTCTTAATTAAAATGTTCCAGAATCTACCCAGCCATAGACCGTTGAACCTTGCCCCGGAACCTTAACTAAATGATACGGGTGCTTACCGTTACGGTTAATAGCTGTAATTGTAGCCTTTCCTGGTCTACATCTAAATCCAAATGCAAATGCTGATGAACTTGTATAGTGTGTGTTACCCTTAAAATTGACTACATCGCCTACCTTAGGTGCTTTTGGAGTAACAGGGGTTGTGGGAGTAGGTGCGGGAGCAGGAGTTACATTTCCGTATTTTTTCAGGAATGTTTCCCCCATATTAGCTCTTGCTACCTTCACTGCCTCGGACTGGTTTGCAGGTCGTTCATAGTTTACTAGGATGAAGTCTGATGCTGTACGAACATCTTTTGCATTCTTTATTGTGTCAACTAGACCTTGATAACCTGCCATTTCGGAAACCATAAATTCCAACTGCATCTTCGGGTCGCCAATTGATCTGTTATTGGACTTAGCGTAATTGTATAGTGCCTCCTTTCGTGACCAGTAGGTCCACTGTACCAGACCATAGCCAACAGCATCGTTAACAAAGTTTGTGTATGTACCATTGTCTACGCTCTCAGTATATGTCTTGTCGTTGTAACCCAAAGCTGCTTCGTAGGAATTCTGCATATTATTTGCTTGTAAAGCACTTTCTGCATAAAGGTTTCCCATAATTGCAGCTACACCATACGGGTTGTTGTAAACAGACATGAGGTAATCCCATATTTGTTTTTCCGTCATTGTAGTTGTATTTCCAACCGGAACATCAGGAATAATGTTCGATACATCGGTTGTTGTAGAGCCTTCTGCAAGTACAATATCTTTGATGTTAATCGGAGACATAATGCTATTTGTACCACTTGCATTCTTATCGATAACTACGCGGTCACCATTTATAGCCAGTACAATCCAGGTATCATTCTTTACAAAATCAGGAATAAATCCTCCAGTGTACCAGGTATTTCCAATAACTTTAACTTTACTGCCAACTTGAATATTTGTGTTAGGAACAGTTATTGACGGTGCGGCAGGAACACTTGTAACAGCATCATCATATTTCGGAAGTCCATATCCTCTAATGTATCTGCTGTTAACTTGTCTGTTGGTAAATGCAACTGAATTATTGCAGTTACCTTCAATAATTGTCATGTTCGTTCCTACAACAGAATAAACAATTCCTACGTGGTCAGCTACTCCTGTATTGTCTCCAAAGCCAGAATCTTGCCAATCATAGAAGATAATATCTCCTGGCTTAGGAGTGTACGAATCATCTTCCATCCAACGATTATGTTGCTGGAATAGCTGGATCATTCTAGGACAACTACATTCTGGGTAGATAATATCAGTGGCTCCAACTTTCTGCGCCACAGCAGACACAAATGTTGCACACCAAGGATCAGTGTACGTCATTCTATAACCTGCAGGTAACGGGGTTATAGTATTATAAGTATCAATTATAACACGATGTGTGCCATCTGATTCTCTACGACCTAACCAAGCATTAGCTGCCTGTAAAACAGTATTTCTATCCAATACTCAATTCCTCCTGTCTCATAGAAACTTGTTCTCTTCTAAGCATTTTTGATACGTTTCAGTTACAAAACTTATTGCCGCAACAGCCTGCATGTTTTTAAATTCCGGATGTTCGTGGCAGAAATTATTATAAAAAGATACGTCATCCAAAACGTCCCTGAAGTACTCATGTGAGTGCTCAATGCCCAATCTCAATTCATCTGCTGCTCTAAGTATTCTTCTTCGTGCAGCTTTTGCTTCACACTCTTCCTGATAGTACATGAATTTTCTTCGGGCTTCTTCAATGTCGTCCAATCTTTTATCAGTTGTTTCCTGATAATTTGACTGGGATTCTTTCAACTCTTTTACGATCTGTAATACGTCGTGGTTTAGTGCTTTTCCAATTACCCTTCCTAACCAACTCCAGGGGTTTATCTTCAAAGGGCTTATCTGTACCAATGTCAGTAGGATCAAAAGACCCCCACCGCTGTATTTGAAAATCTGCTCCAACGGCATTTCTATACATTTCCTTTACTCTATTTTATTTTACATGACAGCTACCTCGGTCTTCTTCAGTTCTTTGTTGATTTATACAATAATTTTAGCGTTGTGAATATAATAAAGAGTAGATTTATTTTTTATAATAAAAAATGCTCAGAGCCTGTTTAGCCCTGAGCATTAGTATGCTGTTTAAACTTAAATTTATTTCTTCCGTTCTTGCATTTCTTTAATTACTTTGTCAATATCGTGTGCAACTTTTATGAAATCGTCCTTCTTGTATCCCTTTGTTGTCATGGCTGCTGTTCCGATACGAACACCTGATGCCTGTTGAGGAGAACGAGTTTCTGTTGGAACACAATTCTTATTTAAAGTAATGTGATGCTTGTCCAATTCATCTTGTACTTCTTTTCCTGTCAGGCCCGTTGCAGTTAAATCAACAAGGAATAGATGATTATCTGTACCGCCAGTAACTATCTTATACCCCATAGAGATAAACTCGTCGCACATCGCCTTGCAGTTACCTACAACGTCGTGTATGTAGTTCTTAAACTCTTCTGTACAATCCTCTTCTGCGGCTACAGCCTTTCCGGAGATTACGTGTTCAAGCGGCCCACCTTGTGTACCAGGAAAAATTGTACTGTCAACTTTCTTAGCAAGTTCTGGCTTACAGAAAATAAGACCCCCGCGTGGTCCTCGAAGTGTTTTATGAGTTGTGGTAGTAATGATGTCGGCAAGACCAAAAGGGGAAGGATGATCTCCAGCAGCTATAAGGCCTGCAATATGCGCCATATCAACCATAAAGTATGCGCCGACAGATTTAGCAATCTCCGCAAACTTTTCAAAATCAATTATACGGCTGTAAGCGGAAGCTCCAGCAAGAATAAGCTTCGGACGAAACTCTTCAGCCTTATTCTTAACATCATTGAAATCAATAAATCCATTTGCATCAACATCGTAGAATTTCATGTTAAATAGCTTTCCACTGAAGTTAACAGAAGAGCCATGAGTAAGATGACCGCCGTTATTAAGAGACATGGCAAGAATAGTGTCCCCGGGCTTAAGAACACTCATGTATGCAGCAAGATTAGCACTGGAGCCACTGTGAGGCTGAACATTTACATGATAATCAGTTTTAAATACCTTACGCCACATATCACAGCAATATTCTTCAAGTTCGTCAATATATTCACACCCACCGTAATATCTGCCCTTACTTCCTGATTTGTGATTTGCTGGATATCCTTCAGAATACTTATTTGTCAAACATGATCCGACAGCCTTTAAAACATTTTCACTTACAAAGTTTTCGCTGGCAATCAATTCAACTGTCGTGTCTTGACGATGTTTCTCTTTTTCAATAATGTCAAATACTTTGGAATCCAATTCTACCTCCACGAGCCTTAGCTCTTATAAAATAATTATTGTGTGGCTGTTCAAGACGTTGCAATAGGGGTGCAAGCAATTATTTATTCTTATCGGTATATAGTAATAAAAGAGCCGGAATTGCTGGGCATACCCCAAGCAAACAAGCAAGCATAAATGACAAAGTATATCTATTATTTGTTACGATAGCATATATAATATTAAACAGAAGAAATGCAATGATAAAACATTGCACAATCTTCTGCCATACAACTTTCTTACTCATACAGATATTTAATCGCAATATGGTTCACGCACAGTATACTTATATCCGTCATCGAGCTTCTCTAGACTGTAACAACCTCGGAAGTAATATGCGGCATCATGAGCTTTTTCTGCACCGTACCGGATATTAGCAGACCATTCTCCCGAGGAAGGAAGATCTTTATTAAATACATTTTCTTTGATGTATTTCAGTACTTCTTCTTCATTCTCTCCGTCTGTGGTAATCTTCCATACTCGAAAAGTGTCACCGTATCGCTTATACTGCCCTGCATGAATCAGTTCGGATTTCATCTGTTTAATTCTCCTTTTCCGTATTTGTTTTTCCTGTGATAAATTCTGAATGGGGCAATGTTTCAAGCCACTGACAAAACTCTCGCCACTCAGGAAGCCGATGGTCTTTACGCTGTGCATAGATAGTTTTAAGCTGTCGATAATTTGTCGTAATACCTGCGGTCAACTGAAATCCACAAGGATTACTATAGAGGATCTCAAGGTACATCTCTTTTAGCTGTTCTTTGGTCATAGTTTCTAAAAGAGTATTATACTTTTCAATTTTCTTTTTCATAATGTTGATAATCTTAGGGTCTACATACTTAATATACTGTTTATCAACATCAAATTTTGTAATACGGTGCATAGTACTCTGACTGCTTACAAAATCAAAGAAGTGATATCGTTCAGCTTCCGTCCAGGCCTTAACAGTGAACGTTAAATCAAACTGAACAATAATACCTGTAAGAAACTGGTCATGCCCTGCGCCCTTTTCTGCAGTAGCAAGTTTTGCTATTCGAGGTGTAAGTTCTGCAGTAAGTGTTTTTGTGTCTACTGCCATTGGATACTTAGCTCTAATTAAAGACTCATCAAGCCCGTATACACAAGCATTTTCAACACAACGACAGTTTGGAACGGAATAACAACTCATGTAGTATATCTCCTATTAGTATTAGTCTTATTTAAACTTCATTACTTAATGACAAGGTCTGCATCAATAACGGCAACATTGTCACTGTCTTTGAACGTCATTAGAAGTCCTTCCTTCAGTGTGGCAGCGTTATAGCGAATACCATCATAGGATTTGACTTGCTGAATTCTCATATACTCAATGCCGTTAAACAGAAATACGTCTCCTGTTGCGACCATACGGAATTCACATAAATTCTGTTTGTTATTGTAAACAATCTTCATTTTTGTTCCCCTTTATAATTAGCGCAGAGCTGCGCATTATTTGTGAATTACAAGGTCTGCATCGACGAACCGGACGGGTTCATTATCCATAAAATAAGTAACTATTCCGTCTTCAAGACAGACTGCATTATATGTATAACTACTAGAAGTAGCCCCTCCAGATTTTATATAAATGCTGTCGCAGTATTCAAAAATTCCGCCCACATTTACGTCATCAAAATGACGTTGTTCATTAGTTTTTCTGACAATATTCATAACTTTTGACCTCTATTGGTTTAGAATATGATGGCTTTTGTCATCAACGAATAATTAGTTCTGTATCGAGTTTTTCAACAGTGTCGGAATTTGCAAAGTAAACCAACATACCATCCGCAATATTGACCGTATTACACAAACTGTCACCAACTTTACAAAGCCCCGTCCGCATCCAAAGTTTACCTTCCCAACAAAAAACTTCCCCACGTTCGACGAGCTCAAATGTAGTAGTATTCTTTACTCTCTTATCATTGACTTTCATTTCTGTATCCTCCGTTATTCAATATAAGTCGTCAATTGAAATCTGCCCTTCTAGCGCCTCTTCAGGATCCTTGGGCGGAGCACATTCGTACAGAACTTCTCCCGTAGTAAGGTCTTTAATGTAAATCTTCTTACAGGGAGTTGACAGGGAATTCCCCAGTTCAAACTGTTCTTCTGCAAAAGCAGCCATCGCCTTAATCGTTACTTCATCAGAGAATAGGGCAATGGTATATTCACTTACATCTGTAACAATATTTACACAGTACTTGGTCATTGTCTGTTCCTTTCTATAGTTTAATCTTTATATAATACAATAGGCGTGCTGAATAAAAACGCCTATAATCTTCAATTCTTATCAACGAGTGTAAGGAGTGAGCTGATAATCACCGACCTTGTAGATGTTATCAATCTTGAGTGTTGCGATCGGGCGAGACTTCTCATTGAAGTAAGAATCCCGAACCATCTCGCGCATCTCTTCGTCAAGGTCGTTAAAGGAATACTCAGAATGACCAGGAGTTACCAGTATGTAGGACACCCTCTTGTTGGTACCCTTCTTTGTGGGGAATACTCGAAGGTACATCTTCCCCGTATCAGTGTTCTGATAGATACGACCTCTCTGAATAGGAACAATGTGATTCTTACGAGTACGAGTAACTTCCGGACGACCTTCGCGTTCCTCAACGACAGATTTAATTTTACCGTAGTTAACACCGGTACGAACAGTGGACTCAGTCTTTTTAAGGATCTTCCATCCTTCCTTGGCATAAGCAGCCTTCACGGGCAGCTCAGTGATATAACCGATACGGAAGAACGTGCCAGACCGGATGCCACCCAAGGCTTCTTCAAGAAACGAGTAAGTCATTGAAAACTCCTCCTGTTAATTGATGTTTACACATTCATTTTATATTAAAATGAATGTAAATTCAACTAACCTTACTTGTCAAGTTTCTTGATGTCGCCACAGTAAAGGAGGAATTCAAAATGTTTATCTACAAAGCTGGCTCCATAATAGCCCGGGGCAGTAAGAGTTACAAATCCGTCGCTGCCGTTCTTCAGAGTTGCTTCTGTATATACGGTGTCTTCTACCCTAGCAGCCCTAAACGGAATATTATCCGGAATTAACTTGACAAGATACTTCACATCTTCGGGAAAACGTATATACTTTTCGTTCTTCTTTGCCATCTGTTAATCCTCCAAAGGAACAGGTATTTTCATTAACTTAGGATTCTTCTTCAATAGCCACTTATCAATCAGGTCACTCAGTTCTTTTGAACAGTTATAACACACAGATAATTTTGTGCTAGTTGCTTCTCTGAAGTATTCTGCTTTTCCTGTTATTCTTCCTATATGTAAGATACAAGGGTTAGCATATATAGGACTACCACATATCTCGCAAATAGATGAAACTTTAACAGCGGGCGTTGCAACGTCTTGTACAACCGCTGTGTTATTTTCTTTATACGTTTCTTTAACAACGGGAGTAGGAGGAGGAGAAACTTCCGGGATATCAAGAAGGTTCATCTTTTCAAGTGTTGTTTTGTTCTTACTTCCCTTTGGTCTACCACGAGGCATCTGTATTCTCCTCCTATAATGTTACATATAAATTGTGCTATCGAAATTCAGCCCTTTACTCAGGATAGAAGAGATAAGGAACTTACGAGCAAACTCTCCTCGCTCTTCTGTCCAAGAATCCTCTCTCTGAAAAACTTCGACTTCAATCGGAGGAGGAAACATCTGACGAGCTATTGTAGCAACTCTTTCTCCGAGAAGATCCCCCGCCAGAATGTTGCCGTCTCTGTCTTTCTTCTCTGACTCAGAAGGGTAACTAAAGGAGATATGAAACGGCTCGCCCTTATCGTCAGCGTCGAACTTGCTCATAACAACACCCAGAGTAGCAAACATAACAAGAAACAGGTTGGTAGAAATAATGGATTTAGGACGAGCACTCATTTCAATTAACCCCCGATCTTAGAAGTAATGAGGGAATACATCATGTCAACTGCCGGATGACCTTCCATAATCTTTCCCCAGTTGTTTTCCTGATAACTTTCCGTAACTCGAATGGGCTTGGTGTGGTCAACGAAGTCCGTCATCGCGTTAATTGCTCCCCAAGCCGTACCGGAGAACTGACTAATGTCAGGAGCCTTCAGGCACTGGAAGAAGGCATTCTTCAGATACTCCACATTGTTAATCTTGCGAGCAGTGTCCTTATTGTAGTCCACCGGGAAGATAGAATCGAACATCACTTCGACATCTCCTTCAGTGAGCTTCACTTCGGAAAGGACCTGAGCCTGTTCGTTAAGCTCTTCCATGTAGGCATTGGCCATCTGAAGAACGTTACGGGCTTCTTCCAGCTTAGCGTCAAGATTGCCGATGTGACGGGTCGACCACTTACGACGGGTCTGGGAGAGGGCAAGATTCAGGGTGTTGTTACACACCACACGAATCGGGGTCATGCAGACCTTAACCGACCCGGTACCGTCATGAGTGTTAGTGAAACAGATGTAAGTGTCAAACTTATCATCGAGAATGTACTTTTCAGGGAGCTTAGCAAGAAGCCAAACGCGACGACCGTCGTTCAGGCTGCCTGCCGTTTCATATCGAGCATCTCCTGCTACGAGCTCATCAGTAAAACTGAAGGCCTCTCGATTCTGGACGATGGAATAACGACCAGACACAATACCGAGAGTGCTATTGTCAGAGCTACGAGAGGTACGGAAGTACTTCGGGATCTGGATACCGTTCTCATTGAAAATAGGCTTCTTCTCTACTTCCCAATCAAGCCCTGCAATCTTCAGGGCATCTTCACTGGTCAAGGCTTCCTCAACAGCAGTGCCAAGACCGTGCCAAGGGACAAAACGACCGTTCTCCTCATTAGAAGTATAGAACATGGATTCGACAAGAGCAGGCATTTTTGTATCTCCTTTACAAAATATTTTTTATTGATTATAGTCTGATTATATTATGTTGTGGGGAATAAATCAACAAACATAATATTTAACAAGCTGTTCGCAGACCATGTGAACAATATCTTCGTCATTGTAGAAGCAATAAGTATGATGCTTCAGTCCCGGAAGCTGCTTGTAGGTGACGTCAAGCATGTTGCGGAATTTATCCGCCTCTATGAAGTCCGTAAACCATCCCTGCCGATGTTCGAGAGATCCGTCAACGGGAGATCTCCAGACACATACAACCACCCACATGTTGTTCGCACGGGAAGCAAGATTTTTCAGAAGGCTCTGAGTATTCTCGAGGTATTTCTGGATCTGTTCGTCGGTGTACATCTTGTGTACCTCCTGTGTAATTTATTTTACACTTACATTATAAAATATTTTCAGGGGAATTTCAACTAACGCTTATTTTACTTTTCCGTCTGATCCTCATGAAGGGACAGCTGCTCCTGAATATACTCGCAGATTCTTTTGGCTTCCTCAACCGTGAACGACATCATCGTCCACTTGACATTCTGCGCATCCGTTCTTTCCAATCTCTCGATTACGAACGGGCGACCTTCTTCACGTCCAAGACGGTCATCATACCAAATGTCAAAAACTTCAAACATAACGCTTCTCCTTTCAAGATCGGGGCTTCCGAACAAATTACTTCTCAGGTTTTCTGAACACCACTGCTAAGGGTCTTTCTGCCTTCTTTAATTCTTTTCCACCAAAAACATTTTCCTTCGCAAGGGACATACATCTTGTGGTGTCTACAGAAAAACATCATTCCACCCGTAGGTAGCTTACGAGCACAATTTGAACAGGATTTATTGTTGTTCATTGATGTCACCCCTTCCCCTTAATCAGCTCCGAATACGGAAGACCGTCAATCCAGTCGCAAAACGTATGCCACTCATCGAGCTTGTAGTTTTGAAGGGACTTGTAAATGTTTGCCAGGACTTCATAATTCAGCATAACCGTTCTACGCTGGTTATAAGAGCTCGGCAAAAGCTGAATAAGCTGCCACCAGTACAGCGGTGCAGTAATATCAAGATACACGGTAATCATCCGCATAAATCTACAATGATCCGTACCGGAGTTACGGAGAGAAGTCATAAGATTCATGTCGTCGTAGCCAACAACAAACTCTTTATTTTCCATTCGACTCTTACAATGATTTCTATCAGCTCTACATGTGTGGCAAGCGATTGTGTCAAAGCAAATCCCACTATCGCTCTTCTCCCAAGGGTTCATTGGATCGCGAATGCCCCGGATGGCTGCTTTCAAGCCAATTACTTCAGTATTTTCAATTTTCAACATTTTTCTGCTCCTCCTTGTAAGATCCATAGGCCTTTCGCATCCAGTAAGTTGTACCTTCCTCTTCTGGAACAGAGATTGTCAAGATTCCTTTATACGCCTCAGGGTGATTCTTCATATACTGAAGCCGATAAATTCCCACTTCACATTCTACAGGAGTCTTACAACTGTAATGCTCTCCGTCTGCAAACAGAATCTCAAAGGCACCAAAATTGTTAGAAAACTTACGGACAGTGTTGATAATGGAATCAAGGTTATTCATTTTGTAACTCTCCTTCAATATATTATTTAGTGTTAATCCTTAAATAATAACTTCGTCAATCTCAACCCCAAGCTCAGTGATAAGCTGCGGAAACATGAGCCCTTCATTACGCTGTTTCTCAAAGAAAGAAACAATCTTGGTCCATGCCTCATCAGAGGAGTCTGCTACAACATAACGTGTCTGAGGAGCATCGTTCAGCTCATAAAAGATATTGAAAGCGAAAACTGTCATTGTACTGTACCTCTCTGAAATGAAATGTATTTCTTAGGAACTTCTTCTTAAGTTAGTCAATGTGTTCGGCGACAACAGCGCAAGCAAGGTAATATTCTGCTTTGCTTCTCGGCTGCCACGGAACATACCAGTAATCATTGTCGCCTGTACGGAAAATCTCGCCGGTTTTGATTCCTTCCTCTTCAAGATGCTTCTTGCAGAGTTCAGCTATGTCCCGAAACTTAAATGCAGTATCGTGCCATTTCATCGTGTCTCAACTCCTTCTTCTCAGACTTAATGAGTGTGCTGAAATACCACCACGCACGCTGTGTTGTATTCTTCCTCGTTCATCGGCTGCCAAGGGACATACCAGTAGTTATCTCCTCCGCCGGTACAGAATATGCTGTCCGTTTTAATTCCTGCTTCTTCAAGACTCTTCTTGCAAAGCTCTGCACGGAACAAGAATTTAAATGCCGCAAAACGCCAACTCATTGTTTGTCCTCCACTGTTATGTATTTCTTTATCGCCTACAGCACAATTGTATAATAACACTTAATGTAAATCAACTAATAAAAAAGCTGCCGAATTTCTTCGACAGCAATTAACATATAATATGTTACTTTTCTTTATCTTCAAGAACCCAGATATCTCCACGACGTTCTATAACAGTATACTTTTCATATACATCTTCCATGCCCACTGATTTATCAATCAAACACTCATATTGATTATGTTTGTTTGCCTCCCTGTCCTTATCCATAGTAACTCCAACAACAATTGATAATGCAAGGAGTATAATAGTAAATATTCCATAAAGAATACATTGTTTGGCATCGTTGGATTGCAGGGCATTTACTGTGTTTATAATTGCACCTATTACTAGAAAAATCAAGACTACAAGTAACAGTGTAGAATTTTCTGATACTTCCGTAACATTAAGAATTGTTATTCCGTCCATATCGTTACTTCGCTCCTTTATACCATCGGATAGCTTTGAACGCCATTTCTGAAAACGAATGACAAACTCCAAATGTATTACCTTCGCTGTCGTTCGCTGACCAAACAAATATCGATGGATTTACAAACTCTATTGTTATGTTATTATAACAAGTTTCCACTGTTCTGTAAACACGTATTCTGTTTGGCTCCCCAGTAGTGCACCAAGGAATATTACTCTTCGTAAACAGGCATGAAAGAGAATCAAGTTCGTTCATATTTACACCCCCGAGCTTCCAAAACCGCCAGCGCCTCGGTCAGTGTCATCAAGATTGTCTACTTCAATAAGCTCTGTTGTGATACAAGGAAGAATTGTAAACTGAGCAATACGATCACCATGATGAATAACCTGAGGCTCGTCGCTGTCGTTCCGAAGAACAACCATCCACTCCCCTCGATATTCACAGTCAATTATCCCGGTGCTATTTGCAAGACGAAGACCTCGCTTACAACCCATTCCGCTACGAGCATAAACAGCAGCAAAATATCCTTTCGGAATAGCTGTTGTAAAACCAGTATGAAAAGAGAAAGAGCCATGAGGAGGAACAGTTTCAGCAAGAGCTGCACTAGAACCCAGGTCAGCGTAAATGTCAAAACACGCGTCTGTTTCATGCGCCTTTGTAGGAATTGTTGCTGTATTTGAACACTTCTTAATCTGCATACTAACAAGAGGAGACACTTCATTTGTTATGTACTTGGTTATATATGACATAAACCCTGTTTCCAGATCGTCTACAGCATCTTCATTCTTGTTAGCCTGATATCTCTTTCGATATTCAGCTACTGTACAATGATTTGCGCTAGAATACTGTTCCGGAAGTACTGCACCATCAAACTCCCAGTTACAGTTATCACAGATCCAAAAAGAATCCAACGTAGGTTCTCCACAAATGGGACACTTAACAATAGTGTACCCATACTTCTGAAATTCTTCAGTTTTCTTCAGCTCTTCAACTGTCATCTTTATACCCCTTTCTTATTCTGTTGCTGGAAGCTCGTCTACATATTCAAGTGCTTTCTTACCAGTAAACTCTCTTAAAGGCCTGTGATAGAAAGTTACAATAATAGGCTCTCCTTCAGGACTTCTGTGATATACAACATACTCTTCTGTTTTAGTGTTGTACTTAATGTACGCCTGTTGCCCTTTATTATCAACAGCTACATACCCAAGAATACTTCTGTAATCAACACGACTATTTGCAAGGCGATCTGCTGCCTGCTCATAACTTTCTTCTGTCATGTGTTTACCAAATTCTTTTTGGTCTACAACATGTTTTTGATACTTCTTTGATCTTACCGAAGGGCTAAGAAATTTTTCCTCTAAATCAAAGTCTTCTGTAGTTAATCGTGTAAACTTCATAATTAACCTTTCAACAAAGAATAGTCTGGCATAGGTGTTTTTACATCAATCTTCTTCTCTGAATTATTTCTGTTCCACTCAATAAGAAGAACTTCCCAGTTTGTTTTTGTAGGCTCATCTTCAGAAGTGAGGGCTAAGAATGCACAAAGTTCTTTTCTGTCACTTGAATTAAGAACCCCTTCTTTTCCTTGATGATGAAAATATTCAGGAGACGTTATCTTAATGCAGGTGTGAAAACTTCCTCCCTTACTATTTGAATCCCATAGGTGAAAGTGTGGAATGTTTCCTGGGTCATCGGTGTTAACAAAAGCAGTGTATCTGTTAAACTTACCGATTTGTGCCATCTCATTAAGGACTTGGTCATCAGGAATAGTTTTCAGTAATTGAAACTCTTTTTCAAAATTCATTGTTTTATTCTCTTGTTGTCTGTTTTTATGGTACTCGGTACTGGGCTTGAACCAGCGACCCCATGCTTGTAAGGCATGTGCTCTAACCAGCTGAGCTAACCGAGTATATTATTCATTATATAGTAAAGTGGCAGATGAAATCAACACCCGCCACTTATTTTGTTTGGTGGGCCGAGCTGGGATCGAACTAGCCGAGCAATTAAGCACCTGATTTACAGTCAGGTCCGCTACCTTCTACGGAATACCGGCCCATATAAAATGAGCTAATTGGTGCCGATGACCGGACTCGAACCGGTACGTGCATCCGCACGACAGATTTTAATGGTGCTTTACATTGGTGCTGCCCCAATCTAGATCACTGGATGTAAGGCGTCTGTTGTGTCTACCAATTCCACCACACCGGCATATAAAATTTAGAAATAGCCCATATATTTAAAACAAGACAGCTCAAGTTAAAAAATGATTTAAAACATTCAATCTCTTTTTATAAGTAAATAGTTGCTTTTGCTGTCTTAATAAACTTATACTAGACGCTTTATCAGGTTCATATTAACAGTATGATTGATAAGACATTGCTGTTAGCGTCTATATTTCTTATTCTTTTAGCCTCAGGCTGATTACTTTACAACGAAAAACTCTGAGGTCTTGTTTACTGAAGTTGTCAAATGACTTTATCCAAATAGTATTAGGAAGAGCTACTACAAACTTAACAGCTTCTTCAAGAGAATTGAACTCCTTTTTGAAGAACCCTTTATTGGGACAACGTCCCATATATCCGCACTTCAAATGATTTTCAATTCGGAATAATCTAACAAAAGTAATTTTGTACATCTGTTTAACTCTCCTTTGTTAACAATCAGGTCCTCTACACGCACATCAGTGAGTTAGCTACGTGCCATTCGATACTCAGTCTGTATCTCCAACCATTCCATCGAGGAATAATTGATTGTTCCAGCTTCAGGCTATACAGCATAAGCAAGATATCTGAATAACTTGCTGGTCGGTTGTGAACCGCATACACTTGTTAATTAACAAAGAGTAACTTGCTATTACTTGCGCCCTTCCACTTCCAAAAGCGCTATATGGTACTCCCGATTGGATTTGAACCAATAGTCTCTCGATTATAAGTCGAGGGCTCTGACCAATTGAGCTACGAGAGTATGTTGCTGCTGGAATACTTTGAAAGTAACTTCGCGACAGAGGCTTTCCACTTGTGAGATTCTCTCTCTCGAAATTTTTTCTTTCTACACCTCTATTATATTATAGAGGACTGCCAAAATCAACTAACTAATTACAAGACGCTAAAGACAGAAAGGAGGTACACTAATGATGGTGTAGTAAGAATATTATAAAATAATGTTGCTGTATGCGTCTTTTATATGGTCCAAGTGGAGAGATTTGAACTCCCAGCTTCTGCGCCCCAAACGCAGCCGTCTACCAATTGACTTACACCTGGATTTTGGATAGGGTTATTTAGTCTTTTTCTGTGTTAGTCCCTATCAGCTAATGCACATAGTGTAGCGCGACTACACCTCTGGCGGGGAGTACACGACTCGAACGTGTGCTACCTTTTACAGGTAGGAAGGATTAGCAGTCCTCTGGAATACCAACTATCCCAACTCCCCATATGTTCAGGGCTGAAAATTCAGCCCTTATGTTAACAACTGTTTATACAATATCTTTTACTGCATTCTCCACAGCATCGTATCGAGGATCCAGTATGGTTTCAAGCAGCGCCTTGTAAGGGTCAAGCTCATTTGTCAGAACCATCTTGCAAACAGAAGGAGAAAATCCGCTGACAAGAGCTACACCAAGATCGTTCTCTTTCATCGGAATGGCTCCTGTACGGGAACAAATATTCCAGAAAACAAGTCGAGGAATCTTGTATCCAGCATTCTCCCATTTATTCCGAATTGTGTCAAACAGCGTCTTAGAGGGAGATTTAAATCCAGAATACGGACCGGCATATGTAGCTGTGTCAAATTCCATATCACTGAGAATCAGAATATTCTGTGGGATGTCTTCCTGCTTACAATTGGTACGAATTGCAGTGTCAAGAATCAGATCAAACACAGCTTCAATATTTGTATTGGTCATTTCACTATGGTTACGAGCAATACGAATATTGTCAAGAAGAGTTCTTCCGTCAAGACTTACAAACTTGGGAGAAGAGGAGAATGTAATGTAACGGTTTTTATACGGGCCCTTGCTATGCTGCGCAAAATAGATTGCAAGAGCATGAGCAACTTCCCAGGCAGTGACACTCGTGTCACCTATATTACAACACATCGAGCCGCTACCGTCTGCAACAACCATTGTAGACCCATTGCCCTGAACATAATCTGGAAGGTTATTCCAAAGCTGCTCAACTGTTTTATCAAGGGTGCTACCCCAACCGTACTTATGAACTACATCATGAGGAAACAGAGTAGCAGCGTTAATCTTCTTTTCGCCCTTCTTCAGAGACTCAAGGTATCTATTACGACGTGCTTCATCGTGACGAAGAAAGGCATCTTTGTAAAGAAGGTTGGCCTGAGAAGGAACAGCCTCATAATCAATGTCCTGCCACTGCTTAGCGGACATCATCTTTTCTGTGACATTGAGCTTGCTACGAAGTTCACTAAGGATCTTACGATACTGACGTTCTGTAAGTCCCAGAGAGTTAGCCAGATCACGAGCCATTCTACGGGTCTTGTCAGAAGAGGTGTTTACCGAAGGCATCCACTTTGCCAGAAGAGAAATAGAGTCGTTTCGCTTAGCGGCGAGAATGTCCTTGGCAAGCTGCTGTTTGACTACACTCACGACAGCGTTACGCACTCCGTCAGTCATATACATCAGATCCCAAAGATCATCCCAACGACCGTAAATGTGCACAAGAGGAACAAGGGATTCTACAAGAGTCGAGTTTCGAATAGCAATGGCTTTCATGCAAACACGAAACAGTCGACGCTCTCCCATGCCTCCACGAACATCTCGAGCAAAGAAAAGCCAACGCATTGCCAGGACAGGATCCTCTTCAAATGCAGCAATAAATTTGCTGGCAACGTTCACTTCCCTCATGCTTCGAAGAGAGGAAACAGAGAAGTTCAGGTCAAGGAGATACTTTCCCGTAGTCTTATGACCAAGGGCACCGTTCTCGGTGTGAACCAGAGTACCGATATCCTGAGTCTTTTTCATTTCGTTCATAAATTCCATGTTATCTTGTCCTTTCTAAACACTGTTTTTGGTTCATATACCATACTATTAAACTTGCTGTAAGTGTTTTTAACAAAATAAAGCTGATGTAAAAAGCCGCTGAACATCCTATTGTAACGCTTTCAACTTGCGGGACTTCTATTGTTTATTTGCTAGCAGAATTTGAACCATTAACTATAGCGACTAACTACATCAGGAAAGGGAGTGAAGCTGATGTCTTTACGACATCTGGCGCGCCCCTGAGGTGCCGACCCCCATACCTTCATCAGGTACACACTGTTTTCAAGACAGGTCCCAGAGCCGTCCGGGTTAAGGACGCGTATTTCTTTATGCTTATATTCTATTATATCATGAGCTTAAAATCAACTAAAAGTGGGCAAGAAAGCAAGATGTTCACAATAGCTTACTTCAAATCGCGCCCCTTTGCGATTTTTGTTCACAGAATTGCTCCAAGTAGCACATTCCCCCGCTACAATTCTTGAACCAGAAATCACTACAATATTACCCCTTGTAGCCAGTTAGGGTTTCCGAACCTTTGCGATGGGAAAAGGTGTGTCTGCTCGATATTATCCACCACTAACTTGATTTATTTTTTAACGTTCAAGCAAACACGTTTAGCCGACTTGCACGGCAGACACTTTTTAATGTTAACAAGACGCGTAATTTACGGGATCGAACCGTATCACTTTAGAGATGAAGTCTAAAATTTTAACCATTAAGTATGTTGCTGTGTGCGTCTTTAGGCTGATGCAATAACAAAATCTTTTTTAAATGGTGGACCGTATCGGGCTTGAACCGACGACCTCTGGAATGCAAATCCAGCGCTCTCCCAACTGAGCTAACAGCCCATATATAGTCTTAAGTCGACTAACTACACATTTCCGTTTTCTTTCACATACTTGCCTAAACGTGAATTTTGTTTTCAAAGGGCTCTGGCGACTACGGCGGGCTTTGCTCCCGCGACCTCCAATGTGACAGACTGGTATTCTTCGTTGCTGAACTACGTAGCCTTAAAGGGACATTGGTTTTCTTTTAAAATCAACCCGTTACAATTTACCATTCCATATGCCCTTATGTTCTGGTAGTTAGGAATTAGTAACGTTTACCTAACTTTTTCCTCCTCAACGGGCGAGGTGTCCGGCGGCCTATATCCCTTGGGGCTGGGGGAGTACCAGCTCATTCGCCGCTTCGCTTTTGAAGTACTGCGTTACTTCTCACTGTCTGTCGCAGGCTTGACAGATGGCATCTTTATTTAGAAATAAGGGTCTCCCATCCGTTCCCAGTGAGATTTCTTCCCTTACCTTCTAACTCAATTATATTATTTCAAGTAGCAGAAATCAACTATATAACTGGTGGACTCTCCAGAAATCGAACCTGGGACGCGCAGATCTTCAGTCTGCCGCTCTACCAATTGAGCTAAGAGCCCATAAAAACAGATGTTGTCAAGCCTTATTCAAATAAGTGTTTGCACAATCTGTTTAAATCGTTATCATACTTAAACATACTGACCAGATAATTATTAAGTATGTAACTAGGAAATAACCATTTAATAAAGACAATGTCATTAGAGGTCAACCAAACAACACTTTCTTTACAATAACTTGGATTTATGTTATTTCGGAAAGCCTTTACATTTTCTACTTGCATCCTGGCAGAGGTATGTAAAGGAAATGGCAGGGGGATAACGACTCGAACGTTAATCAGCGATTTTGGAGACCGTTATTCTAACCAATTAAACTATCCCCCTGTATGATAGCTAATACTTGTATCGCCTACACTATCAGGGACTATACAAGAAGTGTGTTTTAAAGAAAACACCAACTCTTCTCAAACCTACATTTCAGAGAATTCTTTATTTCACTGTTTCGTTGTTAAGAGTGAAGATCTGCAATGTTCTGCCATCTCTCTATACGTTCTAATTTCAGTTCCTAGAAAAGAACCCTAGGGCTTACACTGTCCTCTAAACGACCTGTGCACAACTATGCTCTGCACTGGAGCATGGTGGTCCTTAGTAGATTTGAACTACTGACCCTACGATTATCAATCGTATGCTCTAACCAAACTGAGCTAAAAGACCTGATAATGGTTCCCGTTATCAGACTTGAACTGATGACCACACCCTTAAAGGGGGCGTGCTCTACCAACTGAGCTAAACGGGATTATAAAAGGCGCAGAAGAAGCTGCGCCTATTTGGTGCCAGCAACAGGACTCGAACCTGCAAGCCTCTCGGCACGTGCTCCTAAGGCACGCGTGTATACCAATTTCACCATACTGGCATATAACTAAATAAAATTACGTCTGTCTACCAACTGAGCCAAGGAGCCGAATCAGAAGTCTTGGTCAGTCAACTTCTGGGAGAGCTTCCACCTTGAACGCTTCGTCTACTTCGGGCATCCCCTCACGTCTGACGCTCATCTCTCTTTGCCCTACTTCTATATTTCGTCGTTGTGATATAGGGCTCACATACGCACGGGACTCTTTAGGGTGTCCCCAAGGTTTACCAACCTATAAAACAAACCCGTTACAATTCACCATTCAATATGTTGTAACGCGTACCTCCTAAGTTGTGTAGCAATACCTTAGGCAAAAGGATTTTTCGTAGTTGCGCATGATCTCAAAGCTACGCACACTGGCACCCCTGTACGGACTCGAACCGCAATTAAAACCTTAGAAGGGTATTGTACTATCCCTTATACGACAGGGGCATATAAAACAAGACACCAAATTCTTTGAAACCAAAATTCAAATATAAATTGTTATTGCTGCTAGTGTCTTTAATTGGTTGCGGGAGCCAGATTCGAACTGGCGTCTCAAGGGTTATGAGCCCTGCCTGGAACCTCTCCATGTATCCCGCAATATAATGGTCACGCCTACGGGACTCGAACCCATATTACGTGCGTGAAAGGCACGTGACCTTACCAGTTAGTCGAAGGCGCGATTTGGCGGGGGATAAAGGAATTGAACCTCTATAGGTCGGTTAACAGCCGACTGCCTGAACCATTAGGCTAATCCCCCATATGGACGGGTGTAAGGGAATTGAACCCTCATCTTCTGATTGGAAGTCAGAAATAATAACCATTATACCAACACCCGATATAGAGGACATATATTGTCCCCTGGCTCTGCCCATAGTGTTTATAGTGCTATCGGGGTAGAGGAGCCATACAGCTACACTTTGCTCAACAAATGCTGCATTGTATTTGCTATTCCGCTCTTTTCCGGATGTCACTCCATCTATATTACTGTTGAGGAGAACAACAGTTGGAAGTCAACGTATCCTTCCATGGATACTACGTGTCAAGCAGTATCTTAGTCATCTTTCGTTCTGACCAAACGCTTCTCTTCGTGGTGGAAGAACCACGCCCTTACATTGGATTCGAACCAATATCCTCCGCTGACGCTGTCAGTCGGTGTTCTCCCGTTGAACTACTAAGGGATATAGCTGACGGAGAAGGCCTCTAGAAGACCCGTGTGCTTAGTGCTCCATCTGTTCACATGTATCACACTTTGTTATTCAAATGAAAGTTCTACCATTTGAATTTAGGCACATATTTATTTGTATACCGCACCAAACTTCTGTATAGCAGAAGTGACTCGTCAGTCGGAACTATTGCCACCCGTGCGGATAATGGAGCTCCCAGTCCGAATCGAACGGACATCTAAGCATTACAAGTGCCTTGTAATAACCTTTATACTATGGGAGCATATTCTATTTATGTTAGACTTGCCGATAGAATATCGAGAACTTTAGAGTTTTTTCTATCCGCTAGTAAACTTATATACAATGTTTCATACAGATCTTGAAAAGGCTCTTCAATCATGTGCTCTACGTCACTACCACAAAGAAAAAACCAATTTAAAAGATTGTCGGAACTGATCTGTTTCTTGTTCTGCTGTAAAACAATAAATTTAACGTTGTCCCAAAAGGCTTGCATCTCTGTACAATGATGTTGGAGGCTATTGCTGTTTACACCTTCGTGAGCACATTTATGAAAATGCTCGATGAATTGTTTCCCTTGGTTACAACAACGGTCAATTGCATCCGACCTGTTTAACGCCATTTCATTCAAGTGAGTTATCTTCATTGTTTTCTCCTCTTTGTATGGCAGGGGTGGTTGGATTTGAACCAACGTATGCAGGAGTCAAAGTCCTGTGCCTTACCACTTGGCGACACCCCTATATCCGAGGGCCTTTTAAAGTGTTGCCCAGCACTTAATTAGAAGGTCTGAAGTTTATCCCCTGTGTGAATTTTAGTAATACGCATAGGCAATACTTCCCTTCACTATTTCATATAACACGACAAATTATATATTTTCCTGTAAAAATATTCAACTTGTTGCTGTTATTGTCGTATTTCTTGTTAAGCGTGAAAATAATTCAGCATCGAAGAATTATACTTCGGAATGCTTGCCTGCTTCTTCTTACAGGGCTTACCAGCTCCCTGCTTCGCCTTCTGCTTGGGTACAGGAGCCGAATAATTCGGATTGGCACTACAATACTTATTCTTGCATTTGTTGTTTCCAACTCCGCAAGTTGCATAACAGTCATTATACATTCGTTTCAATATCCTCCAGATCGTCTTTAGCCGAGAGATAATCGAACACTGACTGCGCCCGATAGTCAAGCATCTTATCGAGAAACACCTGCGCCTCGTAAAGAGCCAACTTGGCTTCTTTCACCTTACGACAAGCTCGTGCCTGACGCTTATCTGCAACCTTCAGATTGCATCGATATACTGCAAGCTGAATTCCCTTGTCTATATCGAATTCATCGTTGGGGTGGCAACGCGCTACACCGCGTACCGTCTTTCCTGCGTAAGTACTTGTCGCTACGACAACCTTTGCGTCGGAGTCAACATGTACTCGACAATGACCATAAATCATGGGAACCTGGACTTCGTTCATTTGTAAATACCTCTTTCTGTTATTTCCTTATACTTTTAACAAGTATAATATTTAGCACTAAAGATTTTACTAAAATTATTTAGTACTCAGAATCTTCTTCCTTTTCGCTGTTGTTGGCATAAGGACAAATAGAACAATTACCACTGCAATAGGCACCAAACAGATCCGCCGGGCACTCAAAATCTTCGTAATACATTTTCTTTTCTCCTTATCGTCTGTTATTTTTTATGTTATCATTATAAGTGATAACACGATGTAAATCAACTTCGTCTCTTGAGAAGAAAATTCTTTCTTTTCAATGTTCAATGTTTACATTCTTCATTATATTATGAATGATCCTGTAAATCAACTAATACGTTTTGCATACTGATTTGACGATGCAAGTTGGACTCCTAACACATCATCAAACCTCGAACCCTTATGTGGGACAAATCTTCCAAACTTCACAATTATGTTCTTAAACTGTGACAATTCGTCTATGTGCGACTTTACCTCTTCTTCTGTATACCCTGTGTATACAATTACTGTGTCGTCTGTTTTTTGTCGAAGCTCTGATATCAGGTTTAGAAGCTCCTCGTATGAGTCAAACGGCTCTAATCCTCCACAGACTACTGTAGAAGTGATTGGATTTGATAAGTATCTTTCAACAACTTCTTCTACTGGAATTGTAATATTAGGAGATTTGGAAAGGCTGCTGTTTTGACAGCAAACCTCTCCGCACTCCTGCTCACACTTAAACGTACATGTTGGAAAGATTACAAACATACAAGGATCTTTATACTGACAAAAATCTTCGTCTTTAATTCCTTTTAACAACATGTTAAGAATCCATCATTCCTTCACAGTTTAAAACATTGTACCATTTTCTCATGTCGCTCTCTTTCTTGCGAATGTTCTGGTAACTAGATTTTGGTGTATAAAATCCCACTACACGTTGAAACTTTTCTGCAATCACTTTACTGCCACAAACAGGGCAAGTATCTCCGCCGACATAAGAATGGCTGTTTTCACAAACATTTATTGTTGTAGTAAACGCAAAATAGATAACGCCCTTAGCAGCCACATAGTTTAACATGTCCCAAGCGGCCTTTTCACTAGGAAATCTATTTTCAATGTTAATATGAGCAATACATCCGCCGCCGCACTTCATGTCAAACAGATTTCCCAAACGACACTTCTCTTTCAGCGTACAAGGCTCATACAGAGGTATCCACTGGTTAGCATATATAAAATATTTGTCGTTATCAAACAAAAGATTGTCCGCCTTGCACATAACTCCTGCAGCGTTTTCTGCGGGGACAAATTCTAGGTTGAACGTAAAGTCACATTCAAAACTGTCCTTAACTTCATTTATAGTATCTAGAATCTGTGTTGCAAATCTAATGCCGTCATCAGAGTATGATTTATTACCAAACTCGTCTGTGTCAATATATCCGAACATATCCATAACTTCATACAGGCCAATTCCGCCAATAGTGCTGAATTGCTTTGACAGTTCAACTGCACCATCCTGGAAGTTTGGAAGCAAACCCTTTTCAATATTTCGTTGAAGAATATGCCGCATACTAGTTAGAGCCTTACAGTCTAGTAAGACACGTTCACGAAGAATGTCGAGATACTTCTTTTCTTTGCAATTGGATTCATATGCAATTCGTACAAGGTTTATAGTACTTACACGGCAAGAACCAGTGCTCAAAGCTGTGCCTCCTACGCTATTCACGAAAACATCCAGCTTTGACGTGTCCGACAGAAGACGACAACAGTTGCTTAGAGTCGAAACATTATCACTAACAAAGAAGTTAGAATCACTCCATAAGATGTTATGATTACTGCACCATTTGGCAAAGTCGTTATCAACAAAAAGATCCCAGTTTTTTGTTTTAATCATATCGTCCAACTTTTCCTGAGGAATATCCTTCTTCCGAAGAAGAGAGTAAGTAAGGACGGGGAATGTAAACATAGAAGTATGTCGAGTCTCACTTACAACTTCCATAAATACTTTTTGAACATTGATGAAATCTTCAATGTGTTCAATGGCAAGTGTTCCATCTGGGAAGATGATACCACCAAACAAATTCTCAAGGTACGGACGGTCAAAGATAGAAACATTTGTAAATGCACATTGGTTTATTCTAAGGAAAGGCTGGTTCAATCTATAGATAAACTTCTGAAAATTCTGACGTAAATATGTGTCAGGATCCTTTAAGTAGTAATCATTTTCACAGTCCTTCTCCCAGAAATACCATGCCCAGATAAGAACATTAGGGAGGCCTACAGCACCGGACTGTCGATTAGAAAGAAAACTAATGAACTCGATTACATCATCAAAGTATGTTGTTAGATGTTTTGGGGGCTGATTGTTGTAGCCTGACAAGAAGAAAAGACCTTCTCTAGCGAGTCTACTAAGGTCTACGGCATAGCAATACGGAAAGTAGCTTGCAGTAGTTGCATCGTTCAGGTAGAAACCTTTACTAAATTCCTGTTCAAGCCACTGACGAGCTGCTTTGATTCCCCAACGCTTTTTGATTTCGTAGAATATTTTGTTAAGAGCAAACAGCTTATCCGTACTCTTTCCCTTTTCTGTAATAAAGCTACGAATATCTCTTCTATTAGCATTAGCGTTTGGGTCAATACTTACGTCCGCAAGAGTGTTGTTAGAAACAAAATGGTCTAGAAATTCCGAGTTGTCTAACTGACTGGGGTGGATACCGTTTAGAAACAAAAAATCTGACCCATACTTATCTTCTAGGTTAGATAATGCGCGTTCAAAATCTGAGCATAAATTTAATCTTATCTGCATAATTACTGCCTTCCTAATTTCCATCCATTATTGATAAACTCATTTAGCATGTCTTTCTGTATCATCTTTGTTTTTCCGTTATTATTTACCCATATAGTACCCTTACAAGGGCTAGGTCTTCCCTTCAATGCCGCTGATATCTTCTTTCTATATTCCTCATTATGCATACCATTGTTTTGAGACATTTTTAACTTTGTCTCATCCGTATGTTTACGACCCTTAGTGGCTTTGCTTATCTTTGCCCTAAACTCAGGTGTGATGTGCTTCTCGTAACTCCAGGCTTCTCGAATCTTTCTTTTTGTTTCTTCAGAAAGAGGCCCACGTTTTTTTCTACTGGCTTCAGACATTCTCTTTCTTATTTCTTCAGAAAAGGTATGTCTCTTTCCATAGTTCGGGTTATCTTCCCCAAAACGATGAACTCCGTACATCCCGTTTAGTTTTCCTGGGTGACTCAGAAACACAGAATCAACACCTTGCCCGCCTTCGGATAAGTTGTAACCTTTATCGGGATTTCTGGCATCAAGATTTGCAATCCAAAACTTTTCTCTGTCGTTCAATTCATTCAGAGTGTCACACCATTCTAGAATTTCTATCTTAAAATTCTTCTTACCGTAAGCTTGAAGTGCATTTCTTATATGTATCCCCGAACCAAAATAACTGTAGTCAACTGTGTCTTGTTTACGTGGCTTATGCCTGCCAACATATATTTTTCCATCAACGGTATTTGTAGTTTTATAGATATATCCGTACATAGTTAAAAATTGATTACTTTAAGGTTTTCTAGACATCTTTCAAAATCTTTGTTTAATTTAAGAGTGATTTCCATATGTATACTTACTGCCCTTTCACAAATGTAACTGCTTCTGTAAATCCAAGAACTTGTCCGTTTACTTCAAGTTTCGGGCATTCTGTAAACCCTTTTTGCTTCATGAGTTCCATGTCTCTTACCGTATTATAAGAAAGCTGTTTCTTTTTCAACAGATTTTCTAGCACTTTGCATTTTGGGCAATCAATTGTGTATAGTGTAATCATAAATTCAACCTTTTTCTTCGTATTTAGAAACATATTCTAGAAGTTGTGCTGAGTTGTAGAATTCTCCATCAATCACTGCAAAAGGAAAAACATTTACATGATACTTATTAGAAGCGGCCCATACCTTGGCTTCATCATCAATGAGCTGATAAGGGACACCTTTAGACTCCATATACCATGTAAATGTTTCGCAAGTCCCACAGTGAGTACTGTAGTACTCAATCATTTAAATACCTCATGATAGTAACTCTAGTAGTTTTTGATAACTCTGAATAATGATATATACAGAATCCCAGTTGTCTGCCCTAACAAGATCTCTACTTGATTCGTCAAAATCTGTGTTGTGTGGTGCATTGAACAAGATTCCAAAATAGTCGCCGTTAACAAAATTTTCAGGATTGTCATCAACTAGTATGTCGCCCTTAATCAGATACTTGTGTGATGTTACAATAACTTGATCCCATGAAAGGAAGGGAAGATATTTAAATAAGCATCTTTCTATCTTTGGTACAATTGTTGTATACCAAGACGAAGTAACAATAAATACTTCATGGCCTTGCTGCATTAGTTCTTGAATACGAGCTGCAGCACCTTCCTTAACGGTAACAGTATCCCACAAAGATTCTTCATTAAGAACTTCATAAATCTGTTTCTCTGTTAATGTTGGAAATGAGAGTTGCATATCCCAGTTTCTTATGTCAAGCCAATTTACTTCTGTTCCGTACTTCTTATTAAGTAAATGAACCCATGCCTCGCCTAAATTTTCAATCGTGTCGTCCATGTCAATTAAAATTCTCAAAGCCAACCTCCTTATTCAGAAGATGTGTATAATATTATACAATAACGTTATTCCACAAAATCGTCCTGATGCTTTAGCAAGAATTTCCGGCTAACATTCTTGAAAGAAAGGTCACATGTAGGATCTCGAAGAACAAACCCTTCACGAATAACAGCGGGGTTGACAGCAGACTTTCCGTCCGCCATGACTTTGAATTCCTCCATGTCTTCAGGCATCTTGAATTCAGTATCCAGAATAGGCACCCACTTCATTCCCCAAGACTCAACAATGTGCTTTCCGTCACGAGAATCAATTCTGCCACAATCCGAACGAATAAAGTTGAAAACATACAGCTCATCTTCGGTCAGTTTCAGAGGATTGCCCTGAACATTTCCTACAGACTCACCTTGGATACAAACATACTTCAGTTCAGGATTGTTAACTAGGTACTCCTTCAGATGCTTTTCAATATCATACTTCTTTGCCATCTCCCAGTAGATATTATACTTGTGATAACAATCCTGCTCGTCATTCAGCTGTCTAACGTTACGGGACGTAACATAGAATTCAAACTTGTCACGACCACGAAGACGTTCAAGAATGTACGTACTTGAAGTACCATCAAGTTTTTCCGTCACAATAAGAGGACGGGGATACCCAAGAAGATGAGGAAGATTCTCAATACGAGTTTCGTCCGTTTTGTGAACAAAATCAAACTTTGTCGGAAATCCCTTCGGCGTATCCTTCTTCTTTCCAAAGAATACAAAAAGAATTTTTCTGCCCCACTTATGCTTCAAGACCCACTTGAAGAAAGGCTTCTTAAAAAGCTGCTTCTTACGGTCACACATTGAACGATATTTCGCCTCGTTGGAAGGTTTGTCAGCTTTTCTAGCATTATCTTCTTCCACATAGTACTTAATACCGAGTTCCTGTGTAACGTCCTGCCCTTCTTCATATGATGCATCAGGAAGAATTGAAAGGGGCATAATAAGTCCCTGTGAGTACTGACCTCTAAGTCGAATTGTACGAACACGGAACTTACGGTCTCTCAGAAATTCAAACTCAGGGCGTTCAGGAACTTTACTGTCAATTTCAATATAGACTACCTTGTCGCCAATATTGAAACCATCTTTCTTTGCAATTACAACCTTCCACCCCAGAATAGTTGCAACCTCAATGTTGTCTGCTCCTTCAATGGGCTGAATATTAACAATCTTTTCAACGTGAGCAAGAGCCCTCTGTGCCATTAGTAATTACCTCCTATATCAAATAAGTTTTTTCTGCGTATATCGTGTAGTAATTTTCTTCCAAGTTGGAAGAACGGAAATATGTGTAATATTTGAATCTTCATTTGGAGAACATGTCTCAAGTGTAATCTTATCTTCAGGTCCTTGAAAAACGGAAATGCTATCTTTCAACACTGTTTGAAGATACTCTTCGTGAGCATCTGCATTTCCTTTATACTTATGTTGTTTGGTAAAACAATTCTCACACAAAGGAAGTATCCAACCGTTGTACGTCATGTGAGAAAACGGGTAAGGAACTCCACAGGAGATACAAACAAAAGAGCTAAGATACTCATACGACATGAGTACATCACGTATCTGTCGAGTTTCGTAAGTAGTATATATGCAGAGCCGTCCCCACTTTTCTTTGATTTCGGTAATACAAAAATCCTCTGGAACTCCGTCTGGAAAACTGTCTACAATAGCTTTATTTAAATCCTCAAACAAAAGATCTCCAAATGCTTCCAGCCAGCCAGACGGTATAATGTCTGCCCACGTTATCGTGTCGTCCGTTACTTCAAGAGATTTGTCTCCAATACAGAGCCACGGATAACGTTCTACAAGTTCTTTATTTGTCATGTTCGCTATCCTCATCTGAAACAGGACCGTTGATATCCGGAGATGCATCAGAAACGTGTTCTACCGAACCAGCTACAGGAGGGGCTGGCGGATTAGTACTTGTAGCGTTAGCACCACCTTCCACAACACTGTAACGAGGAATGTTAGAAATTACGTTGTTAACATAACCTACATACAGGTAGTTAAGAGCATTCAGATAATTAACAACCTGATTCTGGTTTTCGCTGTTCCACACCCGGTTCATAGTGTTGAGCAGACCTCGAACGTTTCCGCTCTCGTCTTTAATACTTTCAGAAAGAAAATCTGCAAAAGAATAATTCTGGTCAATGTACTGCTCAATGCTTTCGTCATTGTAGTAAACATTATCAACTTTGTATATGGTCATTGCTAAACTCCTTTATGATAAACTAGTTTACTCTAATTATAATATATGACTATACTAAATTCAACTAGTAATAGGTTGTAAGAATTTTAAAATATAGGTAGTAAGTTCTTTACTCAGTTAACAGCAAGTTCTTTACTAAGTAAAGACCAAGTTCTTAACTTAGTTAACTCAAATAATAACAATTGAACAATTATATTCATATATATATTATATATAAATATTTAATATAATATTCATATAATTGAAATTTTTGTAAACTACATATAGTCTATATAAGAAGGATACATAAAGTTTTAGAAACATAAACAGATACAATCAGAGATATGCCACCCCCGCCCTCGGGGTAGACAAATAAAAAAGTAGACCCTAATCGAGTAAGGCCTACTTCTTTTGAGCTATTCATTTTTTTTAATTGCTTTTGCAACTTAGTTTTAAAAGGTTCTTTTGTTGTATCATAAATATATACTAACAAGTGATGAAAATGTCAGCTACCCCTGTTGCGTCGCCTTGTGCAAGGCACAACGCCATATGCTAAATCACGGAATAACTTTCTAACGCTTTTTATTACAGATGATAAATGCAATTCCAAAGACAAGATAAGCTAGTAATATAATAACTATGGAGATCGCGTTGTATTTAATTCCTGCTATTATAAGGCGTACTAACTGTTCCATAACTACTCCCATGTGTAGTTTTTGACCTTCATCTTCTGTCGGTTGTATTTAGCTCCTTTGCCTTTCTTTGTTAAAACAACACTTCCACGTCTACGCCACATGAGGTACTGTTGAAGTTCTTCTTTACTCTTCTTGTTTACTCTCTTGTCCATATTGAAATCAATTTTTCATGTAATAACCGTACACACATCTAGTTCCTCCTCTGGAACAATCGTATGTGTCGTAAAGTACTCCGTTCTTCACACAAGTAAGGTGTTTGCTAACGCTGACTATGATAACACCACTTGGTAGCTCGTTTTCCTTGAGGTGAGTAGTACACCCTTTTCCAAAAACCATCGTCGAATGCCACTCCCAGCCCAATTCTTTAAGATACTGTTTGTATGTTTCTTTGAAAACTCCGTCACGGGAGCTGCTATGCTTCTCTCCTCTGTGCTTTGAAACATTCTCCGTCAATGAAAGTTCATTCAGCGCTTTGTACACTTCTTTATAGTCTTTACCTGTAGCATTACAGATAGCTCTAGTAACACAATCCCCTACGTTTGTAGCTTTGAAATAGTTGCTTCTTCCACCATCACTGTAATGAAATTTCATCCGTTTCTCCTTTGTAGATTGAAAATTAGAATTCTTCAGGTTTTAGAGAATGCTGACATTTTCATTATATAATAAGTTTTAATTTAATTCAACTAATATAAAAATAAAGGGGTATGATAATACTTGCCCCTTTATTTATTAGTTGTCAGCAACATCGTCAGTAGATTTCCGCTTCCAACAATCCGACCATAAAAGTCTCTGGTCTTATCTTCACTTTTACGGTAAGACCCAAGAATGTGCCCTACAAAATCTCTAATCTGCTGATTACCTTGACCATCATCTTCTATCCAACCAAGGATTCTTCCACTGAACTCTCTGATAGGAACTTTTGTTTTAACATACATACTATTCACCTACTTTGATATTTTTGTATCTGTCTAAGACAGTTTGTTTGTCAATTTCAAATACTTGTGTTATATTCTTTTTTGTATCTTGAATGAATCTCTCCAGGCTTTTCAATAACTTCCCGTCATTGTATTCTACCTCTGAATACTCAAAAGAAAAACTTTTCAATCTTAGATTATTGTCGTCGGGTAACAATGGTCCAAACATGTATTTTTTTGTCCAGCCTAGACTTGTTGTGTGTAGTACGTACCATTCCTGGCCTACATCGTTATATAATATTAAGGCCACTTCCCCCACATTATCAACTTCAACAGAAGCAAGGAAAGAAGACTCCGGCAAATAGTTAATTGATGCTTTCATACGACATCACCACTGCCTCATGTGCTGTCTTTATTTCCATCTCACCATTTTCATGATACTTTTTGTAGGTTCTTGAATGTAACTGACCTGTTAATGAAATTGAATCGCTGACCTTTAATGTTTGAGAAAGTTTTCGAGCAAGCTCTCCGAAACATACACAAGGTACATAAGTGTCTATACGAGTTCTTTTATCTTCAGTGTATATGTTATTTGCAAGAATGAAATGAAAACTATCCTTGCCGTCTTTATTCTTTCTAAGTTTGTCAACCTTGCAAACTTTACCGTCTAGTTGGAATTGATTGATTAGTTCCTGGTCATCCTTTCCAACATCGGGTATATCAAAATATGTAAAGACATAAAGCTCTACTTTATTTTTGCCTGTATCCAGCTTTTGTGAATAGGAACGGACATTTCCTTGTAGCCATACAATCTGGCCTTCAGTGTATTGATTTGCATACCTTTTGAATTTCAAGTCTAGAACGTCGTCTTCACCGTCAGTTCTAGGAACAATAAGCTCTGCTTTTTGATACTCTATTTCTTTGACATTATGGGAATGTTCAATATTTCGAATCATTCCTTTTAAGATTATCTTATTCATTTAACTTCTCTCAATCATCTTATGTATATTTTCCGTCCCACCAATCGGGTCTCCAGCCCGGTTTGATACATCCCATAATCTGATTGTTATGTGCTTGCCAGCTTGTTGTTGGAATATTGATGTGAGAGCCACAGTTGCTTGAGCAATCACTACAGCATCCGCCATAGCAGCCGACGTCACAAGCTCCACAAGAAGAGTAGCCCTTTGACGCTGTGCCAATGCAATAACCTCTGCAACCCCCAGAGCAACCTAAGCAGCCGCCAGTGCATTCGTTCTTACAACCATTTGTACAAAGACCTGCACAGCTTTCTTTACAGCCCCCTGTGCAGCTGCCCTCGCAAGATCCTGTACAACCATTTGTGCAAGAGCCCGTACAACTAGTACAGCCTGTGCATCCAGTACACTCGTTCTTACACCCACTAGTGCATCCTGTGCAACCGAAACAGAGACCTGTACAACCTCCGGAACAATCAGAATAATTTGCAGGATAATATTGTGGTGTTCCCGTATAAGCAGATTCAGGATTGTTGGACATTTGAAATATTAGATCTTCCATTAACAGAACATCATTACTGAGAATTATTTTATTCTTTTTTTCAGGAATTCTGTCAGAATTTACCACATGAAGAATGTCCCAACTCTTTGCTAGATGCTCTGCCTTTATTGCAGTGTCTGTTTCTGGCACATATGAAAAACTATATGCAGATGTAGCATACTGAGAAAGTGACTGACTTCCAGGAGCGTCACCTATTTTGCTACGTTTTAAACACTCTGCTGTAATTTTTTCCTTTAGCTGCGCAAAACGTTCTGGGGTAATAGCAGCCATGTCCGATTACTCCTTTATAAGCGATTTTATCATTGTTAGCTCATCTTTGTCAATAATCTGTAAAGCCCAATCGTCAGGAATGTCCATCGGATATGTGTCTTTTGAATGGATTTTCCTATAGTACTTATTCCACATGTATGTTAGCGCAAGAGCTCTCGCTTTATGCAGATCGCAAGTGAATGTTGTTCTCTTATCCGCTGTACCGTATTTTTCATAACAGTACCCGGAACACCAACCACAACCACTAGCAATAGGGCAGTTAAAACATTCGTCCGTCGATTGACTTCTTCGTGTAATACAGCTTAAACAATTAACTCTTTCAAACTGTTGTTCTGTACTCATTATTCCGTCTTTAACTGTTCCAATAATGTAAGGAATTACATCATCTCCAAGAGCATTTGGCATATAGCGAATACAAGGGTAAATATTTCCCTGCCAGTCAATAGCAATCATTGCCCCTGTGCCCCCGCACCAGTTGTGGTTGTCTTCGGGCAACATCGGGTGACAATATACAGGCGACATATAAGGGCAAACAAGAGGGTCAAGTCTGTCGTGTTCAATTAGATAGTCTGCTAATTGTTTTAATTGTTTATAAAATGTTTTTGCGTCTTCTCGACACCAAACATCTTCATATACGGGATTGAAATTAACAATGGGATACCCGTATTCAATCATTTCAATAACTGCTTCTGAAAGGCTTCTTACATTATTAGGAGATATTGTCATCTTTGTCGGAAGAGCACCTTTGCCGTATTTTTCAGTGTAATCATTTACAGCGGCAATAACCCTGTCGTAAGTCCCCTTATTTTCAAGGTCTACTCGACAACTGTCATGTAATTGTTTATTACCATCAACAGTTATATTAAGTGAAAGATGACTTTGATGTTTCTTTAAATATGATTGCACCCTTGGGTCAAAGTTTAGTAATCCATTGGTCGAAATAGAAATTCTGGTTCTAGTTGCCCAGGGATGGTGTAATCGTGCGCACTCCTCGAAATAATAATCAGTGATTTTACTCACCAAATCAATTTCAAGAAACGGTTCTCCACCGATAAATTCTAGAACTATTCCAACACTATCTTTAGGAATATAACAAGTTACTTTTTCTGACCCAGAAAGCAAATCGTCAATAAATTGTTTGGCAACTTCAAAAGACATTCTGTTGGGCTTCTTGTTGTGTTGATAACAATAACTACATTTCATGCAACAATCTTCTGTTACTTGAAATGTTATAGTTCGGGCATATAAGCCCTCTGTTTTTGCTTCAAACCCTTTTGTTTTGTCTTCAAGAAAAAGACGATTCAACATTTCTGGGTACTCTTCATAGTTTCCAATCATCAATCAATCCTCGTTAATTGATAGGATACAGGTGTTATAGTCAAGATTCCAGACCGTGTCTTTTCCTATGTTGTAGATTTGTACAAGGGTGCTTTTTGCAGTTTCAAATTCGATAAATAGTTCTCGCTGCTGTTTGGTGTAATAGTTTACGGCTTCCATGTTAACAGGGTCTTGACCCCATAAGAAGCTTACTAAATCTTTGGTAGCAGTTAATTCAAAATCTATTGCCTGAATCTTATTTCTAAGCTCTTCTGGCACTTGAATCTGTTTCATCTCTTTTTATCTCCTATTCTTTTTAAGTGTATCCTACGGGAACAGTTTTCCAGCCAATTCCTGGATTGTATTGAAGACCATTTGTACTGTTAATATAAAGTTTGTTTGTATTTGTAGATGTAGTTGTCCAGGGAACATAGTTGGCGATTGCTTCATTTATAGCTTGTGTAACAAAATCATACACAGCTTTTGACGTAACAGGATTCTCTGATGTTGGTGTCACTGTAGTGTCAAGGCTCTTGTCCGCTACAGAAGCTACACTCTTTTTTAGATCTTCTACTCTCTTACGAGTCTCCGTATCGAACTTTATCAAGTCGTCCTTGATTTTATATACAGCACCGCTTGTTATTACGTCCTTACTGTCTTTCTTTTCTATCGCCAGAACATCGTGCGTTGCTGCCGTTCCAAATGTAAGTACCTGTTCTACATAACCGTTTTTGTAAAGGTTTAACACGATTTTCCCGTCGGGGTTTACACTGTAATAAAGTTGTGTATCTGCCTGTGCTTTAGGAACGAGTCGAAGAACATTACGAGTCTTTACTAAAGATTCATTTCCGTCGCCTACAGTAATATACTGGTCGTCAGTATACAAGGGTTCTCCGTATTTAAGTTGAATGTTTGCCGCAGTAGCAAGATTTGCACTACGTCTTAATAGTATTGTACTATCCATTTTGTATAATCCTTTCGGGTTAATCTTCCTTCTGTTTAACTTCTCCTGTAAGAATTCCCGTCATAAACTTTGTTGCATCATCAATTTGTTTTAGTTCAGGATCCTCTTCAATTTCTTTATTGATTTCTTTTACTCGTATGTCAAGAGAATCAAGGTACTCCTTGATAACTTCTGCACGTTCTTCTTCTGTTGCTGCATCAAATTCGGGGATAACTTCAAGGCCAATGTCAGAAATTAAGACTCCCTCAAGATGGTCCATTTCATGCTGGAATACTAGTGCAGCTTTTCCCAGTAACCTATTGCTTTCAGCTTCACCAGTAGGTCTCTGGTACATCACTCTAATGTCATTGTTACGAACTCGAATATATTCTTTTCCAGGAAGAGAGGAACACTTTTCTCTTGACAACTGCATTCCCTTGGGAGAGTAAGCTTCAATTACTGGGTTAATAAATGTTTTAATCTGGTCTTTTTCAAACTTCATGCAGAAGATTCTTTTGTTAAATCCTATAGCAGGAGCAGAAAGGGCAAATAAATCGTCATTCTTTCTTAACGTTCTTTTCAAGAGTTTAACAATCTCTTGTACCAGCTGCCCTTCGTGTAGGGTGTCAATTTCTTCTGCGCGTTCGCTGAGTGCAATTTCATCTGTGATAATTTCTTTTGTTCCGGAAATCATGTTTGTCTTCTCCTTATCAATTAGTGTTTTCTTTTATAGTTAACTTATACTGGTCACTTGCAAAATCTGCAACAAGGGTTAGAATATAGTCATCACTCATATATACAATTGTAGATCCGTCCAGTGTTACATTGGAACTTTCTTCATCTTCGTCTAGTAACGGTGACCGGTCCAACTTTGAATAGTATACGCCGTATTCATTTGAATCTTTGATGTCTATTACATACACCCCGTTGTTTGATTCATTTGGCTCTTCCTTTATTCCTAAGCTCTGTAATAACTCTTCCATTTAGTTTTCCTCTCTTTTTTGACCCCATATGTGACAGTGTCCTAAATAATTTTACTGTAATCATAAATTCTTCAAAAGATTTTACTAAGACAATTATTATATACAGTGTAGTAACAATAAGTATAATATCATTTAAAATATGGTCTAACATAATGAAATTTAGCACAATATGTCAGAATATAAAAAGAAAGCTGATAGAATTTAAGTATCAGCTTTCTTAATATCTTTTATAACGTTTTTATTTTCTTCTCGTACTTCTTTTAAAGTTCTGCTGTTCTCTAGAAGAGCTTTATTCTGATTTCTGTACCTGGTTTGTTTCTTTTTCTTGGTTGGTTGATTTAGAAGATATATGATGTACGATATAGTTCTAAAATTGGTCTTAATTGGTTCAATTTGCTTTTTCAAATTTTCAAGGGCTTCCGGGCTTACTAGGTTGTTGTTATATTCTTCTTCTAGTTCTTTAAGTGTTAAAACAAGTTCGTGATAATCATCTGAAATCTTATCGTAATATTCTCTAACGTCTTTTACAGACATTTTTATCCCTCCGAGTATTTTTCTGACAAGTAGTCATACAATTCAGCATCCGAATGTATCCATATGCATCGTTCATGCTCGTCCCAAAGCAACGGCGTAGGCTCGCCTCTCATTGTCATACCGTCGCAATTTCTTTCATAGAAATAATAAGAGACCCAATCGCTATCGTTATTAAACTGTTTGTCTAAAAATTCTATTACGTGACTTACAAGTTGATAACACGGGTGGTCATCATTCAGCTGGATATTAACATTTGACAAGCTGTCTATATAGCTTTCTATATTTCGACAACCTTTAAGTAATTTACAGAAAGCTTCTTTATCAATCATTTTTTACACCTCTAGTACTTTACAGTTTAGTTTATGCGAAAATGCTACCATGCCGTCCATAGCGACAATTCCATCATCGATGAATGGTGAAAAGTGCGCCGTTCCTCCGTTATCAGGAAATTCATCTCCGTCATGATGAAGGTAAGCATGACCCCAAGAAGTGTGCCAATGCCCACACCAGATTGTTTTTCCCTTGATACGAGCCCCGCTCTTCCATGCAAGCATTCCATTTATCCAGCGTGCTTTTTCCCATCTAGCTTTGGGAGATCTCCAATTAGGATCTTTAATGTAGCTACCCGGTTTACAAGGAATCCAACCATGTACGAAAATATTATTTTTCACCTCCGCAAAATCAACGGTGCTGTTCAAATAAGTATTCCACAGATTGGAGCCGGCTACAGCTTGAATTATTTCTCTGTCATCATCCTCGTTTAGCTTTTCTTTCTTTAAAGCAATTCCTTCATACTTTGCAATATCTTCTGCAGTACGGACAGTCCCGTTATGTATATCATGCATAAGAAAACAGCCTCTGGCAATTGCAGCTTGCATTAGATCCTCATGATTTCCTCTAATAAGGATTTTACGCTCAGTAGGCAAAGAATTTACAAATTGAAGAACCTTTATGGTATCCTTTCCTCGGTCGCACAGGTCTCCTAAAGAAACAAAACACTGGTTTTCTGCATCTGTCCAGCCTTTGTCGTTTAATGCAGATTCAAGTTCGTTATAGAACCCATGTACATCTGCTACAATGAAATACTCCATGTTGTGGCTCCTTGTAAGAAATTTTGGTACTGACCACGAGACTCGAACTCGTAAAATAAGTGAGGTTTGAGCTCACCCCGTCTACCATTTGCGGCAGGTCAGCATATAAAGGGAGGGGCATCTTTATGCCCCGGTTAATAAGTAAACAGGTCCCAAAGACTTCCGTTTCGAACTTCTTTTCTAATATCTTCCCAGAGTTTGTTTTGGTCTACTCGAAAAACTTTCCCTTCAGGAATTGCTTCGTTATAGTCGTACTTGTCTATGACAATCTTTAGCTGTTTCTTAGCTTCTGCAAGAGCAAATTTTGCTGTAGAAACAGAATTTTCAAAGTCATTCTCTGCCTCAGCAAGTCTCTTTTCGTATAACTCCTGTGCCATATCACATACTTCCTGCAGCTTTCTTTCTGCTTTCCGTACATTTTCTTTGGCTGTTTCAACGGCATCCCTAGCAAGCTTCTTTCCTTTTTCGGCATCGAGATGCGCCTTCTCAGCATTCAGGCAAGCCTGCTCCGTATCAAAAGATTTGTCGAGTAGTTCACTGTAGTAAAAGACCTTCATGTTTTCTCTCCTTGTTTTGTATATTAGTTTTTATTCTAGGTTAATTCTGCAGATTGTATCAATTACATTCTTTCTTGTAACAATAATAAGGTTCTGAGAAGCAGATGCTGTAAAGCGTAAACTCTGCGCAAAATCGTCCGTACCCATAAGGCTACTGTTCGACAGCATAATTGTTCTGTTCATCTCGTTTGCTTGGAAATGATGTCTATGTGCTGTTAGTGCCAGATCATAGTATTGCTGTGTCATCAGAGCCATATTGGATACAACATTTTCAGGCTTGTCTTTATCGCCGTGTACTGCGCATATAGGATGCCCCAAACACTCAAACGATATAACGTCGTCACCCTTTGTGTTGTCGTTAAAGTGAATTGTCGGAATGTTTTTAAGACGTTCCTTTAAGAACCATGTAATAATACGAACAAGAGATTCAAGGTCCAAGGAATCTTGTAACTTTGGCTCAATTCTGCTGTGGTTATCAAGAGTGTCGTAGTACTCAATTTCGAGGAATGTTGAAAGGGCAGCTATGAAATTTGCAAGAAGTTCGGCTACCTCTATTGTTTGAGTTACTACATCAATTCTGCTATTCAATCTAAGTCGAAGATGAATTCTGCCCTCTATCATGTCTCCCAGATTGACAATGTGTAGCTTCTTAATGTCGTAAAGTGCACAACGTTCCGCAACTTCCTTTGCAAGTTTTTCAACACGCTGCTTGCATATCTCAGGGTCATATTCATTGTACGGGCTGTGTATTTCAGTTCCGTAATGCCAGTCACTAATCTGTAAAATTGCTTCTTTTTCAGAACTGTTATTTCCTGTTTGTTTAATCGGAGTGAAATCAAACGGGTAATTCCAATTTAGCTTATCCGCAACTTCTTGTGCAATTTCCTTTAGTGTTTCTTCTCTGGCAATACGTCGTATGAGAGCATTTACTTGCGTTCGTTCATCCGATAGTTTAACTTTTTCTTTTTCAAATTTAATAGGATCTGATGCTTTTGTCGTTTCTTTAGGCTCAGAATTAAACACCGGGTCAATGGTAAGCTGCTCAGGTATAGATGCTACAACTGAATTCTTATACCGATTTCGTAAGTACCGCTGTCTGCAAGCATCATCAGTAAAATTCACGTCATATGTACTATTTATAAAATCGGCAGTTTGCTGCCAAGTAGCGACATTATTTTCATAGTACTCTTTAATCGCATTGTTTATCGTCTCGTTTATCTTCTTCGAATACGTCAATAGGAATATCCTCCACGTCGATTTCTTCAGGATCTACATCAATTATAGTACCTTCTTTTACAGAATTCAACTGACCTTGTGCCTGAGCAAGAATATTCTTAACTGCTAAGGCAACTCTTTCACGGGACATTCGGTTCAAGACAGGAGTCTGTTCGCCGCCTTCCGTGTTGATGTTTACCTGATTATTCTGAGTTATATGTATTTCTGGAAGTTCTGTTTCAGTGGGGTTCTTTAGCAAGGTGTCTTGCATAGCTTTGAAATAATTTAACAAGTCAGTATTACTAAATTCGTCAGGGCGTTTTACTACGCGAGCTGAAATTTGATTTAGTATATTGTCCTGTATTTCACTAATTCTTTCTGCACGTAGTATGTTTTTCTTTTTTATATTCAGATTAAACATATCTACAATCTTTTGCAGTTCTTTTGGATCTGTTTCAGTTAGGAATTTATCTTTTGTTGTTGGTTGCATCAATTCTTCGCTCATAATGTACCACCGTTAGAATAATTCCTTATACACATCAAGAATTTTTTTCTGAAGTGTATCTTCGACTGTTGTTGTTAATGGGCTTTCTCGGTCCTTCACAGTCCTTATAATCTTCTGCTCAAATGTTTTAGAAGGGATAAATTTGTATTTTACACAACCTTCTTCTTGCAGTATATTGAGTCGACCAATTCCAATATCAACTTCTGTGATATTTTCGTGTGACAGTACGGACTCATATACACTATGAAGAACGATAAACTCTACTTTATCAGAAAGTTGTTGTAATAAGGAAACGGGCAATGTCGTTAGGTTGCTCATATCCGAAACAATATCTGTCATTCTGTACCTCCTAACTTCTTTAGTATTCTGATTTCATTTGCCTTTGTGTAATATTTGAAACTATAGGACAGTTGTTTTTCATAAACCTCTAAGGATTTATTAAGACGTTCTTGTATGCAGAGTGCTAACAAGTCTTCCTTATTTCGTTTATGCTTTTGTAAATCTTCTAAAATATGATTAAGAATCATCATTTCCAAACTTATAACGTTCAAGAACTTCCTTTACTTTATTATAGTTCTTTCTTATTGTTCGTATATCTCTTGTTTTCTGCCCCGAAGCCTGCACCGCCTCGTCGAAAGACATTTTATCAATCTCTATGTACTGATATATCAGTAATGATTGTATTACTTCCTCAAGTTCTTCAATCTTAGGAACTGTTATGGTAGTTCCCCCAAAATACTCACAAAGTTTTAATAGATTGTCCTTATCAAGAATATACGCCAATTCGCTTATACAACTGTATTCGGGAATGTCCCTAAGTTTATACAAGACAAATAGTATAAGAGAGTAACTGTCAACTTCATTTAGTTTACGAAGATCTTCTTTAAAACTCATTTATTCTAGTCCTTCACTAGTGTTGATATTACTTGCAAGTAACGAAAGCATGTTTGAATGACACGAAATTTCTTGATTTCCTTGCCAGGATAAATCTTTGGCAATATGATGTTTCATTCCAGTTGTAAGAGCCTGTATGTACCCTCGCATCTCTTCAGGTAGATGAAATAGTATAACAGATTTCTTGTTTTGTTTTCTATATACACGTTCAAGTTGTTCTGGGGTAACTGATGTTGTATTTTCTATTCTATACTGAAGTGCTGGTGAAAGTGTTATTGAATTCAGAAAACTTAATATACAACTCAGGTATATATTTTCGTACATAACCGTTCCTTTTGGATATGGAATGTGAGAAAGATATTTCTGAGCATCTTTCAATATATCCGATAAACACGCGCCAAACTCTACGCGTTCTAGAAGGTCTGTAGAGCTAGATACCATCTGACGAAATGAATAATTTGTAACTTTCTCATCTTCTAATACCGAAGGAACATAAGAGTATTCATACGTGTCGAAATCAATAGCCCTTTGACGTATTGTTTTTTTCATATAGTTAAGAATACTCTTTATTCGCTTCATCTTTGGTTCGCCGTCAGAATCATATTCAAACTGTTGTTTGTTGGTTAGCCTTAAATAAAGCTGTGAAGCATAACTTATAGCAAACTCTTCATATTCCTCTTCAATATTGAATAAGTTTTGTTTTCTTGACAACATCAAAGATAAGAAGTATAGATACTGATATATTGTTTCAGGGTCATGGCTCGGGTCATAGACATTCTCATCTATATAAATTGCCATGGAAGTATATTTTAAATTTTCAGGCTTTCTGTATAACATGACTTATCTTGTTTGCATCCTTAATAACATGTATTTCATTATCACAAGGAATACAAAGATTGTCACGATGTGTTACAATAAAGACACTACTAATATCTTCAAGGTCGGAGGAGATTAGATCCAAAACTTTCTGACACCCTGTAATGTCAAGAGCATCAAATATTTCGTCGCATACAAGAATGTTACTAGAGAAGTTAATCAGGTGACATAGCATATCTCTTATTGCCAACTGGATTATTACATCTAGTTTTTTCTGTTCTCCTCCACTTAGGGATTCATACTCTTTGTTGTCAAAGGAGATAGAAATGTTGTTTCCTTCTTGTTTAAACTCGAGGAGGTCATTGTTGAAAACAACCTGTGCGTATTTCTTTGCCCGGTTATCAATGAAATCAATTACATTCTTAAGAAGACATCCTCTGAAATCTCGTTTTATAACCGTTTCAATTTTATTTATTGCAACGACATGTGCCTTTGTATTTTCTTGTTCATTATTATAATACAATAACTCCCCATCTGTAACACTGATGTCATTTGTCAAGGAAACGATTTTAGATTGCAAACTTGCCATGTCTGCGTCTACTGTTGCTATTGTATGCTGGATAGAAAGAAGCTGTTTGGATAAAGTTGCTTTTTCCTTATCAAGACTTTTACTTTTACTATCTTTTCCTACTATTTCCTTTTCCGTAGCTTGCACACGTTGTTGTAGACTATTCAATTCTGTAGAAAAATTCTGGTCGTTTATTTCAAGCTCTGCTTTTTTCTTCTTATCTAGCTGTGAACGTTGTTCCTGTAGCAGAATGTTTTTTTCTTCTAGCTCTTTTATGTGGTTTTCTAGTTCTGTAGTGTCAGGCTTTGTAACACCCATTAGCTTCTGTCCACAAGTAGGGCAAACATCTTTTATACCCTTTAACCGGGATAGTTCCTTCTTAGAAGTTAGAATGTCATTGCCTACCGTTGCAACGTCTACGCTAAGAGATGTTAGCTGGTCAGCATAACTTGCATTTATCTGGCTTACTTTTGTAGCACTTTCTGTCCTCTTTGCATAGAAAGCTTCTTTAAGGGAGTCTACCGACCTCTTATCGTCCTCAATGTCAAGCGATAATTCTCGCATTTCATTTTCAAGGGAGGTAATTCTTTGCTGAACCGTTTCGCACTCTGAACGTAACTTATTTACATCTGTAGCTTGTAAGGATTCAATTTCTCTTTCTACTTCGGTCAATTGTTTTGACAGCATTTCTTTTTTAGTAGAAAGAGTCAACACATTCTTTTCTGTTTCATGTAGCAAACTGTTGAGGGCATTCTTTCTTTCTGAAACTCTCTGCTTCAGATCTTCAATCATGAAATCAGACTTGGACAATTCTTCAAGCACTTGTTTTCTTCCAGAGGGAGTATTATTTGAAAATCTCTGCGGAAGACCTTGTCCTAGAATAATAACACTACTAATTAAAAAGCTTGTTAAGTCAGGAAGATGCTGTTTTAGAATAGCCTCGCTGTCTCGAATTCCTTTACCAGAAATATCCTGTCCGTCAACAGATATGTACAAAGAACTCTTTAGTTTACTGTGGTCTTTACTACGCTGTATTACATAGTTCTTATCGTCCACATTAAAATCCAGTGTTACTACTGCTCCATCATTTCCGAACAAGTTTACAACACTTTTATGGCCTCGAATTGTTTCTCCTGTAAGAGCCCAAACAATTCCTTCCCAAATGGAACTTTTACCAGAACCATTGCTCAAAGAAGCGTCGTCAGGGCACTCATTCTTTCCTGCAACAAGAACATATCCAAGGTTGTCAAGTTGAACAAACTCGTCTCCGAAACTCATAAAATTGTTTAATCGGATATTATTGAATGTAATTCTCATTTGCAAATCTCCTGAAGTTCGGAAATAGTTATTTCGTCAGAACCAACATTCTGTAGAATATAATCTTTGAATTGAGCTAAATGGTCGACAGTGAATGACACGTCTGGTTTAACCTCTTTGTCAGAAGTTTCACGTTCAATTATAAACTTACTTGTAACTACGTTTGCGCATTTAGGAAATCCGTTATTGGGCCAACGAGGATCAAAGCGTGCTCTTAAACATTGATATCCACTATCCTCTTTACATTTAACAGTTAAAACAGCATTTCTTTTCAGTTTAAAACACAGATTATTCAAGTAGTCAATACTCCAGTTATCAGGCATTTCAATCTTATAAAAGTTGAGAGCATAAGGATTTTCGATAGTATGAAAAGACCACTCGTCTGTGTTAATCAACATGATGTTGTGAGGATATATAAATGCATCTTCAGAAAAATTCTGCCCTGTTAAGTTACCTATATTGCAGATTTTATTAGTTACTTGTGTCGTATTATGAAGATGCCCGTTTATACAAACATCACATATTGATTCCAGTTCCTCTACTGTAAACCCTTCTTGTGAAATGTAACGACCATAATTTATTCCCTTTATGTCGTTATGACTTAACAGCAAACCCCACTTGCTCATATCTCTTTTTGAAAAAACATCCTTAAGAACAGGACGGTCTTTTTCAAGAAAATACGGAAGATACATGATCTCGAAATTGTCAAACGATTTCATACAAGTGGTGTTGATTATTTCACAATTCTTAAGATTAAACAAATGAGCAGTACTGTATTTCAGGTCAGCGCTGCTCACTTCATGATTTCCTACAAGGAATGTGTGTGGAATGTTTGCCCATTCGATGTCGTTTAGTGCCGTAATACTTTCTGCGTCTAGCTCGGATTTGTCAAAGAAGTCCCCAAGACATATAATTCTATCGCAACGGTATTCTTCTGCAAATCGTTCTACCCAGTTAAGTGAATGAATTAGATTTTCCAGGCGAGTTGAATATTTTTCTCCTCTGCAACGAACTATGGAAGAATATGTTGACCAGTGTACGTCACTGAAAATCAAAAGTCTCATATATTATTCTATTCCTTCCGAATTTTTTGTATCTGCTTGCTCTTCTAATTCAATGATAGCGAGAATTGCATAGTTGGCAAGATCCTGTAAAGTGTCTAGAATAGACTCATTCTTAACACGCTGTTCCTTTTTACCTTTTAGCGTAAGAGATCTGAGACGAGAGATCTTATCTTCCATTCGTACAAGAAAAGATAACAGACCGTACTTTAGAAAAGTGTCATGAACACTGTCTCCATAATCTGCATTTTTTGCTTTGTAGATTTCATACATCTCTTTTACTATCTTTGTATACCTGAGCCCCTTGTCCATAATCACACCTCTTTAAGTTATACTAAATATATATGTTATCATATAGTCTACAAGTGCTGATGTTGAAATGCTTCCGGTCTTTATTTGGAAGTCAATGGAGGTTAACATTTCATATATCTTTATCAGCTGTTCTCTTGTGTAATATCCACAAGAATATTTAACTGCCCAGAACTTCTTGCTTTCCATCCCGCATCTTTCTGGGGAAGGGTTAGACGAAAGCTGCACAGTTATTACATCTTTGAAGTTTTTTAACAGTAGTGTTACAAGCCCTATAGGCTCACAATCAATGTTGTTTATCTCACTGTAAACATTTTTCAGTGTATTCACGTCTCGTTTAACTATTGCTGTTGAAATGTCAAATACGTTATAGTGGCTCAGGTCGTTAAAAATACCGTCGTATATGAAATCTTTTACAGCCGATTTGCGTTCCTTTTCCGAAAACAATGAAACCTTTTCCAGTTCGTTGTACAGACGATGTACATCATTTCCGCATACTTTTAACAGATATGCTATGTCGTCAGGATCTGCACCGTCCGCCATTGAGTATGCCAAGTCTTCAATCTGCCACTTTTCTAGCTTTGGTACAACAATTATCTTGTCCGACAACCTAGATTGAACCGTGTCAGAAACTTTGGGGCAGATAACAATAACATTCTTTGTAGCAATCTGTATGTTATTTACTTCTGTTTCAGACAGGTCAAGGTTGTCACAGGAATAAACATATAAAGTGTTACTGTCATCTGTGTAGTCGCCAAACAAAGAGTCAACTCTTGTAGTAACAATTGAAAGATCGTCTACATACTTAACATTGACAGCGTTCTTTCTGTAACTTTCGATATACTGCAAAGGGACAAAATCATCGTATTTACAGAGGAGTATAGTTACTCCTTTAGGGATAATATTACTTATTACCAGAGTTTTCAGCTGTTCTAAACCCACTTATTATCCCTGCCCTTTCATTTTCATTAAGTAATTCTCGAATAGCTGCTTCTTATTGATGTTCGGAATAAACGTTCTATTGAAAAGCTCTTCTGTTAGCATATATGTATTATAACATGTAGAATTAACAGCTTCAACAACATTTCTAAAACTTGTTTGAAGCAGAAATTTCAAAAAGATATCAAAACTATACTTTCCAGACTCTTCCGTCCCATAATAGAAACGGTCAGGTACCGACAGAATGTTAGAAACTGTTGCCCTAGAAATGCTGTTCAGTATCTTACTTGAAAGATCCTTCATATAATACAAATCTTCTTCCTTGACACTAGAAAGAGCAATCAGCTGCCCAGGAGTAGAAGCGAGAGACAACTGTAATTCAGTTGCTTGAGGAACAATTCTAGTTAGTGTATCTTTTTCATACTTACTTAATGTCCACAGTTGGCACCTATTAAGAATTGTGTCAAGTAACTGCTGTTTCACTCTGCAAATAATGACTATGTAACAGTTGTTTAAAGGTTCTTCAAGGAATTTCAATATTACATTCTGTTGCTTTATCGAGAGAACATCTGCATTGAAAATATACAGGTAAGGTGTTGGTCTCGTTGTAAATTCTTCAATGTTGTCATATGAAATAGAAGAATCAATTATCACCTTTTCTATTTTCAGACGGTCAGCCATATCATTACAGAGAGTGTGCCTTCCAGAACCTGTGTCACCAAGTAAGATGATAGATCTTGGAAATGTGTCAAGAGTATACTGGTTTATCTTATTAGATAATAATTCCTGCCCTATCATTTACACCAACCTGCACATCTGTAGAAATACTACATCAATTGTAGTCTTTGGATTATTGTCATTCTTCAACATGTTTTTCAGTGATAATAGTTTATCGACAATATAACTGTAATATGCAGGCGCATTGTCAAATCCTACCGAGTAGTTAAGCTTCTCCTGCATACTGGACGGGATCTGTGTAAGACGATAATCTTTAAACAATGCGTATTTATTAAGGTCGAGACAGAATGACAGAAACTGCTCAACAAACAACTTCATATCATTTCCTGAGTTATACAAATCTTCTACCGCGGCTAATACGTCATTTTCCTTTGCATCAACCAGAGAGTTTATCAAGGTGAAGAACGATTCATAGGAGTAGCTCCCAATAGCCTGAAGAGCATTTTCTATTGTTACATTCTTATCATAGTCCGCACATTTTTCAAGATAAGAAATAGCAAGTCGCATCTCGCCGTTACAAACTCTGCTGATGTAATCGCAAGCTTCTTCGTAGTTTGTATAGCCTTCCTGCTGGCATATGTACATCAGACGTTCCTGAATCTGCTTTGAGCTGATTCGATTAAAATTGAACCGCATAACTCTATTCAAAATTGTTGCGGGTATTTTCTGCGGGTCGGTAGTACAAAAAATGAAGATAGTATACATAGGAGGTTCTTCAATTGTTTTTAGAAGTGCTTGCCAACTTGCATTTGTAAGAGCATGGGCCTCGTCAATTATGTAAATCTTGTACTCGCTGTCAAGAGCACGTTCACTAGCAGATTTGATTATTGACTTGATATTGTCCACGCCGTTGTTTGATGCACCATCAATCTCAATAGGGGAACCTTGATTGTGATTTATTGCATTAGCGAATGCACGCCCTGCAGTAGTCTTCCCGCACCCAGAGGCGCCTGAGAATAGGTAAGCATTCTTTACTTGATTGGTTTCAATCTGACGAGTTAGTATCTTAACAATAGACTGTTGAGAAACAATCTCGCCTAAAGTTTTTGGCCTATATTTTGTAGCGAGAGACATTTACTGCACCCTTTCGTAGTATGTTATGGCCTTCAACGGAACCCACATATTTTCATACATACTGTCATTTGACAACCCCGTCTTAAAATCATATCCTCTGCCTGTAAACTGCACCATCTTACCTACGAATTTGTTTATTTGAATAATCAAGGTTGTGTCGGTTATTTTTCGACCTTGATTCCATGTTGCATCCAAAGTAAAGTTTTCAGGAGGGTTAGTTATATAGTTAGCTAAAACTACCTTGTACACCCCGTTTACGAGCAGCTCACAAGTTTCGTTTTTTATGGGCTCACGTATTCTGGGAAACAGTATGTATGTAGACGACTCATCGTAGTCAGGTTTATTCGGTAGGTTCAACTTCTCCAGTTGTTTCAGTATCAGCTTGTTCATGTTTCTCCTGTCTAAAGAAAATATTTCCGTTGGTATTTTCATTGATGAATGCCGACTCAACATCCGCAATGTAAAGCAGTGTAGCAAGAGGGTAGGCATTCCAGATGCTTCCAATGTTGTCCTGCATGCTATCCCAAGACATATTTCCATGATGGTGAATTATTGCAACGGACTCAAAATGGTTCAGAGGAATAAACGAACGAATGTAATATTCGGAAGTGGTTTCGTGATTTCCATACAGAAATCTTTCACTGTCGTCAAGATACCCATAACACTTCTCGCTCACCCAATCAAACCGACCGAGTTCATCTTTCTTACTTCCCTTTTCGCTGTACACCTTTTTGTTACGGTAGTCAACCTTATAGAAGTTCACTTTGGACAGATCGTGAAGAAGGGCAACAATCTTGCAAGTATCTTCGTCGATAACGGACTCCATTCCAAAGTCTTCTACGAGGCGCTTCAGATTATTGTACACGTTCAACGAATGCTGACAAAGACCACCCTTGTACGACCCGTGGTACTTATGGCTTGCCGGTGCAACAAAAAAGTCCGAGTTAGTTAGCCAGTTAATAAGACCGTCAATATTTGCACCATAACGTTCAATTGAACTAACCAGGTTGATAAAAGTATCCTTGTTCTCCTGAATCTGCATCTCTGTAATCATGTTTTTTCCTCCTAAATAATAAAAAATACTACTATATTTTAGATAGTAGTATTATATGATATTTATTCAATTTATTCAACTTGCTGCATTTCAGACGATGTATCTTCTTTATTCTTTCCATGAATAGCAAACCAGTACTCCATTTGAAGAAATGATACGCGATAGTCGGGGTTATGAGCATTCTCACCCAGCATCTGTACAATGTCTTGTACTGTTATATATCTATTATTCATTGTATTCTTCTAACTTCTCTACAAGAAATTTCATTAACTTCTCCTCTATGACATAATAGTTAGGCGTACCAGGACCAAAGTTAATACATAAACAGTTGTTGTCGAGACGTTTACTAAACGCCTCTTCTTTATTTTTAACAAGCCATTCTCTTTTAACAGAAACAGATTGCTTCTCTGTCATAACTGTTTTACATTCAATTAACAGAGAAGCATCTTTCTGAATAACATCACCGCCCGAGAATTTTCCTGCCCCAGAATTTGCAACTTTTGTGCCGCCAAGAGCTCTGGCAACAGACGACTCATGCAAATCGCTGAAGTATCTCGTAGCCTCTTTGTTGTTTGTCAAATCACATCTCCTCAAGATTGGTGGTAGTAATATCTACACCTAATTTTTCACTGACGTCAATATTAAGAAGTGTTTCAAAACTTTTGATGAACGGGTCGTCCTTCTTACTCAGCATACTGTAGCATCTGTCATACAGCTTACGAGCTTCAACAGGATTGGTCTGAAAATACGTGTAGACATTTTTCTTCCCACGTATCTTAATCTCATTTCCCAGCTCATCTTTTAGAAGTTCTCCTGTATCAGGATCTACAAGTTTAAATGACCCTTGAACTGAATTGTCAATCAACCCAAGATGAACACCAACATCAATTGTGTCCTGTAACCAATCAATTCCCTTAGTGTAGTTAAGGTGTGCCATACCAAGTTTTCTATCCCATTTACATACCTTAGTTTTAAGGACGTAACACTCGATAATATGGCCTGCAGGAGATTCTGCTTTCTTCGTTAGGATGTTACCCTCCTCGTCAAAGAAATCTCCTCGCTTAAACATAAGCCGCATAGAGCAAGCATGCTTCCAAGCTCTTCCTCCGGGAGTAGTAAGAGGGTCTCCATAACCAGTCATGTTTTCACGAACCTGATTGATTGCAATAAGTGTTGCTTTGTACTTACGAAGTAATCCGATAGCAGTATTTGCAAAACGAGTCAGGGCCTTAGCAATTCCGCCCATCTGTTGCTTCTCCATAGACTCATCAGCAATCTGCGCAGGAACAAGCGTTGCAATACTGTCAAATACAAGAAGTCCTACTTCTCCTGTCTTCAACATTTCAAGCGCCATGTCAAAGATTTCTTCTGCGGACTGAGCTTCTGGACGAATACACACAGTCTTAACAGCTGCATTCTCGCTCATGTCATAACCGAGCTTTGCTGCCCAGACAGGATCTGCTGTGCCTTCGTTATCCAGAAATACAATGCATCTAGGATTGGTAGGATTTCTTACAAGCTCTACTTTCTGATAAGAAGCACAGGCTAAGAATGCATTGGTAGTTTTACCGCTGCCCTCAGCTCCTGAGAACTCCACGATTCTGCCTTCCGGAATTCCGCCGTAAATAGCAAAATCTAGACCGGGAGATCCTAGGGACAACGTCCCGTCAACGTCCAATGAATCTATTCCATACTTAACAACTGAATCTCCGTACTTTTTTGAAATAGACTTCAATACTTCATTAAGGCTTTTTGAATCTGCCATAGTTCCTCCTAATTAAAGATCAATTGTTTCGTTAAGAATTTTACGAACTCCTGTAACAGGCGTAGACGGGAGATACTCTTCACCCATACGTCTGCTGATAGATTTCGAGATAGTTGATATCATTGTGTTAGCTGCATCAATCTTATTCTTCAGGACTTTATATGCTCTTGCATAGATGTCATTTGTAATAGCTTCTGACTTTGAGGCTTCTTCGCTGAGTGCTACTAGCTCATTCACAGTCTTCTTCTTATTACTAGTAGTGTCTGGAAGCTGGTTATCAAGATACGCCTGGTTGTATACTTCCTTATACTTTGTTTTACTGAGATAATCAAGAGACCCTAATTTTTCAAGTCGTTCCTGCATAAAGTAGAGACAATTAGAAAGCTCAAGATGATATTTTTCAAAGACAGAGATTGACGGGTCTGGGACGGAGATGATATCTGTATACACTGCCTGCATAACATCGTCAAGTTCTTTCGTATAGCGTTTGATTACTTCATCAGAGATTGTGGAATAAATAGCAAGATTGTCTTCTGTTTCAGCGACAACTTTTTCAATTTCTTCAATAGAGATTTGCATATCTGTACCTTCCTCACCAAGTTTCTTCTAAATCTAATAATTGTTTATAATCGGAGTCAAGAAATACTCTTTTCTTTTTTGATGGTATTTCTATTAGTTCTTCTTTACCAAGATGCCGTATTCCCACAGACTGTTCATTTTTTGATAACAACTTCGTCACTGTTTTAATTGGAACATATAAACATTTGTCTTTTTCGTACAACCACAAGATTATTCCTACTCTTATTCCCGGAATCCCAACAAACTGCTTTAGCCTGTCATACTGAGAAACAGAACTAAATGGAAGAGAGGCTCCTGCATGACTTTTACACTCCAGTAAGAATAGTTTACCATCAACATACGCTATGAAGTCACATAAGTTTGCAGAAGTATACTTATACCCGGACACTTGGTCATTCAATCTGAGTAAGAAAGTGCCCGGGAAACTGTTATGCCAATCTTGACGAAATTTGTTTTCAAATTGTTTACCGTAATTCGGCATTACTGAACCCGAATTTCCGGAATTACATTTGTCACATTGTTAGATACAAGAAGAATAGCAGAATTGTTGCCGAAGGAGATGTGTACGTTCTTAGTACGATTACTATCCAGCATCTTTGTAAGCTCAATGATGTCAATTGTAACTTCATACGGCTCTGCGATGCTGTTATTTGCTGTTTCGTACATAACCTTTTCGGTACTATTCTTCTTAGTATCGCTCACCTTAACAAACTCTCTTTCAAAGTCAAGGCAAGCAGATGACAACATAGCATCTTGGGAGAATAGCGAGAAACGTTCGAGTGCTTCAAGAAGTTTGTTACGAGGAATACTTACAGTATACGGAAGCTCTCCAGAGGCAAGGGAACGAATCCGATTTACCGGTACACTCTTCATCATAGTGTCATCGCAAGAAAGAATTGCTGACAGACGGACTTTCGGAGTTGTGAAAGAAATACGAGTCTGAATGATTTCATCACTGAGCGGTTCGGTTCCGTAGCAGATATGAACCTGCTCGTTTTCAAACAACTTGAAAAGCTTAACAAGACGAGAATTTAGAAGAAGCTTGATGTCAGCACCCAGATCAAAGTTATTGACTGTTGCTCCAGAAGTGAATGTAAGAGCACCGTGTTGGTCGATGTAAAAATACTTCTGAACAGCATTTGAAATAACACCAACATCAAGCTGACGACTATTCGCGGTCATAATACTGTTGAGCACATCAGACGACACATCAAATTCGGAAGAGATGTTATTCACTTCAATCTTTGGCAGTGTCATCATAACAGAATCTTCAAAGATAAGCGGAAGGCGATACGTTCCGTTTCCTTTAACAACAAGGAACTTGTCAGTAACGGAAAGTTCAACATACTCCGTTGTAATTCGAGAGATCAGCTTTGTAAACAATTCCGCATCAACTGTTGCATGAATTTCTTCGGGGTCGTCAACAGGAATGTTGATTGTAACAAAGTATTCCTTATTTGTTACTGAAAGTTGAAGTACATCGTCCTTTGTTTCAAGTTCAAGTACTTCTGTAAGCTGCGAGATAGAATTTGCATCTACAGCATTTGAAATTGTAGAGCAAGGCTTCTGAATTGTTTCAAGTTTAATTTTCATCAATGATACCTCATTATATTTTTGTTTTAGTATAACGTGGGATTACAATTATTGGATCAAGAATCCCAGCCGGGGTATGGAATAAACTTGTAGCAATTCATCAGTTCGCCGTCAAGTTTAATAATTTCTCCTGTCATGATTTTATTCTTAGTCAGAAGAAAGAAGATCCATTCCGCAACATCTCCTACAGTTGAAAGACGTCCTGTAATACTCAGATCTTGAATTGCTTTCATAAGGTCGGGGTCAGCATAAAGTTCAGGTTCAAGTGCAGTTCCTACGAAACTTCCTTCGGCAGCCGGAACAATTCCGTCAATGTTCAAAGAGTTAACAAGAACGTGTCGGCTGTCATGACCCAGATTATTAGCTGCCCATTTCGTCAGAGCATCACGACCTCCCTGAGATACACAATATTCCATGTTGTCGTATCCCTTAATCGAAGCTGTACTGCCAATCTGAACAATCGCCTTGAGCATTGGGTCAGAACTATACTTCTTAATTATGTTCATATACCCAATAAGATTAACTGCAATAGCCTTTGCCTTGGGTGTGACAATTCCTGCATTGTTAACAATGTACGTAATGTTTTTCAAGTCGGGAAGAGAGTTGAAGTCACTTACATCACACTCATGATGAATATACTGACAAGACTGAGGAATTGTTGCGGGCTTCCAATCTAGGCCTACAACACAATAACCCTCTTCAATAAACTTCATTGCTGCGGCACGACCTACACCATAACTAGTGCCCGTAATAAGAACTGTTTCCATACTCAAGTCACCATCCCAGTCCATTTTTGAATGTTGTGTTATGAGGTTCGAGTTTAGCTACCCAATCAAGCGTGTCAAGAATATTAAACTCTGCACGTTTACCAGAATCCTGCTCCAGTTCTTCCAGAGTGAATCCTCGCTGTTTAATTCTTTTCAGCACATCTTCCTGAAGAGCCTTACTTTGCTGACTTAGCGACCGGTCGTCTGCTTTTGCTTTCATAACTTCGGAAACATGGATTGACTTGTCGTCAACAGCTATCATTCCATATGCCGCACGCTTTACCCAAGAGGTCGCATCAGTAGAAGTTACTGTAATATTGTCCAGAACAGACTTTACCCCAACTCCGAAGGCGTGGGTCATTACATTAGGGTTAGAACTTTCATGAATAACTCGCATACATTCTCTGCCCCAATTGATTCGGACCTTTTTCGTTCCTTCAAGAGAAATTGCTAGACCAATATACTTAATCGGTGATCCGTCAGGGTGACGATACTCAAGCATATTTCTGAGCCACTTGAAATCTTCTCCATAATGGAATACAGGTATGAGTTTGTCTCGAAGTTCCGGGCGAATTCTTTCTACCATGTAGAGATAATTATCCCAGGTAGTTTTAGCCTTGTTATAGTCCATATTCATCGGGTCCGGAACATCATCAACTGCAACAAAAACAGTTACATAATCCCCAATCTCATCAATGAACTTGAGATAGTCATCAATGTCAATATGGACTCCTTTTGTATATGCAGTAAAAGATCCAGAGTCTACCATAATACGTCCGGTATGCTCAGGATGTTCCTGCTTATACTCAATTAGAGATTTGATGCCCTTTCGCTCGTGCCACTGAGAAAAAAGCTGGTCAACATTCAATCGTCGTTTCATGTCTTGATACGACATTCCTGAAAAATAATAGATTGTCTTCTCGTTTTCCATATCATGCCTTCCTTAGCAATATTGATACTTTATTATATAAAATTCTTCTTTTCTTTTCAACTATACACTTTAGGAGAATGTTAGTGTTCAAAATGTCTCTGACGTTGCTTAAGAAATACTAGTTACCCAGTCTAGTACTTCTTTTGGTGTATTTAAAACAGTGTGATTAGAAACTCCAAGTAGCATATTGTTAATTGCAGGATCTGTAGCAACTGTCCAATATTGATGGGAGTTGGCAGGGAGTACCTCGATAGGATACACATTGTTTATCTTTGTGCCTTTATGCAGTTTACAAAACTCTGTTGCATAAAGTGCAACGGGTTTATGCAGTGCATATGCAATTCCCGCTTCCACAGCCGTACCGGGATCGTCTCCGTCAATATAAGCAACCATACAGTCGCAACCGATGATGTGCTCAACATCTGTATTGAACGTACTCAAAGAATCCTGGTATGTACTTTGGTCTTCAAAGATGACACCTTCGTCTCTCCAGGGGAAGTATACTTCATGCCCTGCTGCTTCGAGCATATCAGCAATTTTCTTTTCATGCTCGAAGTAAGCAAGGTTATCCATAATCTGTGCAAAGTATATCTTCATTACGCAGTCACCAGAGCAGGAGCGTCGAGGTTCTTGTTGACCTCTTGTGCTTCTTTCACAAGGTCAACATACTCCTGACCGACCTTATTCTTTCTCCAAGAATTAGCAATCTTGAATCCAATAGGGGAGAAAATCATCTGACCAATCAGCTCAATTACCATTCCCATAGCAGACATCGGAATCAGATGCACAATAGCACCGAGCGTTCCCGCGTCCATGAACCAAGGCTGCCAAATACTGAAAAACAGACCAAAGAAGAAATTGTCCACAAACTGACCAAAAGCAGTTGACACCCAAGAGGCAGTAACATACGCCTTAGCTGATGTACGATTCTTAAACTTCAGCAGGATGTACTTTGAAATGAGCGAGTTAACAATGTTACCAAACAGGGCAGCACCAGCACCAGCGAACAGAGGCCAAGGGGCAGCAACAAACAGCGCACTGAAAATAGCAGACTCTTCAGGTGTCGCACCATACGACGCAAAAGGCAACATTGCGCCGATGGTCATAAGACCAATTGAAACAAGTTCAAGAAGCAACGCTGCAATGTTAATCTTGATTGCTGCTTTTGCACCGAATCGTTTTACAAGCATATCAGACGCAAGGAACACTACCCACGACACAATAATGCCACAATCAAAAGGAACGGGACCAATAGCACCTCCTCGATTTGCCAGAAAGTTCATAGCAATTAGACACGCCACAAGAAACGCAAACGGAATCGTCGGCATACATCTAAACAGTACTTTTGTTTCGTTCCATTCTTTCTTAAGATATTCAACCATTTTAAAAACTATCTCCTATTTTTATTTTTAATTTTACAGGATAGGCTGGTGGGATTTTCGAACAGCCTGTACTATATCTTTTACTCAGATTTTACTAGTTTTACTAAATAGTAGATATGCGTAATCAAACAAATAACATTCAGAAATACGGTGCTGAAAGACCCAATCCAAAATCCATACAGGATCATCAGGACACTTCCTGTGAGGTTAAGCAACCGCATACGAATATTTCCACTTCTACTATCAGATTTAACTGTCATAGAGAGCAGGACAAAACCTGACGCAAAAATTCCTAGTGCTTCTCTAAGGGTTACATTTTGAACTATATTCACTAACATCCTCCTAAAATGTATACTTGCTACGTCATTGAATCACTCCCTACATATTATACAACATATTATAGTGTATTCTTTAACGTTTTTCAACTTAATAGCTGAGTTAACTGTTCAGAAGTTAGCTCACTATGTCCCTCTAAAAGTTTACTGAAAGCTTCTTCTTTTGACTTTCCGGAGTCTATAAGCTTCTGCAACTCTTGTTTTAAGATATCTCCGAAGTCATCTTCATACCAGCAATTTACAATATAGCCGTCGCATTTGAACGGTACTTGTACTTTATCTGCAACAGAGGTTTTCATAACATAGGTCAAACGATTCATAACAGCTTCAGAGTTTTGCTTTGGACATTCTACAATAACTTCATCATGGATCTGAAGTACTAGTTTAGCTCCTAGACGATTTAATTCTTCATCATCAAATACTTTACGCATACATACTTTAGTCATCGAAGCTGCTCCGCCCTGGATACGAGCATTCACACACTGTCTTTCTGCCTGGCTTATAAATGCCCCATTATCAACGATGTAGATGCCATCCTTTTCTGCTTCTTGCTGAATCTTTTGATAGTCATTACGAGATTTAACTTTTGAAAGTTTTTTCTTGTAAGACTCAACAAGAGCTGCAGATGAATTGTTTACTTTACCTAACGTATAAAGAATTGGATTAAACTCCGTACTGGGCTTAGTGTTCTTTACTGTATACTTTGGAAGAAGTATGTCGGGCAATCTTCTACGTCTTCCCCAAAGGTCTTCTACATAACCTGTAACTTTTGCATCTTTCTCTGTTTTTTCAGTCCATTCTTTAACCTTTGGAAACTGATTGTAAAAATCATTGATAATCTGTTGAGCTTCTTCAACAGTTGAATGAATCTGCTCGGCAATACTAGGAGCTCCTCTGCCATACATTATTCCAAGAATTAGACTTTTACAGTTACTACGTCTTTTCTTGCCTTCTGGGTTAGGCGTTCCGTCCTGACGATGCTCCATATTATCCCAGTAGTCGTTCTTGTATACAACAGACGCAACTGTAGCGTACAGATCCTTGTTTTCCTTGTACGCAGCTATCATTGTATCGTCATTGGAATATGCAGACAAAAGACGGGGTTCCTGCTGAGAAAAGTCCGCTCCTGCAAAAACATTTCCCTCAGCTGCACGAAACATCAACCGAATCTCCTTCACATGCGACGGGATATTCTGAAGATTCGGGTTACTAGAGCTGAATCTACCTGTACCTGCCCCGAGCTGATTGAAATGCGCGTGCAACCGATTATCTTTACTGTTTACACATTCCGGAATCTTGTCTATATACGTTCCAATTAGTTTTTCAAGACCGCGTTTTTCAAGGATCAAATCGCATATCGGAAGTTTGATTTTTTGGAGAATTTCTTCTCCTGTTCCTCGAGGAGCTTTCTTATCCTGTGCGGGTGTTCCTAATATATCATACAACAGAATTGCAAGCTGTGTAGGACTATTTAACTGCGGAGGATTTTCTAGCTGTTCGTTCTTTGACTTCTTGTAAGTGAATTCCCCCGCCTTATTGGGCTTTGAATTACGCTCTTTATAGTTTGCTTCTTTTGTCAATCTCCATGCAGCTATCTTATCAGAATACTTTGACAACTCTGTGTCAATCTTTGCGTTCACCTCTTCCACTTTTTTGTGGTACTTGTTACTAAGTCTTTTTGCGTATTCTTTGTCAATCTCAATGCCATAAAGTTCCATCTCTGCGCATACAGGAACAACGGGCATTTCAACGTTCATGAACAGATCAAACAGCTTTTCATTTCCGGGCTTATTAAACTGTTCCTTTTGCCATTCATATAGTCTGTAAGTTATGTAGGCATCTGTTGCTGCGTACAACGCAAATATTTCAGGTTTAACATAAGCATACGGAATTCCTTGAAATAGATGCTCTATATCATACTTTTCCTGAGTACTGTCAATATGAAGTATGTACTGTTTCTTCAAGCCTGCAAGCTCATTTTCATCGAGTATTCGTGCTGCTATTTCAGTGTCCCAGTAAATATTCAAAACACAATTGCAAGTACACTTGATAACCTCATAGTCAAACTTTCCGTTATGCATCAGAATCTGTGTGTTAGAAAGACGGTCAAACTGCTCTTTGATGTCTAGCTCTGTAAGCTGGTTCTCAATGAGAATGTCTGTGTCTGGCTGTGTATGATGAATAGGAATATACGCGCTAAGTTGACCTGGAGTATAGATACAGGCACCCATAAGTAAACAAGTAAGAGGTTCAAGACTATTATTTGTTTCTGTATCTATAGCAATTATTCCGTTACGGATAGCTTCGTCAACATACTTGGATAACTCATCTTTTGATGTAATCACCTTTGTATTAGAAGTATATCCTCCGAGAACTCTGTTTACTTCTTCATAAATAAGCTGCAATTTGTCAAAGGTAGAAACTGTCTTTGACTTGATAGCCTTTCTAGTTTCTACCTTTGGGTCTTTAGGAGAACTGACCTTCTTTGCAACTTTCTTCACTTCCTTCTTTGCGGAAGGAACTTCAAATTCATCTCCCCACAGGGACATAAGTCAATCTCCTTATTGTTTAGTATTAGTTACGAACAGGTCGGCTGATTACCTGATTGGAAACAGGGGGGGCATAATACTGCATCGGATTTCCCGTAGTAGGGGCCTGGGGAACAAACTGCGAAGGCATACCCGTAGGGGCTTGAGGAGCAACAGGCGTTCCAGTTGCAGGAACAAACTGGGGAGAGCTAGGCTGCGCTACAGGCGCAACCTGTGGCTGCGGGGTATACAGCTGAGGACCTCCTACGGAATTACCGGCAGGAGCAAACTGCGTTGCAGGCGGCGCATAATTGCCATTACCGTAAGACTGATTTTCCTTAGGCTCGTCTTCAGGCATACGACCCGTATTAACAAAGGTCGTCAGGTCAGCAAAACTCTTGTCCAGAACAATTGTTCCTGTTGCAGAATAATCCTGGAAAACTCCTTCAGGAATAGGATAATTCTGGGAAGGATAAATCTGTTCCGGGGCAAACAGAATATCATAGCTGGTATCCCGGCTTCCTGCTGCACCATTACGATGAATCTTAAACAGATAATTCGACAGCGGACCGTACTCGTTAATCAGACTCTTAATACGAGTAGCATAGCTAAGTCCTCTAGCCCAGACCTTGGGGACGGGCACAATACTTCCATTGCTGTCTCGAGAATACTCAATAAGGTGAATAAACATCACATTCTGCGTATTGGCTCCAGTGGCGCAAAGGGGACAAGCTTCCATCGGATCTTTCGGATTACGGAGGCAGTTAACAGAACGGAACTTTCCGTTAATCGTCACTCCGTGAGTAGTAACAATGTCGAAGGATCCCACATCGTCATGCATAAAACGAACAAGTGCTTCGTCTCCGTCATTCTTAAGTGCAAACGATTCAACATAATTAGGGTTGTTTGCAGACTGCATTTCAGTTGCTTCTTCAAAGGTTACACGTGCCATAGGTTCATAATCTCCTTCATTTCATTTTCATTTCTTTAAGGTTTACGTTCTAACATCTATTATATTATAAAATCCTGCAAAATCAACTTGTAAACGAATACTGAGAAATAAGTGGTAAATTTGCAATCTCTTCCGCTGACAAATCGTTGCAGTCTTTTCCTCTGGGTAATAGCATTATGTCCACAAATACGTCTTTCCGTATATTAGTTAAAAATCTGTTTATTCCTTTGTCCCCTGCGTTATCTCCATCAAAGGCTAGAATGTAATGTCTTATCGGACACTTATTTAAAATGTCATATTGTTCTTTGGCACCTGTTCCGATAAGAGCTACAGCCGGATAACCTAACGTATTAAGATACAATGCGTTCAGCTGGCTTTCGCAGATGAATACGGTGTCCTTTCCTTCTTTAATCATAAAGTTCAAAAGGTATACAGGCTTCTTGACCCCTGGGGGGATAAAAAACTTCTTACCCACAACAGAACGTTTTGTTACAAACTTTAACCTTCCTCTTTCATCCCAAACAGGAAACGTTATGCTATCCGTTTGAGGGTCATACCCTACCTTGTATTTTAGTATAACTTCTTCAGAAAGTTTACGCTGAAACTGATAAGGATGAAAGTATGCAAAGTTATTAAGGATTGACTCGTCAAGGAACTGGTCTTGTGATTTTTCAAGTTTTATCTCTGGCAATACAACTTGATGTTCAATAAAGATATTAGCATAGCGTTGTATAAGCCATTCCTTACCGAATTCGTCATCTTGCCCAAAACAGTGCCCGACCAATGAATATAGAGGGACACTTATACCACAAGCAAAACAATGTGTTATTCCCTTAACAGTATCCTTGTCGTCGTCTCTTGCAAATACAGTACAACTAGGGTGTTTCTCCCTGCCGTCTGAATGATAGGGGCATTGAATGAATACATTGTCTCCCTTATCAATTATCTTGTTTAGATATCGACCGTTTGTTTCTCTGTTAATGTCTCTCAGTATGTCATATACAGGAGCATCAATTATTTTGTTACCAATAATTAGTTCCAATTACAACACATCTTCTTCAAATTCTTTTGCTAATTCTTCTGATCCTTCTCCGGACAAAGCATTTCCTTCCTCGGGCAAATATTCAAAAATACCGCGGTCAAAATTAGATGCATATCTAAGTTTCTGATTATTTACAGCATCTCTTGCCTTGGATAAGTTAAGAGTTAGAATGTCATCTTTCTGTTCAAGGAATATTACAATTGTGCTATCTTGCGATATTCTGTCTGACTGTGCAATGTGACTAACATCTACACCTGCGGATGTATCATTTCGATTCTGCTGTGAAACAGCGATAATTGGTATCTTTTCCATCACCTGAAGATTTTTAAGGTCTCTAGAAATATTTGCTGCCTTCTCTACAGGATTTCTTGCCCTTCTATCATCTTCTAGTAAGGAGTGCTGGTCTACAAATAGTATATCCAACTTATCTTGTTCTATAAATGCCCTTAATGCAGTAACCCCTGCAGGCCCGTTAATATCATTAGGTGTCAATACCTTAAAGGCAGTTGAAAACCTGTTACGCAACGAATCAATATGCCGCTTATACTCGTTCTGTAGGTCTGCATTACCTCGAGTTATTCCATAGTTGGAAATGTGCCCCGACAAAGTATCAAATCGGTAGCCTACTTTATTTGTAGACATCTCACCAGAATACACTCCAACCGTCAACCCTTGTTCAAGAGCTGCAACAGCACATTTTAGTAGAATCCAGGTCTTACCTACACCAGGACGTGCCGATATAGTAGCAAGCTCTTCATTTCTGTCCCAGCCACCAATCAACTTATCAAGCTCGTTAAACCCAGTTTTAACGTAGTACTTTTCAAAATCTCTACAACGTTCAACATATGCATCATATCTTGAAGTGTCTACAAGAAGGTCCGTTGACTGGAAATGCTTTGCTTTCACAACAGATTCCTGAGCTGTTGTGTAAACAGACAGTGCTTCGTCTACTTTGTTCTTCATCAAAAGGTCTCTTACCTTATTAAAGATTGTAGCCAGTAGACGTGTATTTCTATCTTTTACTAGTTCATCAATAAGATAGTTGTTAGGTTCTTCAACCTTTAGTACATCAAAATCCGGAAATTTTGCAACAAATGTTGCTACATCGGGAATTCTTCCGTAATTATCAAAGTGTTCTTTGATAAAATGAAATTCATCTAGGTAATCACTAAAATATTCGTCATCAAGGTTATTGCTAATAAGAAGTGACGAGTCGTTATTTGCCAGCATCTTATTGAGAACTTGCGCCTGAATAATCAAACAGTCACCCCCAACGGACGTTTATCTTGACCATCGAAACGAATCTTTTCTGCTGTGTTGAATATACGACTTGCAATACGTTCTCCAACAGTATTTACAAGACCTTCGTAATCAAGATTTGACGTAAAGATGTTTGCTTTACCATCATTTATTCTGGTATCAATTATATTGAACAGAATTTCATGCTCATAAGACGTAGCAGATTTTGTTGCAATATCGTCGAAAACAACAATGTCTGCAGAGTTAACATATCTTTTAATGTGCTGAGCATATTCATTAACTTCAGATATGTTGTCTTTCATGGCAATAAGATACTTTGGCACACTTACAAACAAGACTTTACAATCAAGGTCACACTTATACCATATGTTCTGTAGATACGCTTGACACAATCTTATCGCCCAAGTAGTTTTTCCATTTCCCACATTTGTAGAGTATATGTATAGATTGTTCCCTGAATCTGCAAAGTACTTTACAACGTCTCCTTCAATGTTGCTCAAACGCTGAAAGGCTTGTAAATCAGTTCCGTCAGCATCAACATATAGTGGTATACGAGTTCTTTGTTTCTCTGTTATCAACGATAGGTCATAAAGCTGTTGTAGTTTAAACAGCTTGATACAGAAAACATCTTTTTCTCTGCATTCGCATTCTTTGTTAATATTTTGATATTTCTTGCACGTATCTTTCATCCAACAATCATTGCTGGTAATCAAATAAAAATCACTTCCTCGCCTCCCGTATGTCTTTTGAAATCATACGTAGCACTTTGGTAATACCTTTGTTAGTTATACAATATAGACGGGACATGACACAGCAAACACTCTCAAGAGGGATTCCATACTCTGAAGAAAATCTTTCAGCAAAAGACTCTCCAGGGTTATTGATCTCTTTTGCAACTCTTGCAGAATTTATGCTGTAACTCCCGCCCTTTACTTCAACAAGACTAGCGTCATGTAGAAGAGCATCTGTAACAAATGCTGCAACGTACTCTTGGTTTTTGAAATAATTTTTTACTTGTTCCTTCCAAAAGATGGTTTCTGAAACTTCTTCCAATTCATCAGTTGTCAAAAGATTCAGGAAGGATTGTTCTTCGTCATCATCACTGTCTTTTATTGTATTGTCAAGGCTCAGAGCAGTACTGGAGGCCTTACGTTTGTGTCGTTGACTTGCAACAAACAAGTTGATTACATTCTGCTGAAATGTAATATTTATCGCCTTTTCTGGACCACGTTCATCTTTATAGATACTCTGCTCGGGATCTTCCCAGGGTTCTTGTTCTAGTACATACAAGATAGAATCAATCAAACATTCGTAACAATCTTCTTCTGTCAAAATCTTTACAGCTTGTTTATTGTAGGTCTTTGTTAGAACGTGCCAGAAGTTCAGTATAATTGCACTTATGTAAAAATCTTGAAGTTCTTCTGACCCTTCTTTTTCTAGTTGCTTGTAAGATCTACAAAGTTGATTTCTGTCAATAGATTTCCAGTTTGGAATGTGCTTTGCGGATTCAACATACGCCTTTCTATATTCATCTAGCATCCTTTCACCTCATAACAACAATAGCAAATACAATCATGGAAGATGCATTTGCTATCATTTTAATATATTTAACTTGAAAATTCAATTGGCCTTAAGCACATTCTTTGTCCGCTTCATTTATTCTGTCGAGATAATCTTTATATTCAGGAGCCCATTTCTGAACAAATTTTTCATACTCTGATTGATATTTCATCATGTGAAGGGATATGAGCTGAGCACGCTGGATACGAAAGGCCTTTCCTACAGAGGTTTCACAAAGGCTGTACATTGCAGACCATGCTTCATGATGAAAGTAATGAGCTTCTTCGGTAGGGTTACCCTTACCGTCATGAAAAACTTTTGTATAAGACTTACCGATATCGTGCCAAAGCATAGTGGAATAAAGAAGCTCAGTATCGCGATCTTCGTCACAAGGGTGAGTATCAATGTAGCTGGCAGCTTTCACACAGTGGTCATATATGTCGTACTTATGATGTGGGTTGTCGTGCTTTATCCCCATACATCTTTCAGCAACTTGAAGATAATGAACATTGCTACTAGGAAAAACATCAATGCTGTCCCAGCCTTCACTATAAAGGGGCATCTGAAACTGATTGAACTGTTTCCGTATTACCTCTTCCGGCACACGACGGTCTCGTTTCGTATTCTGATAACAACAACATTCAAAAGTTGCAGCAATTACAACACATTTTGTAAAAACAGGCTTGCCAAAAGAGCTCTTTACGTCGTTCAAAAATGCAACACGTAACTTTCTTTTAAGGTTTGTTGCATCCAGTACTACGTCTTTTCCGTCCTTCAGAGCTTCAATACACATCTTACGACATTCTGCAAAAACCTTTGCAGGATCTGTCTGAATGTTCTCGTCGCCAAAAATGATTCCCCGAACTTTATCAGAGCTGACTGTTACCAATTCCGCATTCCAGTTCTCAAGGTATTCGGTGTACGTAGACTTCCCTGCCCCTGCAGGACCAACTAACATAATAAAATTCTGCAACTTACTTCTCCGTTTCTTCTTTATGGGCTTTTCCTTCTTCAAGCCCGGTATTATACCCATGCTGATATACGTCCATCAGTCGATCTGTCTCTGCTTTTACACTAAACAAAGAGGAAATAATATACCCTAAAAGGTAGCCTACAAAGAGGAGAGATGCGTACAACCACATAATGAAAATTTTCTCCCTTTCTAAATTTTGAAGTTCGGGGGATCGCAATTATTTGACATAAGAACTACTATAGCAAGTATAACAAGAACAGCAACTATTTTTCCCATCAGTCCCACCCCATAAGTTGAAAGATTTCGTCAAGCGTAAAACCTTGTTTATTTTCTTCAGGCAGAGTCTTCCGTTTTTCTTCTTCCGCTATCATATCATCAATTCTCTGCTGTTCCCAAAGATGCTTAGTGCGCATTGTTTCGGAGTATCCATTGTGCTCATCAGTTATCATGTATTCATGCCCTTTATACTCGTAGAAAAGGTGCACCGCATATCCGTTATCATCCAAGGTCTTTCCAAGGTACTTAGCATTCATGCTTAAATTCCTCCAGATTACTTAATGATTAAACAGGGTATTATGTAAGTTCATAGCAGCGTTGGCCATCTGGTTAATGTAGGCATCATGCTTCTTCTGGGCAACCAGCTCGTCTTGAACAACTCGTTTCACGGACTGGTATATATCGCCCTTTCTGGAAAACAGCTCAATGTCGTAAAAACCTTGAGTATAGAGCCTGTTAGCAAGTTTGCGGGCAAGCGCTTCCTCAACAAAGTATTCAATCTGAGCAGCAGAATTGCGGTTCAAACGATAGATCAAAAGAAACTTTCTCGTATCCATGTTGTACCCCTCCAGGCATACTGCCTACGTCGAATGTTTTATTACTTACATATACATTATAGTATATGTGTAAACAAAATTCAACTGAATTGTAAAAAACAGTAAGCTACAATATTCTCTTACTGTAACTTACTGTAAATGAAACTATTCTTCAAAAACTTTTAGGCCATATGCTTGTGCAAGTTCATGCTGAAATCTACATTCTTTTGATTCCTGCCACCCCTTACAAAAACACACAATGTTACAACGGGCCATCTGCTCCAAAGACTTTGCCAGATCACATAAGGTGAAATTCATTATACCTCGTTCTTCCATTTTTTCAATGGTATACAATTCGTCGATGGGAGCGGTGTTTAAAACTACACAATTGGCCCGTTCAACAATCGCAATCATACGATTTCTATCTTCAAGTATCTCCTCTTTGGTACGCCCTGTAGTGGGCTGACAAATCATAACCCTTCGACCAAACATAATTTCACCCTCCTATATTCAAACGTATTTATCTTGGTATATAACAGTCATGAGTTTCTGTGGGAAGCACCCAACAAGACATGCTGACACATCTAAATAAAACTTCATCAGAGATTGGAAAACAAGTTGTTTGTTTAGTGTCACAGTACTTACAATTCTCGCAACATTTCTCGTTAATGGCTACACTGCCTCCTAGCCCTCTTCATAATTTTTTACTAACAACTCGAGGTCTCTTTTACCTCTACTTAAGAGTTGTTTATCCTCAGAAAGAAATTTTGAGATATGCTTTAACTCATACAACGGTACCGATTTTACAGTTTCGGCAGCATCTATGCGTTGAATGATCTGATATATTTTCAAAGATTCGTCTGAAATCATCCCATGAAATTCCGAATACAATTCCTTGATGAATTCATCCGCATCAATCAACCGGGCCATTCACTACAACCCCCATTATACTTCCAAACACATCGTTTACAAAGAGAATTATCATGACAGGTTTTCTCTTCAGAAGAAAAATCCTTCGTTAAGTTTTCAGAAACCTTGTGAACATCTAGTTCACAAAAAGTACCTTGCCAGTGGCAACAGCGAGTATTCGGAGCAGTACATATGCCCCCAGTAAAGTCACACACAACGGGCATCTTCATCATCACAAGTCATCAATGCACCGCAGTACGGACAAATGTCCGAGCAATACTCCTTGATCATTGAACCAGAATTTTTCCACAGTGCTGTGTGACCACATTCGGAGCAAAAATGGCTCCCGTCATCTTCGGAAACCCACACTCCGTGATAAACAATAGAATAACTTCTGTCATAAGTATCTTCAACAATAAAATTATTCTTCAGCCATTGTCTAACAAAGGGCAATGAATACGACCCGTAACCTGTAATAAACTTCCCGGTGTTTGTGTCAAAATACACAATTTCGTAATAGTCACTCCCCGCAATATCTCGAACGGTGACTTTAGCAAACGGGGTTTTAAACTTCTCTTGCTGTTCCATGTAACTTAGCCTCCCCTATCACATTTTCCTCCAAATAGTTATTACAATTCATACATTGGAAAGTGCCAAGTAAAGTAATATGGTGGAACTCACAGATTAGTTTGTAATCTGGATGGTCTATAACGCAACATTCATTAGTTTGTGTACGCCCAAGAAATATGCAATCCTTCATCTGATTTCCGTCCATCCATTAGAATTTATAATCGCGCGCATATTATCACGACCAACAGGGTTCATCGTATGGAAATGAAATGTATATCCTGTGTCAGGTAGCTGCTCACGCTCAAGCCACTTTAGAACCTCAATATAGTCTCCACCATCAAAAGCATAATCGCCTGCATCGTGGTCGAGGTCAATATGAATAGCACCTTTCGAACGCTGGCGCTCATATAGCACGATTGCTGTTTTAGCTTCGCGTACACTGCGAGCCCAAAACCAGTCATTACCATCCTTAGGGGGCTCTCTAAGATCGTCTACCCAGAGATACATTCTTTGCTCCTCACTTTCTATTCATGTATCAAATGTTTAACTTGAGCAGAGAGATAATATCGAGGCTGGCGCATTGACGGGCAATAGTATGACACAATTAGCCCCTTACGCTCAAGCCATCGAAGGGTTTCCTTTACTTCAGTGTGAGTTGCATAACTCAGTCTCGAAAAGACTTCAGTAAATGTGGGATCAGCACCTGCACAATCAATAATACGAAGAGTGTCGCTATTGATTGAACTCACTGTCTCGCCTCCAATTCGCTAACAATACGCTCGCGCAACTGCCTTGTCTCTTCCTTAGCCTTCTGCTCTGCACGGATACTCTGCTGACGAATACTCTCGATAAATCTATTCGTCTCTTTCACCTTCTGAAGTGTTTCTTCGCGCTTTCTCTTATTACGTCGCCACAGACGATACTTCATCTGGTCACCATAAGTTTTAAATCTAATATAGAACTTTTCCGTATTGTTATTGTTTTTATAAATAAACGAGACATTAAAATACTCACTTTCTTGCCAACTTGAAGAAGAAACATTATAGAAAGCGAGAAATTGCTTAAAGGTAAGAGCAATATAACCTGAGCCTGACTTGATTTTTCGGAAAAATCGAAAAAAGTCTCTGAAGATTTTTTCGATCTCATCATCCTTATTCAACACTGAAAAAATAATCCAAATCGAGAAACCAATTAACACTACTACAATAATACAAAGCACAACCATTATCTGTCTCACCTTCTATAGACATATTATATACTGAATATATGCAAATCAACACTTATCCTACTCTTCTAGCCATGATAAGTTTCAATCCATACCCATCAAGCTCGCTCACAATAACGCCTTCTGGCGAGGAGGAATGGATAAACTTCCCATCACCAATATATATTCCTGTGTGGAAGATGTTCCACTTACTACGTCCAAAGCACAAAATATCGCCAGGCACATAGTCTTCTACTTCCTTACCTTCAAGAGCCTGGATTTGAGTAGTGCGCCCAATAGAATAACCTGCATCTTCGTAGGCTTTCTGAACAAAACCACTACAATCCATTCCTTTATCAGTGGTTCCTCCCCACTTATAGGGGACACCAAGATAAGCTTCTGCACTTTCTACAATAGAGGTATCGCCCGAAGGAGTAGGAGTTGAAGCAGGCGCAGGAGTTGATGTAACAGTCGGCTCACCGGGCGTGGGCTCTGCTGGTTTATTAAATGGAGTAGCTACTGGCGCAATAGGCACAGGTGTTGCATCAATAGTAATCGTGTAGTCTTGCTCATGGTCAATAGACACATACTCACTTAACACATACCCGGTCTTTCCATTCCAACCAACTTCATACCACTGATGGTACTGCCCATACACACAAATCTCTGTTCCTGCACTGAGCGTTGTATAACCACTAGCATTGTAACTAGGTCCGCTATACAAAGTTGCTTCGTTGATTACATAGCCATTAGGCTCACTGGAGGCTATTGCCGTAGTAATCGGATATGAAAAAAGAACTACAATCAGTAGCCCGATTACGAGCCCTTTATATCTTTTTATATTCATATTTCCTTTCTATGATACCTTCGCCATTCAAGTCAATTACTACTTGGCGCCCAATGCCCTTTACTACATTCACAAGAAGGACAATGGCACTGGCATTCGCCCTCCATCCACTCATATCCTTGTGCTTCCATGTGGGCGCTTTTTATTCTTACATGTATAAAAGGAATAAGTATAATTATAACACCCGTACAAAGAAGAGCTATGAGTTCACAGACAAAACGTCTGTCTTCTCTGTCCATAGGTCCCCCTCTGCTTCTTCAAACAAGGACGAATTTCTTCTTGAGGCAACGCTTGCACTGGCAACGATGACCGATAAGAACGTCGCCGTCCGGCTGATAATCATAAACCGGTTCAATCTCAACAAAGTCGTGCCCGCCGCCGGAGATGGGGCAAAGGAGGTTTTCAAGTTCCTCAACACGATACTTCAGCCCAAGATACTCTTCTTTCTTAACAAACATTATATATTCTCCTTTATTTAAATCAAGTAGGTTTAAATGTTACGCTCAATTTCCGCAGAATGAAAGACCTGTCCATCAACATCTTCAGCTGTAAGGTAGGCCTTATCCAGAGCATCGTAAGAACCCCAATACCACCAGCTGTCGTCGCAATAACGAGCAACAACGTAGTTTTTATACTCAGTGGGAAGATTATTGATTGTCATTGTTAGTCTCCTCCTTCAATGATGTCAATTGTAAAACTGAGCAACTTCCGAGTGGTTCTTTCGTGTTCGAGCTTGAAAAGAAAATCTGTAACAGAAATGTTATCAGGAATGGGAGTAGAGCTAATCTTAACTGACCCATCAGTGTAGGTCTTGGTTACCAGAAGGACGTTCATATAAACAATCCCTCCTCTTCGTCGGCAAGACGATACCCAGAGTAAACATCAATCATCTCACGGGTGCGAGCGATGACACAGGAATCAATGATGTCGCCGTGACCATTTTTCGTCATACGACCTTCTGCTGTGTCACAGGAGATGATCAGAGACGCCGAAGGGTTTTCAACTTTCAGAAGACGAAGAAATTTCATATCAGGTAACCTTCCTTTCTTTTCTACACTTCAATTATATTATAAAAACTTAATATAATCAACTAGTATACATAGTAAAAGGACGATGTAATTATCGTCCTAGAAAAATGAGTGTGTCCTTATCCCAGTCAATTGATTTATACAATCGTACTAAGTCAAATATTTGGTGCTCATACTGCCATGACTTACTTAACCATTCATGGGATTCATCTAGGTCTATTACTCCCAGACCTTTCCACCAGGTGATTTTATCCTGAACAAATTCAGCAAGTTTATCAACACTCTTGATGTCGTCAACCTTGACAGTGCATCCGAATGGTAGAGCATATTCGGCACCATCCTTAAGCAAGTCCTCATAAGAATCTATAATTTTTCTTTTGTATATTTCAATTGCTTTAAGAAGCCCTTCTTTACCGACAACGTAAGGAGAATAATCATACATACTCTTCCACACTTCAGCGTCTTGAAACATCAGATAACCCGTACTTTCTATCTGAGAAATTGTGTCATCCCAATACAGTTTTCCAAATTCAAAAACTTCTTTCAGGTTTAGAAACTTTGGATCGAGTATCCATACGTAATCATCTTCAACTTCAGCCCCTCTGTCAGAAGCAAAAGATAGCAGGCTGCTCAGACTCATCTCCTTAACCGTTTCAACAAGAGATTTATCAACCAGGTAAAAATAATTTCTGTATCCCATTTACTGTTCCTCCGTAATTAAGTATGTCTAATAGGGTTATTCGGCAGTGATTTCCAATGAGAAGGAGCTGTATCACAATCCGTATAATATCCAGCATCAACATAGGCACACCAGTGTTGCCCTTCGTCGGACACTTCTTTGAGAAATCCTACTGCCATGTTAATAAGATCTTCGCCGGTATCAAAACAAAGGAGAACGTCTTCGTCAACTTCAGGCAGTTTATTCTTACACTTAACCCAATTCTTCTGTTTCATCTTCTCCACTCTCCATTCGTCGTCCGTTCATGTTTGCTCCACAGTTGGGGCAGTAGTCTGACAAAATGTACTCATCGTTACAGTCGAATATAGCTTCATTTCGACAGTTTGTACATACATATCCCCAGATTGGATCGCTTCCTGCAAGTTTAGGATCCCATCCGGTTGCCTCGCTTGCATGAACAGGTTTCCAACATGCATACCGTATGGGAGCAACGTCAGCAGCTGGAAAGTTTGAAATCGTTTCACGAGCATCTTGCAGAGAAATCAACGTTCCGTTTACGTTCATCATATCATCAATGTTGAACTTACTAAGCACTCCGTCGCGCTTTATGTATTCATCCATTATCCACACCTCACCTTTTCGGCAAATTGGGCAATGGCATCCAGTCAGTAACAGCGCAATCGACTGGGCTGTTGTAAACATCATCGGGCGTGAACTGCCGATTTTCCCACCATCCTTGCGGAACAAAATAATCGTCGTCTTCTTCGCTGTACGTCCCGTAGTTTTCCAGCTCGTACCAATTCCAGATACTGTCTTGCGTCAAAACTGTGCCGTCCTCGTAGATTGCAGGGCAAACAAAACGGTATCCGTTTCTATTACAGGTGACCAAAACTTCAGTTTCGACCTTTGGCAATCTTTCCTTTACGCTAATCCATTGCGGAACAGACACAGTGGGAAGTGAAAGTAGCCTGCGAACATCCTTTGAAGTGTGACCGTCCCACGGCTTTCCCTTGTCCAGTTCCTTGCATTGGAACAGATCCCAGTCTTTCAGCTCATAGTGGTATGTATAACATCCTTCGTCTGTGTCAAACCCCATGATGAACCAACCTCCGCCGAAAGGAACACTGCCGTCCTCATGTCGCTTGCTTTTCCATGCATAAGGATTATTTTTTGCAAGAGCGGCAGAAAGAATAAGTCTTTGCTCATACAAATCTTCAAAAGTGTGGTATCCGTCTGAAATTTTTTCAACATCGACGGCGGGAAGCTCCAGTATGGACTGCACGTTTTTTGCGGTACACCCATCCTGCATCAATCTCATAACAGCCGCTTTACGTTCTAAGTATTCAGCCATTGTCAACCCTCCTATTCCATGCTTCAATTGCATCCTCAGCAGTGTCGTATATATGGACTCCGATAGTTCCTTCATCTTCCTCATATTCTGCTATCGGGCATTCAGGGTTCAATTCATGCGTGTGACGAAGCTTGTAACCAACACCACTGTACGGGTTAGAAAGATAATCATCATCATGAAGGTTGCCGTCATCATCACAAATAACTACTGCAATTTTTCCGCCACAGAAAGGACACGGTTTAGGTTTTATCATAGTTTTTACTCCAATCAATAGATAGTTAT